TTGATCCGTGCAGGCTTCCGCAAGGACTACAAACCAAAATGCCTGACACTGTGGGATCCAGCAGGCTTGCCTGTACAGAATGTAGATGTCAAAGAAGTGGGTGCCACGGCATTGGCCACATATCTACAGGCGCTGGGACTCAAGGCCTACGGTTGCAGCAGATTGGACTAAATGGCGTTGACAGGGCCGCAAGGCCCTGTTATAATATTAACTTAAATACTTTATACAGGAGCGTATATGAGCAAGGTAGTTACCAGCAAGATGTTATTGGCCCTACAGGCAGAACACAAGAGCCTAGAGCAAGAGCCCGTAAAGAAGAACTTGAACGAAACAGACGAAGAGATCATGCAACGATTGAGCGATCGTTTTGAGATCCTAGAAGACATGACCCGTGCTGTTAAGAAAGGCGATGTCAAAGCCATGATCGTAACTGGCCCTCCAGGAGTAGGCAAGAGCTTTGGTGTAGAGAAAGTACTCAGCAAGCATGATGTGTTCGCTAATGTAGCACAAGACGGCAAGTTGAAGAAGTACGAAGTAGTCAAAGGTGCTATGAGTGCATTAGGACTCTACAGCAAGCTCTATGAGTACAGCGACCGGAAGTCAATACTAGTGTTCGATGACTGTGACTCAGTGCTGTTAGATGACTTGAGCTTGAACATTCTAAAGGCAGCATTGGACTCAGGCAAGCGGCGTATGATCCACTGGAACACAGACAGCAGGCTTCTTAAGGATCAGGGTGTGCCCAACAGCTTTGAGTTCAAGGGCGGTGCTATCTTTATTACCAACATCAAGTTCGAGCACGTCAAGAGCAAGAAGCTGAAAGATCACTTGGAAGCCATTGAGTCACGCTGTCACTATCTAGACTTGACCATTGACACAGAGCGTGAGAAGCTCCTCCGTATACGACAAGTAGTACGCGACTGTGGCATGCTTGATGACTATGACTTAGAGGACTATGCCAAAGCAGAAGTAGTAGACTTCATTGCAGACAATGCGAGTCGTATGCGTGAGCTCAGCTTGCGTATGGTGCTTAAGGTAGCAGACATACGAGTAAGCATGCCTGCTAAGTGGAAGGCTGTAGCAGAAGTAACCTGTATGCGTAACACAAGAGCGTGAGAGTTTTAAGAGCCCCAAGAGGCTCAGTGTCTAGCCAACGATTCGCTCCCGGTAACTAGACACACTTAAAAGGCACCATAAGCCCGATTCGCTCCCGGCAATGCCTTTTTAGGTCCCCTGGCTACTATGTTGGTCAGGGGATTTTTTTTGGTCATCGGCATATGGTGGGGCCGGCATATATGTCTTTAACTACGGTATGCAAACTTTTGGGCATGCAAAAAGGTGGGTAAGAGCTAAAAGGCCACCATGAAAGTTTAAGTACTTTACTGCAATTTTTAGTGCGCCCAAAAAACTGGCCAGCTAGGACCCATTCTGGGATCAAAATTTTTTGCGCAGTATTTTTTTTTATCGTGTAGGACCCATTCGGCTATATACATTTATCGTACACAAGGATTGAAGCCATGAATCAAAATTGTATCACAGTGCCTGCTACTAATACGCCCTATCAAGAATATATACAGCGTGATGGCCGCTACTATCGCTATGATCCAGATCTAGACTGTTTCTATCGTGTATATGATGACTCAGCTAATGCTGAATTCATTAAAAAGCATGGTTGGATTGTGTATACTGTGATATTGGCTGCCGTGGTATTTTGCATGGCCTGTGTGTTTATTCCCGAAGTAAATGCTTGGGTTAAAACCTTGCCCGCTGTCTAGATGGACACTCACTTGATTATTCCCCGATTGATCACTGCTGTACTCAGCATATTCCAAGCTGCCAGCCTGCGTGATCGTCTTTATCAGTCCCAACAGCGTGTAGAAGTCTTGACTCTAGCTCTAGAAGACATTGAGCGTATAAATGCCAATTCTGCCAATCCCAATGCACTTATAGCAGGTATCTGCTCGAATTGTGTTACTCAGCGTCGGGACGGCTGATCACAAAGTCCACGCTTGATTGGCAGCAAACAGTTCATTAACAGCTTCGTTGGTACGCTGATATTCTGTGGCCACACCCTCTAAGCTCACATGCCAAGCATAGAATTTAGTCTTGGGATACTCTTGTTTAAGCTCTAAAAAGCTGGTTAAATTAGGCACAGCATCATCATACATTATGGCCTTGGTATAACTGTGTTGATTCAGCAAGTCTCTGATGATCTTCTTTTTCTTTTCTTCTGTCTGCATACGGCCTGTGATATTACCTGCACGATACACATGTACACGATTCATGTCTACTCCATATTTGCGGAATGTGTCCAAGAACAGTTCACGATCGTTGAAGTCTGCACGAGCAGTAACCATTACTACCCGATTGCCAGTAGCAATGTCTTGTTTAAGCTGATCAATCATGGGTATAATTGGGCGGGCGTTGGCAAAAAATTCTCTGGCATCACGGAAATCACCAAAGTCAAATTCTTCTCCGGGTTTCAGCTTGTAGTGTGTAAATTCGTGGCTGTTTAAGCTGTGCTGACGTTGACCATGCTGTAACACATGCACACGAGTCTGTGTATGCACTAAGGTGTCATCTATGTCAAATATCACCAGTTTGGTGGGCTTTATTTCGTGGGCTCGCATCAGTCGTCCTTGTAGGGCAGCCATGCTGGCCGTTGATTGGGATCATAGGGCTTGACGGTGCGCGGTTTCTTTGCGGGAAAATTAGTGGGTGGTGGTGTGCTGGCCACACTAGATCCAGCATCGGTGATTGAATGTATTTCAGCACTTTCCCGTGCGGCCCATTCTTCAGCGGCTCGTTGGCTGGGAAAATACTGGCTGAACAGTCTGTAGGTGCCAGCACGGCGATCATACCAACGCACTCCAGCAATAACAGGTCGCTCAATGGTTTGTACAGCAGTCTTTTCAGCTGCGGGTATCAGTGCTTTGACTCCGGTCTTGACCACATCGCCGGCCCAGCCTTCTTGTTGGGGAGCAGGATTACCTGCGGTGCTGTAGTTGCGCACAGCGGCACGAGCATTGGCAGCGCCTTGATGTCCTGTGATGCGCTGTCGGCCTTGATTGATCAGCGTGCCCAGGGCCTGTACGATCATGTTTTTAAGTTCAACTAAACGCTGTTGTGTACCACTGGGATCGCGCTGTAGATCTAGAGCCAGTGATGCAGGCTGCCCAGTTCGACTGTCTACATAGACTCCGGCATAGGCATCGTTGGTGATCATGCCAGCCATTAGGGCTAGACTGGTCAAAGGTGGTGTAAAAGCTGATGCTGCTGTCATGGCACTGTCAGCATAGTTGCCCTGTGCTAGATCCCATGCGGCCCAGGTCAGTGTTAGTATAGTGCCTAGTCCAGGAATAGACCCCGCAGCTGACTGTGCCAGTTTAGGCAAGTTGCGCTTGATTATGGCGGGAATCACCTGTTCAGCATTAGTGACCAAGGTGCTGAAAGCTCGGTATTGGCCCACTTGACCAGCTACGCCTTGTGCGGCCTGCGCACCCGCTTGATTGGTTTTAGGATAGTGCAGTTGATTAGTGTCTTCGCTGACGATTTCGATAATTCTCATAGTCACTTATTTATAGTGATAAGTAATGTATGGATCAATATTCAGCGTCAGTAAACACAGTACAACCTGGGGTCAGTCCGGTGGGATCGCTTCAAGATCGTGATCATCAACAGTTGCGGGATCATGTGCGCAGGCTAGAATCAGAACTGGCCTTACAGCGTAGGCACATGCGACGACTGGAAGCTGTCATAGAAGAACTACGAAGCAGAGTCAACGGCAGAGACTAACTGTACTCTAATAAGAACAAGGTACGATGTTTGTCGTATTTAAAAGCCACTGATATGTCGTAGCAGTCTGTGGCCATGTTCCAAGCCCAACGGCTGTACTTGCTGCCCACATACTGCTGCAGCCAAAATTCAACTCCGGTGATGCCCACGATCCAATCAAGTTGCTCAAGAGCTCGTCCCGGCCATGCTATGTTAGCTATGTACTCAAAGTCATGTAGCACTGGAACATAATCCCAGTTACGATAAGTGGGCATACAGTATTTAATGCTATCGCACCAAATCTTCCGCTTACGCTTCGCGTAGCTATTAATCTACCGCTGCAGCTTCGCTGATCTAAAATTTTTCCGCTGCCGCTTCGCGATCTAAGCTCGTCCGACTTGAACTGGAGCATTTACACGGCTTACGATATCACTGGTAACTGCTTGTACTATGTCAGCGTGACCGGCCTGTGAAGTCTTTGGTGTGCCGCCTTTGGGCTTATAACCACCTTTGACTTGACCGTTGAGTTCGTCGGGATTGTAGTAGTTAACATATGGCCCGCGGATACTGCCTTCTATGGCGGAGAGTTCACCTGCATGCGGTGCTATCAGTATGGTCAATGTTGGTGGGGGGTTTGATACTTTGCTGAGCTGTATGGCTGTACTAGCGCCTTTTGAATAACCTATGACGTACAAGAATTTAGGTTTCTTTTGTGCTATCAACTGCTGTGCGTTCTGTATCTGTGTGTACTGCAAGGCAACACCATTGAGCTTTTGTGCCAAGGTAGCACAGTCCATGTTGCCCTTGAACTGATCCCCATGCATGCCTTTGAATACGATAACCAGTTTATCTTCTGAGTTAGCAGATGTAGTTGAGTCTTTACCACCGCCGGGTGTGGCGTTATTTGCTGCCACCTTTGGCGGATCGCTGGGAGTTACTGGTTGGCCATTGTCGTTACGATCTACACCGTCACCGGGTGTTTGTCCCCAGTTGTGCCATTCTATTTCACTTAATATTTCTCTTACTCGCATTATGCTATCCTATACCATGTTGTTGCTGATGCACGATACACATACTTAAATGCTGAACCGTTACTTACAGGTTGTGAATATGATGTCACAGCTGGAATTACAACACCTGTACCTGCTAGGAGATTTAGATTACCTCCAGCTAGGCTAAAGCTAGTGATCTGCCCATCTATGGGACTTGATGGGAAATTGATAAAACAGCTTTGATTGGCTTGAGTAGTTATCACTAGGACATTATGGCTCAGCGTTGAACTCAGTGTGGCTACATTGCTGGCACTGACCACTGATATGTAGTTGACCTGTTTGTTTTCCAGGGGGTTAAGGCTGATCTGCCCAACCGATCCTGTGGTACTAGATACCTGTATTGTAGTGCCGTCTAGGCTTACACCCCCGAGACTACCTGCTGTTAAGTTGGCTGCTGGTAGCGTATATGAATATGTGGCTGTGGCAACTCCATTATTGACTACTATACTAGTGCCATCTACTTTGATACCACCTAGGGTGAACTGACTGGCAGTGGGCAGAGTGTAGGCCGTAGCTGATATAACGCCACCACTTATAGTAATCGAAGATCCGTCTATCCTCACACCACCTGTGACCGAGACTGATGCTGTGGGCAACACATAGGCTGAGCTTTGTATGCTGCCATCTTGGAATGTTATGGCTCCTGATCCGCCTTGAGTTAACACCAAGTTAGTGGCATTCAGCGTACCAAATGTTGGGCCACCTGCGGCTGCTCCTACTACCCATGTTACTGCCTGCGTGAATGTTTGCCCAGCGGAATCTACCACAGTCAGCGTTAAAGTACCTGAGCCTGCCACCGTAGGCGTACCTGATAAAGTAATGCTGGGCACTGAATTTAGTGTGCCCAAGAACATGCCTGTGGGATATATGCCGGTCACCGCAGTAAAGCTATAGGGTGCTAGGCCGCCTGTGGGCACAAATGTTATGGCCAAACTGTTGCCAGTGACTGCTAGGAAACTTGTAGGAGTTAGGCCTGTAAGTGCAGGTGCTGTGACTCCGGGCCATGATATGGTTATATTATAGTAGACTTGTGTGTCTGTCAACGGTACAGCATCATTAGGTAATGCGCTGAGGTTATAACCATTTGTGGTCATCAGACTCTGGATGGCAGTATAGTCTGCCTTGGTCCAACGCACCTGTGTTGAAGTATGATTTAGCTCGCTTTGTTGCTGAATCTGATTAAACACCCATTGATATTGCTCAATCAAGGTCTGCTGAGCAGCCAGGGCTGTGGCTGCGGCATTGGTGGTAATGTTTGTGGTAGCTTGTGTGGCAGTGAACAGGGCCATGGTAGTCCTTTTTAGGCCTGTGCTTCACCCCAACGCAAGATCAAGTTAACATTGGTGTTGGTGCCTGATACCTTGAATATGTTAATAGCCAATACGTCAGGTCCATTAGGGAATGTACCTCGTCCGCCAATGGCCGTAGAAGTCATTTCTTTCAATGCTGATAGATCTAATGAGTCAGTGTTTCCTGGGTTACTGATAAACGAAAATACTTGTTCTCCTGGAAGAGCATAAGCTGAACCAAATTGGAATGTGATAGTACCCGCAGCGTTCAGTGTGGTATTAGAACTCTGTGTAAATGTTACCCTGTACACAGTTGTGGATGCAAAAGTACGAGCCTGTATGCCGGCCACGCCAGTGTTAGCTGGGAAGCTGGTCACGCTGGTGGCCAACTTAGTACCCACGCTTGCTCCACTGGCTAACCAGCTGGTGCCAGTAAAGAACAAGTAGTTAGTACCAGTGTAACTTGCGGCACTGCCCTGTGCTGTTACTGTTACAGATTGACTGTTGCTGGCTCCACTGGTGCTGGTAGCGTTGGCGGCTGCACTCATAACAATTCTAGTATAGCTCACAGTGTTGATAACAATATAGCCTGTGGTAATTGCCGATATGGTCTGTCCACCTGTGATGTATGTTGACAGGCTCAAAGGATCACCTAGCAGTATACCGCTAGCGGCATAGTCACTGTCAGTGACCAAGAAGTCTGTGCGTCCTGTGCTTAGAGCACTACCATATGTAGCAGTTGCTGCACTGGTACTGGTCACTGAAACATTATTTGCACCTGCTGTGCTGGTAGCATTGCCCGCAGCACTCATTGTAATACGAGCATAGCTAGTGCCTGCAATGGTAGTATAGCTAGGTGTAATTCTACTTATAGTCTGGCTACCTGTGATATATGTAGATGCAGATAATACATCGTTTAAGGCAATGGTGCTTGAAGCATACGCAGACTGTGTGATCAAGAAATCACTACGGCCGGTACTTAATGCTGAATTGTACACCGCGGCAACACTGCTGGTTATGGCAATAGCACCGATGGCAGTATTAGTAGCACTGGTAGCATTGGCATTGGCACTCATGACAATTCTTGCGTAGAGTACACCATTAATGGTAATGTAGCTAGGAGTCACAGATGCCACTGTTTGTCCCGCGGCAATGTATGTGGCTACACTCAATGTGTCGCCTACTGCAATAGGAGTAGTTAAGGCTGCATACGATGCCTGTGTGATCAAGAAGTCATTTCGTGTGCTGTTAAACGCATATTGATATGTACCGTTTTGAACTGCCGTTACAGCAGGAGCACTCACAGTCTGTACCACTGGAGCAAAGCCCACTGCGGTCAAACTGTTGGTAGCTGGATCAAATGATCGAGCTGTGATTGTGGTAGTGAATGCACCTTGTATTGTGGCTGTTGAAGTTGAACTTGAAGCTCCCCAGTTAACAGAACCCCCGCTGGCTACTTGAGCAAAACTAGGCTGTCCACCAGCTGCAGATGTATTCAAACTGGTCCAAGTAATGTTAGTTGGGTTAGTAGGATAGTTGCTGGGGTTTAACACACCCTGAATAACAATGGCACCGCCACCACTAACCGAGTCAGATGTGATTGATATATTTTCCAACAACATCTGCGCACGATTTAACAGTTCTCTGTCACCTAGGTCCCCGGTGATCGCATTTGACACACTGGGTGCTAGACGAATTAAGAACGCAGTATTGGTAACACCTGATGCAGTAACACCTGTGGCCGCATAGTTAAAAATGTAACCACGGTCATTGTCAAAGCCGCCGTCTGTTAAGAACGCTGAACCCCAATGGCTAACGTTTGGTGTGGCAGTCTGTCCAATTAATATTAATCCTGTATTGACTGGCAGTACTGATGCAGGGTTTCCGCTGAATGTGCGACTAGAACCCGCAGCAAATTGTGTAAATGAACTACTGCGAGTTAGGCCAGTTAATGTGTTTGTAGTTTTGCCAGTATATGTGATTAATTCACCGTCAGCCCAAATTGTGCCCGCTGAGGGGAATAAGCTAGCATCTACCACAGTTAATGTAGTATCAGTGGCGGCGGCTGCAACTGTGGTCTGTGTTCTTGGACCTTCGTTACTGACTTCGTAGCGCACTGGCTGGTTACCAGAACGCATATAAGCTTCGGTGTTGACGTTTGAGTTTTTGATACGATGTACAGTTATGTAGTTACCTTCTGGACCGCGTAGTTGCCAATCAATAAAACCGGCACCATACCATGTCCATTGTACGCCTACCATTTGCATTTTGCTGACATTTAACTTGTATCCGCTGGGATTAAATGGTCCATTTGATCCGTCACAACGATCAATGTTCCATTGGCTTTGTGGAGCCAATTTATCTATGGTTTTAACTGCTTTAACACCACTGTAGCCATTTGCACCGCGATAGTCGGGGGTAACATAAATTTGAGTGTCACTGACTACACTAGACACAACATGCGTCATACCTTTAATAACAATACGATCACCTTCAGCTAACTGGCTCAAGAAACGAGTGTTAGATCCAACAATACTGTTTGAATCAGGAGTTGCTGTAATTGTTCCAGCTGTTTGGAATGTGCTTGAACGATATCCAACAGCTACAGTTTGACCGTCATACTGCCAATACTGTCCGTTTTGTTCATCATATGTACCAGCACGAACAGTAGAACCATACCAATTAACTAAGCTCACTGTACATGGATCTACAAATGATGGTGTTGTGCTTGATGGCACACTTGTGGTCACATATTGGAAATTGCGTTCATCAACGATGCCAGTCACTGTAAATGTACCGTTAAATGCCGAATCATTACAGCCGGTTATAGTGACTATAGCCCCAACTTGAAGTCCGTGATCAGTGTCATCAGTGGTTACAGTCACAGTAGCTCCTACTGTTAGACCCGATGCTGAAAAACTTCTGATATCATAACTAGGAGCAAGCAACAGGCCTGTATTATAATTAATAGCCTTACCAGACTGATAACGAATATACTTCTTGCTCATACGAATTGCTTGAGCGCCGTGAGCAGGACCGCCAGTGCCTAATTGTACTCCGCCATCAAATGGTCTGTGTACATAGAAGCAGTCTGGGCGAGCATATACAATGCCAGTTAGGGTAGTACTAGTATCGATAGTTCCTGTGGCACGAGCAGTATAGGTCAATGTGTTATTAGTAGGAACTGATTCAACAAAAAATGGACCTGCTGCGTATTGATGATTAGTGCCGCTAGAACTAATTGTCACCGTGATTGTATCGCTTGGTACAAGTCCGTGAGCAGTTAGAAATGTCACAGTAATTGTCGAAGGCGAGTTAGAATTGTTAACGCTGAAACTTGGACTACCGATGCTAGCACCTGAATAGAAACCGCCCTTGCGTAACTGTGTGTATGCTGAACTTAGTAAATCTCCATTGTTCACACCAACTTTGGCTTTGGCATAGTATGTAAGAGAGTTTGTTGTAGGTACTGTATTGATAACAAATGTACCTTCTGCACGACTAAAACCTAAAATGGTATTTAGATATCCTTTAACAGTGATTGGTGTACCTACACTAAATCCGTGAGCACTGACTGTGGTTATTGTAATCAAACTTTCACCTGTGCCACCCGTACCACTCGAAGCATCTGTGGTAACTGTTAGCACTGCGGTGTCTGTCCCCGGTATTTCATAGATACTAGGATAGCCGCGCATTAGATCAAGTGTTTGCCACTTGGTAGGTTGTAGTCCATACTCAAAGTCAGCGTCAAGCATTGACTGTGGAGGTGACACACGCTGGCGTTCAAATGCGTCTGTACTAATGCCAGTTTGTTTAACGAATTGAAATGGCGCTTCAAAAAATATCTGTATTGTATCAGTAGAACTCATTGTAGAAGTATCTACTGCTAGGGTGATAGTGGTTACACCATCTGTGTTTTGTAGAACTTGTGGAAAAGCCGCGGTATTTGCTCTAGAAAAACTTATGGCAGTGCCAGCAAAATTACTATCTGCAAAATTGTAGATAATAATGTTTTTTGTGGTGTTTGTTATTACTAATAATTGTTGTAGGTCATATTTTCCAGGTACTTGTATATTACCAATGCCTGCGGCTCCTGGTGTAAACACATACTGGACGATTCTGCTTTTTGCCATTTAATTCTCCGATTCTTTATTTATGATAGTGCCGCTGCCATGGCAATTGCCAATGATTTAATATTTGTTCCGCCAATTACCGCGGTTGGTGCTGTTAGTGTACCTGTAAATGTTGGACTATCTATTGGTGCTTTTAAGGCGTCTGATGCTGTGGTTGCATACCCATTTAGTGTGGTAGTTAGACTAGAACTAGTTACATATGAACCTAAAGTGGTTGTTAGACTAGAACTAGTTACATAACTTGACAAAGATGCCGTAGTGGCCAAGGGTGCGATTGCCGATGCAATTGAACTGTTAACACTTGCTGTGGTTGCCAAGGGCGCTGTTGCTGTAGATATTGCTGAGTTTCTGTTAGTAACTTCGGTCGAAATAGCTGTAGATATTGCTGAGTTTCTGTTAGCGACTTCAGTTGCAATCGCTGAATTTATGTTAGCTTGGCTGGCTAAAACTCCCGATCCACCTTTGGTAACTCCGTCAAAAATTCTAAGTGTTTTGAGATCAGCATCATAGAAAATCTCACCAACTGTAAAAGTTTGAGATGTTAATACATTAGAATGATATTGTTGTAACCTAATGCTACGCTGAGGTACTATTGATTGTGACATAATGAGATCCCATTTCTAGTAGTATTTACCAAAAAACAGAAGCTCACTATTATTCTGACTTGCTGTAATATTTATAGTTAACGCTAGTTGGGTTTTCACGATGTACACTGGCGCCGTTTTTAAGATGAAATCTTCGAGCTAACTCTGTTTGTGGGCTTAGAGTCACAATCGCTCGAATGTTTTCTGCGTATTCTTTTAACAACCATTCTGCAGCAGCTTTAATTAATTTTTGACCTGCACCTGGTTTATAACTCCAGATAGTGTAAAAAACAGCTACCTTTTTATCTTTGCCCATTTCTACAAGATCATCTTCGTCTTCGGGGACTTCGGATAACCATTGCATACAGGTAGCGGCAAGTATTTCTTCGCCAGCTTTTAATAGAAGAATTTCAGCAGCATCATTAATGCGTTGCTCTAGTGGAATATGCGGGCGGACTGGATCATCCTTTATAACCTGAGCTAAAGGATCATTCCTGTCTGTTAATCGCATAAATTCCACTTTACTCTCCAATTATTATATGGGTATTTATCTCATACCTAAAATTATAAGTCGTCGCTAGGTAGATTGTTTAGAAGTTCTCTTAATTTTGAACTTTCAACTGTGGCCTTGACCTTAGGTACATGGGATCCTTCTGACGGATCATCTTGTACGGTTGAGCGTTGTTTGATCTGAGCCAATAAAGTTGAGCCGGCACTTTGACTTGCAGAGTTACCATAGCCGTCCTCTTCGGCTAGATCAGTTATTCTCAAACTATCAATATTAAAATCCAAATCAATCTTTTGTCCAACCCCGCTTGAACTACGAGTTTTCATTAGCTGAATTTGATAGCGTCCACGCTCACGCATAGCACGACTTGTAAAAATACCAAACACATTGTCTGCTGTTTGAATCTTACTCAGGCCTCCTGAGATATGACTATGATCAAATTCAACTTCTTCTACAGCACCACGATTTAACTGTGCCGCAGTTACAAACACACAGTTCTTTTCTACTGCCAAATTACGCAATTCTTCCGAAACATATTTGTCTTTAATAAACAAATCTGCTGGACTAATTTTCTTACTTTGCGGCATTAGCAAGTCCAAGTAGTCTACTAATAGTACATCTACTTTACGATTTGTCTTAATTTCATATTCTTTAAGATAGCTTCGTAAGTCATTTGCGGTCTTCCCAGACGGCATATACTTGACTTGGTAACTTCCTGATTTTTTCCCAATTACTCTGACCTTCATTTCTACTTCGTCTAGATTTTTAAAAATCTCACGAGTAGCCATACCTGTTACCATGGCATCCATACGCATTGATACAAGTTCTTCACTGAGCTCTAATGTTAAGTAGACTACATTAAGCCCTGCCAACGCCCAGTTTATGCCCAAATTAGCCAAGAACAAGGATTTACCTGCTCCTGATCCGCCAGCAAAAATGTTAAGTTCTCCACGGTTCATTCCTCCGAACAATTTGTCATCAACGCTCTTCCATCCAGTTGATACTTGCCCGTTATTGTCCTTGATCTTCATAAGTCTAGCACGGGGATCTAACCAGTAATCTGTACCTAGATCTTTCTGCAATCCTACTTGTATCGCTCGTTTAATTTTATCCTCAACACTTCCGTATTCGCCCTTTTCAAGCATGTCAGCTGCTTCTAAGATAGCTCTCTCGAGGCCTTTGTGACGAGTAAATGTTTCAAAATCATTTAATAGCCAGTCAAAGTGCTCTTCTCGAAGATCTTGCGGAACTTTAAATGTCTGACCTGTTGCGGCATTTACGATTTCTTCTGTAGGCACAACATTATGGTCTTCTACATATTTGTTGATAAATTCTGCCGCAGTTTGTAGTCTGCGATCAAACAGAGTCGAATCAAAAATACTTTGACAGCGAGCAAATGTTGCGGCATCAGCCAACATCATTTCTAAATAAACTTTTTGTATATCGTATCCGTATTCTGTATTTTGTGTCATTCTATTATTATACTTGTTAATTAAAAACTTTCACACCGTAATGGCGTTCAAAGTTTCTTGCATCAATATGGTCATTTACCATAGGCTGACCTTTTATATTAAGACTTGTGTTCAGTAGCATAGGGCATCCGGTCCTAGCATACCAGATTTCTAAGAGTTCTCTAAAAGGTCCCCCATCTTTTGGAATAGTCTGTACGCGACTAGTTCCATCACGATGCACGATAGCAGGATAAAGATCAGGATGCCTACAACGAGCGATGACCTGCATATACCTACTATTATCCCAACCGCGAGGCATATCAAAATACATATCAGTAAGCTCTTCGAGTATAGCTGGAGCAAAGGGTCTAAATTCTTGTCGTTGTTTGATTGCATTTACTTTATCCTTTATGTCATCACCGCGTGGATCTGCTATTAAACTTCTATTGCCTAATGCTCTTGGACCAAATTCAGCACGACCTCTAGCCAAGCCGCAAATTTGATTTTGTGTAATATATTCTACAATTTCTTCATTAGAAGAACGATAACCCATGTCATAGCCTAAGAAATTATTCGACCAATCGGTATAGTCTTTCCAATGCGGATTGTGTGCTAATACTGTTCCTATAGCACTACCAGCATCGCCCGGGTTAGGGTAAATCCACGTTTTACCGTAGTATTCTCCGGTCAATCTATTGGCACTACAATTCAAGGCACAGCCACCCATTAGAACTAAATTGTCGCTGTCTACCATTAGTCTTGCCTTGACCAATATCTCATCAAGCCACTCTTCATATATACGCTGAACCGAAGCTGCAATGTCAAAACTATCTTTGATTATTAACTCGGGTGCCCAATCCATACAACCCCTATGAAGGTTTCTTTTCATTTTGAAACTGTCATAACGCCCTTTAAAGAAATCTTCATACATACGACCAATATGTTTATCGGCATCACCGTATGCGGCCATACCCATTAAAATATATTCGTCCTCATTAGGTTTCAATCCTATTCGCTGTGTCATAGCACTATAGAATAATCCCATGCTGTATGGGTAAGATTTACTAAATCGTTTCTTTAGTTTAGTTCCCTTTCCTTCCCAAATAGTAAATGTTTCGAATTCACCAATAGCATCTATTACTACAACACACGCATCATTGAATCCACTTGTATAGTATCCACCGGCGGCATGACTGAGATGATGGTCGGTATAGATAATGGGCGCATTAATTTCATACCTAGCCATGTAAATATCGATATCATTATCACGGGCTTTCCAACCTTGTCCTGCCCACCATTGACGTATAGTTTTCTTAAAAGGCTTTTCGTACCAATATACACGGTCGGGATGGCCAAATCGTTTAGCATCCGCTACGATTTCTCTACACAAATCTCTGTCATTTTTATTACCGCTATAACGCTCGCTATGACTGGCAAAAGCTAGTTTTTCGTCAGCAAATACTGCCAATGCCGCATCGTGGCTATTTGCACTTATTCCCCAACTGATCATTTATAGATAAACGGATCTCTCTTCCGTAGTTCCTCTAATTTTCTTTTAAATGCAAGATGTTCCTGCCATCGACGCCACGGATATAAAAAAATGTCAAATATTCGTTTCATATTGTTTAAACCATTGTTTTGCATGCAATCTAATCTTCAACGCATTTTTTTCTTTGCTATTGATAATTAGCCATAGTGTAGCTAACCTTCCTAATTTTTTCACAGCATCATTGATGTCTTTAACATTCTCAGGCCATTCTGGCATGCTAACTGACCATCCAAATTCTATTGCCTGTTCTACTGTTTTTTCACCTGCTTCGTCACGATCGGGTACTAGTATAATTTCTCTGTGCAGCTGTTTTAACAACCAATTTTGGCTATCCTTAATTTCACTGCCTAACAATGCACAGCCATCTATACTGATAGCATCAAACGGACCTTCGCTAACGATCACAAATGTCCGGTCGTGTGTTTGACAATCGAGATTAAACACATATCCTGGTTGTTGTTCGCTGATATATTTAGGTTTAGCATCACCAACTGCCCTGGCAGTATATCCTACAACTATGCCATCTTTATAAAAGGGTACAATAATTCTGTTACTAAACCCTAGCTGCTTAGTCCAGTAAAAAGGATAATCATGTATACCAAGTCCTCTATCAGTAATATATTTTACTGCATAGTGAAGCCCGTCTGGTATCGAATAACCATCGTCAGTTAATTTTAAAAAGGTGGCCCACTCGTCAAAACTACGACTACCGGGCGGTAATTCTCTAGCATTAAATTTTGGAATTATATCTATAGTTTGGTCTGACCCGGAATCACTAAGCCTAAGTGCTTCAATTCCAAGTTTATTGATCACATCATCTGGCATGTTAAGGTCGCGCATAAATTTACGCATCTTTTGACTAAGTGCTCTGCCAGGTTGCCAGCTTGCTTTAAATCCACAATTAAAGCAATGATAACTAACAGCATCACCTGCATTGAATATTAATCCGCCACGTTGTCTTTGATCATCACAGCATACAGCATCAAAACTTATCCAGCCGCTCGGAGTTTTTTTACGCTTACTAGGTAAGAAGTTTAGAATAGTATCCGTGATTAGGCTCATAGCCTAAGTATACTAGGAAACTGTAACAGAGTCAACAGTTCCGGAGTAATTTGTTCCCGTTACAAGGAATGTATTATTTCCAGAAATACTTGTTCCAGTCCAATTCATGGCTGCGATTGAACTCACATAATAACTACTGGCAATGCCAGGTTGATTAACTGCTGTAACTGTAAGTATAAGATCATTAGTGCCACTTACTCCGCCTAATTGGCTGCCGTCAATTTTAATCAAGGCCCCTACACCATAGTTTGTACCACCAGCAACGATGCTGACACCATAAACTCCGGTTGGACTTTGGGTCACATTAAATTGTGCGCCCAATCCTGGGAACAAAGTGGTTTTGTAACTAACTCTAAAGTATTTGTAATTGCCTACTGGAATATTTGATCCGAATGGTATAATTCCAGTATATAGATTTGGTTGATTGATCCAATTCCATGACCCAAATGGTTGCCCGGCCTTAGTCCAACTTGATATCGATACAGTGTCAGTTGTTGCAGCGTCCAGCCATATCTGTCCTGAAAATCCAGTAACATGGATAGCAAAGTTCATTGTTGAAGTAGTTACAGCTTCATAATATACTGCAGGTATTGCAGATGAATGATATGTAGGATTTCCCAAGTAGTCAACTTCTGCATAAAAATCAGAATACACTTTATCGGGTCTTGTAATAGGCAGAGCGTGATCAGCAACATCTATAACTCCAACAGCATTGAAATTTGTGTCGGTGTAAAATAATACAGCATTACCATGTAGATCAGAACCTGTAATTGTATATTTCAATTTTTGTAACTGTAGATTTTCAATATCAGAGTTTAAAATTTTTGCTGTTGCTATACCCTGGATTGAAGTATTAGTCAATGAGTAACTGGCAACTGCTTTGTCTGAGTAATCCATGATATTAAGAGTTAGTCCTGTATACTGAGTCAGATCTAATCTTTTTTGATCAGTATTCATTATTTCAAATTGAACTGTGTTGTCGATACCATTATAAATTTTTACTGTTCTTGCGTACACTTGTCTATACTCCGTGGTGAATCCTGCCAAGTCTGCAATGATCTGCACTCGGTTTGGATATAAATAACTTTGGATTTTTTGCATTTGGCAATCCTTTACTATATTTATGGCAAAACTAAGAGAAGACGTAGAACAAAATTTACCCTATATTTCTGTGCTTAACTACGGTAGCGAAGAATATGTAGGTATCATAATCAATCAAGATCAGTATGTAACTAGTTTCTACGATCTAAATTCCTTCCGCACTACAGAAGAAAAAGCTAAGTTTTTAGAAATAGGCGAAATATGGTGGTGGGAATCAAATCGTCAATTTCCTATTAATATCTTTTGTAGAAATCAAATAGGACCATATGCTTATGCTATTAAAACATTCAATAGTAAAGATGTGCGTGTTATACTAGGGCCTGTAGTTAATTTGATGAATCTAACAATGAAGCGTGTTAAACGCAAAAGTGTACAACTGGTGAGAAAACCTCGTTAACTATATTCATAACTAATCGCTTCGCATATTTGATTCATTTGCACAATAATAACATGTGCATAGGCAATAGCATGTGCCTTTTTAAAATAATATTCATCACCTTCTGGTTTCGTCCACACTTCTTTCATTACTGTAGTCCAGTCGTTCCCAATCAAATAGCGTTTCGCCGGTCTTATCATAGCTAGGACCGCAGCTAATTGTTCCACGGAAGTAGGGCAAGTCTTCCTCAGAATATCCCCGTGCCCGTTTAAATGAAATAACAGATTCACAAATTCGTCTTGCAATAGTAGATCCCATAATGGCTCCCTGTTCATTAATTCGTTTAAATGTTCTTTACTTTTTATATTTTCATATACACTTACATTCAAAAAATCTACCTTAAAATATCCCCTATCCTCTGCAGACTTGTAGTCAATAGTACTAATATTTGTAAACGGATCGTGCGGAACATCAGTACAGTATACTCCGGAATTATGTTTTTTAAAAACGCCATTTTCTTCAATGGCTGCTGTGACATGTTTAATCACCCTGAGCGCCTTTGATCTATCTGCAAAGTCGATATCGATATCTGGCATTATATATTTGATTCCCTAACTATCTGTTTAACAAAGTCTATATCGGCTGGCAGACTTCGAAACTTTTTTAACCAAAATGGTATATCCATGACCACACTAATTGCACTTAGTTGTTCATCACTAAATTTTTTGACCATGTCCTTGCCACTTGTACAGTTTAAAACTAGCCACGGACTTACTTTGCCATCTCTGATATCAAATGTAGCTCGACTTAAACTAACATAAAGAAAATAATGATTCCATTGTGCTTGGTGTTCTTCAGCCCATGCCATCATATGATTTATCGTTCGTTGTAACGCCACTTCTACTGGTTCTTTTTTAATTAAATCTACTACATACTTGTCGTATAATTCTTCCCTACACCAATGATCTAATTTAACTCCGCTAGTGACCACATAGTCAATAAATCTGTCCGGATACAAGGGATTGACATTAGAAACGAAACTACCAAACTTAACAAAAGCATTATAGTAAGGACTTTTACTAAACTCGTCATAGGTTTTATCTCCATTAGTATTTTTTTGAAGATGTTTATAAAATCGGTTAAATGCATCAAATGCTAAAACCACATGTTTCTCACTTTTAGATAAAGCTCTACGCTTCTGTTCACATACATGGACAAACAGAGTTTTTTCTCTAGTGAATTTGTGATTGCAAAATTCACAAACGAATGGTTGTTCTACTAAAGACATCATTTTAATTTCTTAGCGATTGTTGCCTCATCCCAGCCATATTGCCTTGCTAGATCTTTTACTTCTTTATCCGTACTCATCTTAGCCAGTAATTCCAATTCTTGATCACACAAGTCTGGCCTAAATTCTGCTAATAATTTCTCTTTCTTTGTGCCACCAGCTTCGCGTTTTTTACCAATCCATTCATGATAGAACTTTTTCTTGCCATCATAACTACACATACACAACAATATCCATAGCAATTTAGGATGCTTACTCAATGAGCTCCAATTTTTATTGAAATACTCATTAACTGATAATACAAAATGCTCTTGTATTTCAGTACTTTCCCCTTTGGCATTACTGATGTATCTATTTAATATAAAAAATTCGTTCTTAAGACTCTTCTGTTGCTCCGGATCCATAGCGTCCCATAGTTCTCGCACATTTTGATCCACAGCAAGAATTTTTTCTTTAAGTTCTATTTTTTCACTCATCTTTAGGCCTCAATACTGCATCAAATGCCATTACTGTTCTAGTACCTTCGCCTTCCCATGGATATACTGTATGCGGTAAGTAACTAGGAAATAATACTATTGTGCCCACCTGCGGTGTATATTTCATAGTATCGTTCATTATAAACTTAGTCACATCTTTAGATTGAGGCATACGGAATAACAGTTGGCTATCTGATTTTGCAGAATTGGGCGAAAGATCAGGCGACTTGATATACATATTTCCGCTAATATTACCGCCGGGGTGATTATGCATTTCTTGATAATCTCCGGCTGTTTGTTGAATAGTCCAAATGCTAGTTACTACTGGTTTGCAATATTTTAATTCCTCGGCGCCACTTTGTTGAGTAACAATTTCCATGTATCCTTTGCAACATTCTTCTAAGTAATCTACCAACCATTTTACATCTAGATTTAATTCATTCGGATATACTTGTATCTGTTGTCCCCCACGAATGCTTAGTTGCGGATTACCTTCGTCATTTAATTCGGGATGCAAATGTAGATTTTCTGTTAATGAATAAATCTGGCTGAATGTAATAGGCGGAATATTATCTATAGCCATAATTACAGGCTGGAAGTAAGCAACCTTAATTGTCATTGTATTTTTCCTTACTTAATTTGTATATCATTATAGCACGGTCTAATGCTCGTTGTAAAGTCACATTGACCTTTGCTTCTCTCCGAATATTGCCCCATAATTGATCTTCTCTCATATGATCAATCAACGGGCGTCCGTCAGTTGTGCGGGGATCAAAGTTAGGATCATCTATCTTATAATCCCAACCTATGGCATGTCTAGTACTAGGATCTGATCCAAATTCCCTAGCATAAGTCACGCCGTCGGCCCTCTCATAGATATATTTGACACCTGGTTTGAGACTTCCCATTACAATATCTTATCCAACTGAATAATTTCGCTCTGTCTAGAAATTTCTTTGACAAAGTACACACAATTTGGTTTTTCTCCGTCTTCGGTTGGTACTGCTAACAGTTGTCCATTTTTCATCTTCGGGAAATACCATTTGACATCGTTATAAAAATTTACAATTTCAATTTTCTTAAATTCCATTCTGAATGAACTTAGTGGATTAAAACATAATGCTTCAAATCCTCGATCATTTAGACTGGTCAATGGCAAAATTTCAATGTCACTTGACGAGCTCGAATCGCCAACTGCAATACACCAATCAATTGGCATTGTGACTTCGTCATTACCGATGCGTAATACCATTGCAGGAGAATTAAAACTTTCTAAAAATATCAATGGCATGAAAAAAAAATCAGGTTCTTTAGGCTCGCTGTTATCTAAAACTGCGAATCTTGTATTTTCATCTACTTCATCTGGTAAATCATTCAATGAGAATGTTTTGTTATCTAATGTTAATATTTTCATCTCTTATTTTTGCCAGTCTACTTTTTCTAAAGTAAACGGATATTTGGCATCCTTGTAAAATTTTTTCCTCGTTGTGAGGTGGCGCTTGGCAAATTTACAAGTCGAAGTTAGATCCCAGATTTGTACGAAGTCTTTGTCTTCGGCTCTTCTAATACCGCGTCCAATAGATTGGATAACGCGGACAAAGCTCTTTCCGGGTTCCAGAAGAACCAAATTAAAGATCCGAGGAATATTAATACCAACAGCAGCTACACCATAAGTCGCCACAGTAATTTTATTGTCACTGGTTGCATGTTCCTTATATTCTTCTTTTCTCTTTGTTCCCTTAACTTCGCCTGAAATAAACACAGCGTCGTCTATCATTTCTGTTAATAATTTGCCTGTATCGATCCTATTAACTAGGATCAGTGTATTGCCTGAATCCGCTAAGCCTTTGACTAATCTACTAATATATGCCACTCTATCTTTGTTTGTAACGAGATACTTTAATTCGTCTTGGTACGATTTAAATTCTGGTAAATCTATCATTTGTAACACATTTACATGAAGATTACTAAGGATACCCATCTCTTGTAGTTCATGTGCTTTGATACCACCAACCACCGGGCCAATACTGGCAAAGATAGGTTGAGCTTCAAAATCTTCCTTAGGTACTGTACCAGTTAATCCCCAACGAATAGGTGCATTACACATATTTTGTGTAAGTAAATTTTTTAATACTTCTGCTTTGGCCATGTGTACTTCGTCAACAATGACAGTTTGTACCCCATCTAAAAATTCGGCAAGTGTTAATATTTCTTGTTCAGAATTTTTAGATTTTTTGTCTAAAATATTAAGACTCTGCCAAGTACAAATTGTGTGTGTTTTGTTTAGATCTTTTCGATCACCATAGTAAACACCAACATCCAACCCAACATTAGTATAGTCTTCTTCTGTCTGCGTTACTAGATCTTTGTTAGGCACAATTACAATAGTGCGACCATATTTTTCAGCACAGTGACTCAATGTAGCTGTCATAATGGTCTTACCTGCTCCGGTTGCTACTTCTTGTAGACTCTGTGTGTTAGTGAAAAACCTATTAACTACTTCGACTTGATCGTCACGCAAAGTGATAGGTTGTCCAGCAAACCTATGCCCCTCAGGCCATACCTTACCTTGATCGGCCCAATATGTATTGGTTATCGGCTCGAAGTGGATTTTACTGGTTTTTCTATGATCATCTAATTCATCTACATCAATGCCCATACTGGCTAGTATCTCAAGGCACTTTTCTAATTGGCTCAAATAACCATTACCACCGAGACCAAACATACTGACCTTTCCATCCCAACGGCCTAGTTTGTATGCCGGTCTGTATCTTGCTGTCGGATCCTCATATTTGAAGGTGTTGGCTAATTTCTTGCGAGCATCTAGTGGCAAGTTTTCAAATTTAATATTAACTTCGTCTTTAATAACTAATCTTATTGCCATTTTAATTTTTTCGTTAGTACAGGTTCTGCATCAGACCAAGTAATGATCAAATCACAATTATTTGTAAACACACCAGTTTTTCCAAACTGGTTAGAAGGTGATAAAAATATGGTGCTCATAGGTTGCCACCCATTTTTTAGGAAAAATTTTGGAATTTTCCCCATTTGCGCACCTATGATTTTTGTATGCGAATCTAATGTTACATTATAATGTTTATCAGCAATAATTTTATTAAATTCTTTGCCAATAGTGTTATTGTTCAATCTAAAGTAAATTCCGACACCGTCAAAAATTCCATTTTTTTCCAGAATTTTTGACAAATTTTCCAAATTTTCTAAATTTTGCTTTTCGTCATAATTGTCAAAAATCAACATGACCGGTAATCTACGCAAATTTATCAAAGATTTTAAAATTTCATCTAACGACCATGTTTTTTTATCAAGCCATAAACAGACGTCTGATCTGTTGGCGATAATTTCGGTCAAATTTTCTGGATTTTTTTCGGATTTTTCTGCCCTATAATTATAGCGTATGCTACGGTCAACAATGACATTCTGGTCAATCGTAGTTTCTAGGCCTAGGTCACTAATAATATGTTTTTGAAAGTTACTATGAGCAAAGTTTGTGATCAGAAACTGATCTCTAACTTCGGCTTCAGACCAAGATTTTATAGTTTCATAGTAATTTTTGATATTTTCTTGTATTTCAAAATCATAGACATTTGCTAGTTCATACATAACTACAATATTTTTTTCTGTAAGTTCTGCTGTATGAAATTTTGGATTTTTTGTATAAAATTTTGTAATTTTTTTATGTACTTTGATCAACTGGTCGCTGAATTCAGGATAGTAAGTGAATTCAAACACTAATTCTTGTTCGGTGTTGATATAAAATTTCTTATACTGCTCTACAGGCCTAAAACTCTTGGACCATACAGGAGCTTCTAAGATTTTTTCAATATATTCCTTACCGCATGGAAATGATTCGGATTGATTTTTTAAAATTTTTATTAACAGTTCGCCTTGGCGTTGTGTTAGAAAGATATTACTGGTGACAATCTTGATCAAACTGGATAAAACTTTGTAATCTCGGCTTGGTAATTTAGATTTTACCGATTCAAAGTCATTGTTTGCAATTTCAATTAAAAGTTGATCAACTGTTGGCATGTTAGTAAGTATACACTAATGTTTTTTAAAAGTCAAGCCACAAATAAAAAAGACCTTATATAATTATTTAAGGCCTTTTAGACATATTTTGGTGAAATTAGTTTTTTCTTTCTATATCGTCTTCAGTGCAACTTGGACCGTACTGTATTTCGACAATCCTGCATGGCTCATCAAATGGGTTTGTTAATTGATGCCATTCGTTGGCAGGAACTTTAAACTCTTCATGCATTCTTAATAGAGCGGGTGGCATACTATATCCGCCTGCCATTAAATTATTTGCTACTGCCGACCCTTCGCTTACAATCCAGTATTCTGCACGAAATTTATGTCGTTGCATACTGAGCCGTTGACCTGGATTAATGGTCAGTTCTTTGACTTTCATGCCAGGTACTTCATGCAGCACTCGATAATATCCCCACGGACGCTCGGTTTTAGGTGATTTCCATTCTTCTAAAATCCAGCTGGAGGAATTTTTCTTATTTTCACCGCCAACACCAAATTTAAACAGTACATCCGTTACTAACATTTCTGGAATATTATTTGCAGTACGGTCACCGCCGTTGGCAAATATAATTTCGTGATTAGGAAAGATATCTTTGACCTTCTGTATGGCATCTGTGGCTGTTCCGTCAGTATCGTCAAAAGAAATAACACGATCTACTACATGCATGGCTGTAATAATCGTTGCTCGTTCTTCCCACGGCATGAATGCACGGCCTTTTTTACGATTAAGCCAATCATCGCTGTTCAGTCCGACAACTAACTTGTCGCCTAATTCTCTTGCAGAATTAAAGTATGCAATATGCCCCGAATGTATGGGATCAAAACCACCTGTACATAAAACTATTTTCATACACTAGCATCTTCCATTCCTGCAACACGCAATTTTACAATATTTGTAATTTGCCATTGCTTTTGGTCGAAGCCTTTAATAACTCCAAGCCATTTGTTGCGTAGCAAAGCAAATTCGTTGATAATTTTCTCCATATCAACAACATCTGCCTCGCCTTCACAAAATTTTTCGCAGTCTCTAGAGCTTAATGATCGTTGATAATTCTCAAGATACTTTCTAAAGAAACTACTTTTAAGTCTACGCAGTTCTATATTAAGGTATTCTAAAATTGCCTCAATTTCTTGAAGTTGACCAAACCGATGTTCAACAAGGCCCGGCATACTAGCGGCAGCTTTTTCAATATTGCCAGTTAGTTTTGCTTCTCGCCTAGCATCCTCAAGCTCTGATTCAAAATATTCCACTGCTGGCGGAATATTAGATATATCTTTGGCAATTTCAGTATACCAACCCATTAAAACTCCAATTCGTCAATGTCATCACTATCATCATCGCTATCTTCATCAAGATAATAGTCAATAGCATGATCAAGAACAGGGTCAACTCCTATAGCACCTTGCATAATCCTGTCAGTAGTTCCAAAATCTGCTAATAGCTCTACATAACGCTCTGCTACAGTTTCGACAACCTTTTTATCAATATAATCTGCGAATAGTAACCAAACGTCACCTATTTGTGTTTCACTCAACATTTTCTTCTGTCTCCTCTGGAATGGTAGTTGTTGTAGGTTTAATGTGATAATTCTTCATTATCATATCTAATTTATCATCTTTCCATTCTTTTCGGTAAAATAAGAATTCTTCTCCGGTAGTAGGATCAATATATTTCAATCTGTTTCCTTGCTGAACAAGTATACCTTGTTTCTCTAACATATCAACCATACCGCTGTAAGGATTCATACCGGTTTCATATGGAATCTTAATTTGTACAGTTTCAAAAGGTTTAGCGTAACGAGTTTTCATAATCTTACAAGCTGCACGGATACCGTTTACTTCACTTGTCTTGTTACCTTCCTCGTCTTCTTTCAACTTGAGCTTTTTCATAGCAACAACGATAGAACTTGCGTAAACAAATCCTTGTCCACCTGAAATCTTGTCATCTGGATCAAACATGTCTTGGCTTGCGTATGTATGATTAGTTGCTACCAATCCAACATTTAGGTTACCAAACATGTTAACACAATTACGAACAAGTGCTGTCAGTGCTTTGGGCTTACGACCCATGTCACCTTTCAAATCACCAGCTTCAAACTGATTAACATCTGTCGGCGTTAACAACATACCAAGGCTGTCTATGACAAAGAGGACCTTTGGACGGTCAGTCATTTCCTTGTACTCTTTACAAAACTCATTGATGGTTTTTGCAACATCATCAATCATAGCCATGTTGAGTTTAAGCAGTTTATCTTCGCTAGTGTCTACGCCTAGATCATGCAACCATTTTTCATCAAGTGCATTTTCACTATCGATTAAGATAACATAGATACCTTGTGCTTGTGCATTACGGATTAAATTTCCAGAACAGATAAATGATTTACCTGCACCAGATTCACCAGCAAATACAGTAACTTTACCAAGTGGGACACCTTTATGGAAATCGCCACTAATTAAGTAGTTCAAGGTATAATTGCCTGTACTGACCCAATCTGTAGGATCATTAAATCCTACACCGAGACCGTCAATTGACTTAGTCAAGGTTTTTCTAAATTTTGATAAATCGAAGGCTTTTGTAGCCATAATTAATTCTCCTAAAAAGATAACTCGGGCGTACAACTAGGTTGCAGGGGCCCGAGCCAAGTGCTTACTTCTGACGATTGCGAATCATTGCCAAGATGTCTTGGGCACGACTATCGCCTGCAGCCGCATCAGCTTTTGGTGCTGGTGCTGTAGTAGTTTTAGCTACTGATGCGGGCTCATCATCACCGCTATCATCATTAGATGATACTCTAGGAGTTGCTTTATTTGGATCGCCAGTATTTTGGCTCATTCCAGCTGGTTTGAAATATTGACCCCAACGATCCATATCAAACGCTTCGCCTTCTACGCTGGCGTCGAACATTTCTTTCATAACCTTGAGTTCAACCTCAGTTGGTTTCTTAGGTAAGAAATCGCTTAGATTAAACAGGCCATGTTGTTTAATTGCTGCCTGTTCAGTGTCGTCTAGAGGACGCTCACGACGGCTCCAGCTTGATGTTGAATAATCAGCATAACCGCCTTTGCTACCTTTCTTCATACGGAAATCAATTCCGTGTACATAATCAGTTGGCAAATCTTCTAATTCTGGATCCATCAAAGCTGACTGGATTAGTTTGAAAATCTGGGGACCGATAATGAAACGACGAATTGGATTTTCTGCCTTTTCTTGTTCCTTTAAGCCGTCTTCGACAACAAAGCCTTGGAAAATGTATGAACGCTTTTTCCAATACTTACGACCCATTTCTTCTAGACTTGGGTCTTTGAACCATGGACGAACTTCACTTAGGATCGGACATACTGAACCATCGTTATACATTTCAACGCAAGGTACTTGTACTGTTACTGCTTTGCTATCAGACTCACCTTTAATTCCAGCGAATGGCAATTTGATCATTGCTCGTTCTGCCCAGAAAAAAGTGTTATTTTCGTTACCGTCGGGTAAGAATCTTAGAATTGATTCTCCGCCTTCTTTTAGATTCCAGAATGGATATATTGAATTGTCGCCGCTTGAGCGATTGTTGTCTGAACCGCGCGATTCAGCTTCTTTTAATTTTGCGCGAATTTCTGCCAAAGTTGCCATAATAATTCTCCTGTATTAGCCTTTGTGTGCTTTATGTGCCTATTATTTGTCTTAGAACCTACTAAAACAAAAAAGTGCATATACCTAAGTATACGCACTTTTATTTATATCTGCAAGTTTAATTTTGCCTAAATCTGAATAATTTATCTGGATAATTGAATTATTCTTGCCAATATAGGATCGTCTGTATAGCTGATGCTTTCATGTTGTGGATAGCTATCGGGATTTTCCTCAAACTCTCTCGATGTATCTTGTCCACTTAAATGCATTATGTCGCCCAAATCATCGTCGCGGTGATGTGTATTACTCGGTGGATCAATTTCATCAATCTTATGGAATACTTGTTCCATTTCATCGCAAGCAGGTTCCCCGTGTTCATCACACATGTCTGGAAACTCCTTAGCCAACATAATTTTCACACGCTGACCGCCTAGTGGGAATTTGCCTTTTTCCTGGTCAAGGAACCCGGACACAAATTTCCAAATACCTTCTGGTGTTGTAGTATCATCATATCCAAAATCTTGTGGCTCCATTCCTGCTTCAGCAATAATTTCAGCAATAGTTCTAACTTTATCACCAAAATCTAATTTCGTTTCTAGTTTGGCGCCTGCCTTCTTAGCTTTTTCAACTGCCTGCTTGATACCCCGTTGTGCGAGATCTTTGGCATGGCTGTGTGCTGTATGTTTAGCGCCACTTTTGTCAACAACATCGCCTTTGGCTTTTCTGTATGGTGGATCAAATGGGATATCGTCTTTCTCTTCAGCGACGGGTGTCGGAGTTGGAGGAACTCCGCCTGCGGCACTAGGATCTGCAGGTGCTGGTTCTGGAGCAGGTGCTGGTTCTGGAGTAGGTGCTGGTTCTGGAGCAGGTTCGGCTGCATCGCTGCCTTTACCGATACTATCTAAGTCTAGCATATCCAGAATTCCCGGTACTGCTAATAGTTCTTGATGTTGCTCTAGCCAAGAAATCATACTACTTCTTGCATCTAGATCTGGTGGCAATTCTGCCAACATATTATAAAATCCTTGACCATGTCCTTCTGGGCTAATGATATCATGCAATACACCTAAGTCTGTTGCACTTGGATAATACTCTTTGCTTAAGACTTCGTCTTTTAATTTGTGAGCAGCTGCTTTGGCTACCTCAGGATCGTGGCTGAATAAATCATGATTCTCAGCTAACAAACTCTCCATAAATGCTTCATACTGATCTTCTGGATCAATACTTTCTTTCTTGTGACTCTTATAGCCTTTGTTTTTCATCCAGTTAGCTAGTGCATATGGATTATCAATTTCTGTATGCTTCTTCATACCTTTGACGGTGCCTTCCCATCCTTTTGGTGCTTTTTCGGCAAGCAAGTCGTCGGCATTAATTTCAATCACTGGTAATTCTGATTCGTCAATAAATTTATAAATGTAGGGAAATACATCTTTTAAATCTTCATTAAAGGTACGGATTGTTAATCTATCAACTAGATCATTTACAATATCTTCTGGAATTATTTGAGCCTCGGTTTCTTCAAAACTTTCAGCAAATGTTTCATAGTAACCAGTTTTTTGTAATTGCTGTACTTCACTCTTAATATCGTCAATTCTATCTGCTACGCGACTAGTAACATTACTCATGGCTTCGGATAATTGATCCTGGCGGCTAACAAAATTTTTAAATTTGCGTAGACTAGCCAATTCTTCACTTAGGCCCGTAATATATTTTCCAATACCATCATATGGATGACCGCCATGTTTAATATGTTCAGCTAGAGCGCGAGCCCCATTAATATGTTTTGCTGGATAGCGGAATCGTTCGCCTTGTGCATTTTCAATATAAATGCTATCAATATGCATCGAGCGCCCTGCGGCTAATTCAGTATTAATAGGTTGAGTGTGTTTGATTACTAAGCGAGCTTCGCCTAGATCTTGGTAACTAATTCTACTAGTACCATACAACTTGTTTTCCATGATGGGTTCTTCCTTGCGTTTAGCCTGAAACTTGTAGTCTCTTTTATCTAAATTACTCTTACCTAGATTTTGTATATCAAAATTTAATAGGCGATCTTTTGCAAAACTTCTAAATGATCTAATAAATTTATAAGCTCCACGATGTGGGTTGCCATTTTTATCATTTACTAGGTCGCCGCTGACTTGTACTACTACACCTTCCTTTTCATCTAAGGTGATAGCAATAGTACCCAGTGGTTTTTCATTTTCTACATATTCAAATTCAAAAAAACGAGTCTTAGGAATATCATCCTTTTTACTCAAAACTTCAGCATTTTCATCACCGATTTTAATGTCTTTGAAACGGGTCTGTATTTTACCGTATAGTTCTTTAGCAATGGCGTCGAGATTAGTGTTCATGTAATATTTATCATATATGTGACGAAACAAATATGGGCAACGGAGCTACATAGTCTTCATCGAAACCGTCACCGCTGCTTATTGTATCAAAAACTTCGGGATCCCACTCACTTAGTACAGCAGACATTCGTACTATAAGTAGACTTGCGCTGACAAGATCATCATGGTTTCCTTCCTTGGCCTTAAATGTCACACCTTGGGCAGTATAACCTTTAAGTTCGCTAATAAATGGTTTGCTGTAGATTTTCATCTTGTTTTCTTCAATGAGAAACTTGAGCCTACTACAAGCTGATATTTTAGTCGAATGTGTTGTATTAAATCCTTTACGGAATTTGCGAACATGTCCCTTTCGAGCAGGTTCGCTTAAGAATAAACCTGGAAAACTTTCTTCTCCTAGATCAGATATAACAATTAGGGCAGCTTCCCCGACGGTGTTATTTTCAACACTCCAATAGATTTTGTTTCTGTTTTCTGCACCTATCTGATCGTGTATATAATTTATTATATCTCGAAATATTTTAACTTGTCCCTGCACTGGTGTGATATTATGATGCCATTCGGCGCACTGTGTCATACTCGGTAATTCAAATACTTGTATACCCGCGTAATCCCCGCCTGTACCTAAACTAGGATCTAAGGAAATTAGATATATGTTTCCAGGAGTAGGTTTTTTATACCAACGGACTTGCCCCATCCTAAAGATAGGATCTTTACCAGTCATTTCAGCTAGTTTAAGACTGCTAACTAATGTTTCGTCATAGACTAAGAATTCACATCCATACTCTCGACGGAATCTTTCTTCGCCGATACGACCCATTTCAGCCCTTTTCCATTCTTCATCTCGATCTGGGTGCTCATGCCACTCAGCGAGAAATCCAAAAAATCCGTTGATACCTGTACCATCTGTTTTTTCTTCTCCGAACTCGTCAAATTTATTTTGACTTTCCTTCCATATGGTGGCAAATGTATCTTCGTCACTATTTGGCGTTGATGTAATAATTGCTTTACCGCCAGTAGCTAGTGTAGGTGAAATTGAAGTCCAAAATTCTTCAGCAATATTAGGTTGCACAAATGCAAACTCATCACAGTATAGTAGTGATATGGACATACCACGACCAGTAGTGCCTGTGGTTGTTTGGCTTACTATACGGCTACCATTATCAAATTCTATACTGCCTTTATTATAACTTACTACTCCGCTACGAATATAATCTGGGCAAAGCTCATATCCATAGCGTATGCGTTGCATAATTTCCTGTGCGCCTGTGTATTTGTGTGCGGCTACTAATACTGTTTGATCAGGATGGAACATGGCATACCATAACAAGTATGCAGATGCACATGTAGTCTTACCACTCTGACGGGGCAACATGTTTATGTTAAATCTATGTCCATGATAACTATCTAGTAATCTTTCCTGGTAGCTAAAAGGTTCAAATAATAGTTTACCTTTTACCGGATGTTGAATGTGAAAGAAATTTTTAGCAAAATAATGATGACCTGTTAGGTCATCAGAACACATCATCAGATCTGTTAACTGCTGTTCTGTAAATTTTTCTTTTGTATGCGCCTTTTTAGTTAAGACGCCATCTAAGCTCTTTGACATGCTGTTATTTACACAAAAAAATAGACCCCTTGGGGTCTATTTGGCACCTTGGACAGGGTGCTAACTGCGACGAATTTTTATCGTTCCATACGAGCATTATAATCGTTACGCATTTGTTCATCACGATCATTCATAGCTTTTAGTCTTTTCTTAGCAGATTCATCGCCTGCTTTTGCTTTCTTTTCAAGTTCTGCTCTATGACTTGCCTTAATTCCACGAGCATGTTCTGCCCCTGCTGAATTAGGATTATATGCTTCATCATATTTGTTATACTTGTCACGGACTTTGTCTAAGTCTTTGCCTTCCTTACCAGCTTTAGCAAGTGCTTTCATACCTTCTTTACCGTATTTCATAACACCTTTAGCAGCACGGCTCATTGTTCTTTTTTCACCGTCCGCTTCTTTAATAGACTGATAATGATCAGTTAGCCTCTGCACCAATGCCTCCATCTTAGGAGCACCGCGAACTAGTGTATTCTGACGTTGTGCATGCGATCCAAGATTACCGGAAAGATCATCTCCGCTTTGGGTTATCTTTTCAATGCCGTATGTTATCGGATGTGGTTCATTATTCCATTCTTCTTCAGTTGGACTATATTTCTGTGGATGGTCATCCGGTAGTGTTTCAGTATGTAGTACATCACCACCGTGTGCATCTGTAGGACTAAAGTCGTCTTCATTACCAGGAATATCCATAGCACCGCCCACTTCATCAACTCCGTGACCCTGTTGGATAGCTTGTAATTTTTGCAACAAATCTCTAATTTCAGGATGTGCCTGCATTAGTTTTTCTTCTTCTGCAGGATTTTTTGGTATGATCCAATTTTTATCATCTTGCGGAATCTGCCAATTAGGTTCACCTTGTGCATCTAACTCACCTGGGTGAACATCTAAAGTTTGATCAGGATTTTCTTCACCTAAACTTAAATGGCCACTATCTCCTGTTTCTGCAGGTGTTGCAGGAACGCTCGGAGTTGTTCCTATAGCCTGTACTGGTGGTTGCATAGATTCACTAACTGGTTTATCTAACGCACTTATCTTTACTAATAAATCTTGAAAATTCATTATCTTGCTCCCTTAGTTGGATCGGGTACTTTGACCTGCTTGGTAAAAAGATTCTTAATATTAATCTTTGATTCTACTTGTTTAGCAGGAGTTTCGCCGCTGTGTTGAGGAGCACCTTTAGCTAGGATATGATCATTAACTCCAGTATACTGCTCGCCTTCATGCTTAGTTTTTGCTAATTCTTTTAAAAATGTCATGACCCATTTATCACCGACCATGTCTTGATGATTGCTTTCTTCATAGTCTTTACCTAGCAATGCTTCTTCGGTCGGCTCTGCATGCTCATGATTAATTTCAATCTCGTCTTGTTCTTTTAGATTACGGACTTTGATCCTATCTTCGGCAATTTTTAATTTTGATGCTATTTCATTTCGAACTTGCATACTAGTTGCGGGATATGATGTAACAATGTCAAAAATGGTAACATTGGTGTTTTTATGCTCAGGAAAGTCCATGTGCATCTCTGCTATAGGCAAACGCTTGCCGGCAGAACAGCTAACAACTCTAAACACATCGAGTGCTCTGGCGATGTCTTTGTTAAAGCTTCGGTCTAAATCTCCGGCAATTTTTATCTTAAATTCGTAGATTTTATGGCTATCTTGCAAGTATACTGAAAATGGTTTCATAAGTGTAATCCTAGTACTATATTTATTTCATATTCTTTAATTTTTCTAGTAGGCTATTACGATCGCTAACAATAAAGCCATCCCCTGGAATCGTAACACTATCATCTACACTAGTTGATTCTTGGTCTAACTTTAGTTTTTTAAGCTGTAGATCGACCATTTTTAATTTTTTATCTAATTTAGCACTCTTAGCACTGATCGCATGACCTAGCATGCTAGCTGCAACTTCAAACAGGCGGCCACTGAATCTAGCTTCAACATTCATACCTAAATCCATAATATCGTCATAGGCGTCTTCGGCTTTTTTTGCCAGTGCATCTAGTTCTTGATCACCTAAATCACCTAGACCTTTCACTTGCGGCAATGCAGCTGAAATTTTATCAAACTCAGCCATATTCCTTAAAAATGGTTCAGGTTTAGGTGGAATAATTTTTTGCTCATCAGCTTTGATAATTTTTTTACTATCAGGTAGATTGAGAATTTCTTCAAGTTTCTTTGTCATGTTATTACTTATGCCATTCCGCCTTGGTGGAAAATATCATTTTCATTAATTACTCTAAAAACAATATTTTGTTGTTTACACCAATGTTGTGCGCTAGCCCATTTGGCTTGATTTTTTACAAACTGAGCTTGATTATATTTGTTCTTACCGACTCGTTCAAGTATTGTTTGACTAGCAGGTTTAATTTCAATTAGCTCAACGTGTTGTTTTCCAAATTTATCAACATACTGGATGAAAAAATCCGGTACATAGACAGTTTGTCTGCCAGATAGCGGATCTCTATAGGGTATTTGTACTGCTTCACTGGCCCATTTAAGAATGCTTTCATTAGTATCACACATACGCATGAAGTGCCATTCCCAACTGCTACGATATATCGGAACCTTGTTACCGACATATTTTTCAGGATGTGTTAGTTGGAATCTGCCACGAGCAAATTTTGCCATGTTACACCAAGATATTTCTAGACTCGTACAAATTTGAAACAGGTGCTATCCTATATCCTAGCAGGCTAGTTTTTTCTCTATAACTGTTTAAAATTTGTGCAACAACTTGGCTTAATGCAAGATCATTAAGGCCTTTAAGTGTATCTACCACAGACATGACGTTGACATTTTCTGACTTGGCTTGATTTAATAAAACTATGGCTGTGCTACGGGCACTAGATGGATCAAATCCTTTTTTCGTAAAGAACCCTACTACTGCATCTATTTGTTCTGCTGGAAATGTAACTTGATTTTGATAAAATTTATCAAAGATTTGTTTAACTGCAGAATCACTAGATGTTTGTGTTTGTATTGGTAAATTAGTTTGCATATTATGTTAACCTAGTATTCTTTGCTTCATTAGGAGTATTAGTATTTGTTGACTGCGGGAATTTAACTCCCTGTGTTCCGTTGACCGGAGCAGAAGTATCACCAGAAGGCTTTACTCCATTCACAGGCTGATTAGAGATGGGCAAATTATTTTGATTGTAACTACCGATAGTATCATTGATATTCTGCACAAAATTATATGCATTATCTTTGACTCCTTGCACATTAGCCCAGGTCGAAGTTCCTGGATTTTCACCGATTAGCGGACTAGGTGTTTGATCATAGTTGGTATCTGCAAATCCTTCTGGATATTCTAAATTCATATCTCCTGACGAATACTCAACTGCTTCATATGCTATAGTCATAGTATTGTCAGCTGTAGAATTTTGACCATATTCCATCTTATTATGATTAAATGCTGTAATAATAGGATTTATAATTTTATAGCAAACAAATTCATGTCTAGCCATCTGATAAATTTTTATATAATTAAAAAATGGATTAGTGCTTCCGTTATCTAGACCGTATGGTGTGGGCTTTGCACTAGCATAGGCCTGTGTTGCATTCCTAGCAAATGCCCCTGCCACCGCTGCACTATTAGGATCAGCGAAATAGTAGCTATAATAATTTTGCCATAATTGATTAATAAGACCCATGTTGTCATCATGGAACACTAAATTAATGGGCTTATAACTCTGTATGTATTGGACATTTTTCTTACGGTTATATTGATTTAGCGTATCAATTTTAATTTCATAATTAGGTAGATCTGCACTTTTAACTAACATACCTATAGTATTATTATAATTTTGCGATAATGTTATTGTTGATAGTGCAGCCTTATTAATACTAAAATAAGTATGGAATAAAAATTTATGCTTAGGTGCAAATTGGAATTGATTATCAACAAATAGTCGAGCGGCATGCTTCCAGTCTTTTAATACTGTAGTAGATGTTTCTTTTAATAATTGATTAGGTGTAAATCCGGCCATGTAAATATTTAGTGTTAAGAATTAAGTATGTAGTTAATGATTAGTCATAAAAAAGCTCGCCTTAGCGAGCTTTTTATTATCATATACCGCCGCCAGTTGCGTTGGTACCTATAGTTCTCGATGTTGCTGCTGCTGCGCCACCACTTGTTTGTAAAGCGTTGTCAAACTGCACAGTTAAAGAAATCATTGCAGGAGTCATTTCACTGTATTTGATTTCACTATAGTCAACATCAGTTAGATAGCAACCATAACATTCCCATGTTTCTAAAACATTAGGAGCTAATGCACCGTTACCACCATCAAGCATTTCAATGCGTAGTGTAAACTTATAGTCGCCACCTGAAGCTGCGCTCGACTGCTCAAAGAAATCAAATTGTTTCTGTAGTTGTTCTCCGACTAGTTTGCTGACAGCACCGGTAACATCGTCACGGACCATAACCTTAAGAGGTTGCCATTTTGGTTTACCTGCATAATGGATCTGACTATTGTAAACCTCAATAACTTTGTCTTCAAACTGTACATGAGGGCGAGCCGCATCTTGTACTTGCTTAGTCATTTCAGTTGTCGGTGTACTTGTACCAAAATTTTCAAAGTTTAATCTGAAGCGATACTTCAGCTTTGGCATCAACATACCTTGGCTAGTTGCGCTTTGGTCTGATGCCAGTGGTACTGTAAACTTACTTAATGATGAAATTGCCATTTAAATATTCTCCGTAATTTATTAAGCCGTTCCGGTAGCCGCCGCAGCACCTAGTGCTTTGATCGCGCCAGTGTTCTCTAAACGGATTGGAATGTAGATGAATTCTGCGGCTTTAACCGGTTCAATGGCAACATCCAAATATAACTCACTAGCGTCAATGACTGCTGGTGGATTGTTGGTTGTGTCACAAACTGTGATAAAGTCATATAATGCTCGTTGACTTACTAATTCAAGCAATAGTGTATCAGCATGGCCTTTTAGCTCATTGCGAGTAATAGTATCGTTTGGTTCAAACACATATGGTTTAGCCAATGTAGCAAACAAACGACGTAGATATATTACTAAACGAGCAACATTAATACGATCTAATGCACTAGCAACTAACTGTCTAGTGTACTGTCCGTATGCAACTAGGCCAACACCTGCAAGGTATGTAATTGGATTTACATGAACTGATGCTAGTGTATCGCGTTGTCCAGTATTTAGAGATACTGCTTGGAATTCTCCAGTAGCATCAACATATCCTGCCGATGTTGCATTAGTGATAATGCCACGACGTGTTCCTGCTGGTGCATACCATGGATAGCTAACTTGATCGCTCAGTGCTATTGTGCGTAGCATCATGTGACTTGGTGGAACAACGATGTTATTGCCTAGGTTATCTGTAGCATAACCCCATGGATAGTACACACCTAAATTAGAACTTGTTGTTAGCAATCCTTTTTCGCCGTCTGATGCTGCATTAGCCGCATTACTACCCCATGCATATAATGATGTTGCATCTGGTGTTAGTCTTGCAGGAGCATCTGCTACTACAAAACAATCCTGTCCGCGATCAGTTGATAAACTAACTAGATCTGGGATAAGTTCAGTGTATCCAGGTGCGGCAAGTAGATTAATGGTCAATGATTCTTCGTCTCTCATTGCTTGACTGCTTTCTATTAGAGCTTTCATGGCAGTAACAACAATTTGTCGTTGTGAATGACGACCAAACGAACCAGAACCATCTGCTTGATTAGCTGATGCTGTAACCCAACGATCGCTGAAATAATTAGTCATTAATTCTTGATTGTTGTAATTAGGATTACGGCTATTTGGATTAATATAATTTCTTACATATTTTTTAACATTAAAACTAGAACGGCGTGTATTCCATAACAACATACCTTTTGGATATAGTGTTGGACTTGGGCAATCAAAATCAACAAAGTTACTTATCAACAAGGCTTGTATAGTATCTGGAGTGCCAGTTGCATTTGCACCAGTTACAGTCCAGCGAGCATCTGCAAAAATTATACCATTTGGTGATGTGTGATCTGCATTATTAACAGCTACCCAAACTTTACTTAGATAATTCCACTTGTATAGCTTAGGGAAATGTTCTAAGTCGCTGCTGTCAATCCACAAATCACCATTTTGTAATTGAGAACCATTGCTCTGTGTAGTTGGTTGAGTAGCACTGATAATAGGTCCATTAGCATCTGTTCTTTGTGATGCATTGCTATTGTAATATGGACTAGTTGAGGTCAAATATCCAACCCACTTAGTTCCGTCGTTGATCATAATATCAACATCGGTAGTAGAACTATCATACCATAAAGTATTTGTTGCTGGAACTGTTGTTGGTGCAGTTTCACTAGGAGTAGCTAAACCACTTCCGGCAACTTGGTATTGCCATAGTGTTGCAACAAAGCGTCCTGTTGTACCGCTATAGGCATTATAAAAGTTTGTTGCTGTGCCTGGAACAAATAACTTAGTAATTGGTGTATTTGTACCGTCGATGAAATAAATTTCACCACCTTGCATGTGTGTTAGTGTAATGCTATTGTTAGAATTAACTTGCACACTTATATTTGTGCCAACTGGTAGTTGGGCACTTATAGCTGCAGCTAATGTGTTAGCGTCGGCACTTGTTCCTGCGGCAGTAAACGATACAGTTGTTGAGTTAACAAGATTGCTATTACCAGCAGCTGATTCGCTGATAGTAAATGTATTAGTGCCAGAAGTTAGTGTGCTAGATCCAATTATAGAACTAGTTGTGATAGTTGGACCAGCCGTCAATCTTTCAAAAATTGTAAAATCTGCTATAGCAGGGCTGGCATCAAATGTATTATATTTCACATAGATAGCACCTGCAGCAAGATTGATACCGCCACCTGTTGGATCTAAAGCTGCTAAAGCACTTTGATTATTAGCATATAAATTTGTTACTAGCGTGGTCCATTGGCTAGTAGAAGCTGAATATTTATTGACAAAATAATTAGCACCGGCATTGGGGCTAGTTGTCTTAACCCAAATACTACCTGTTGGAGCCCCACCTACAGTTGATGAAAGGGTCGCTGCATCGTAAACAGGTACACTAGTATGTGGACTGATCGTCAATTCTGGAGCTATATATGTACCTGCTGTAACACCCATAGTAGATAATGGAGTTCCATTACTATTAGCTAATGCAACGCTAACGCCAGTTGAATAAATTTGTAAGAAGCCACCTACAACAGCTGCTGAAATACCAGCCGTGGTTAATGTTGAATTACCATTAATTGCTGTAGCTAAAGTAGTTAAAGACAGCCCTGTAGTTACTGCTGTCGAATTAACTGTAATAACATCAGTATTTAAAAATGTAACACTACCTGATGCGATAGTGCTAGTAACTGTTGGCCAACTAGCAGCCCAAGCAGGAGTTCCTACTTCAACCCAAGTTCCAGCTGCAGTATTTGTCGCTGGTTTTTTATACCATAATGTATTAGCACTTGTTACAGATACTATTGCATAATCACCGATGGCACCATAACTTGTTACTGGTGCATACTTGTTCGACACCAACACAGTGTATGCTGAATTTGTAATAACTTTTAAATTGTTAGCAGTTTGTTGATTGTAAAATGATTGTCCACCTGACAGTGCTGATCCAGCCTGCCATTGGAATACACCCCATTGTGTGTTGGCAGTATTAAGCCATAATGTACCATCTGCAGGAGGGCCTGCTGGAGATGTGCCACTTGGTGCCAATGCATCTAAATCAATGTCTGCACGAACAACATACGCACGATTGCTTACACCTAACAAACTGTATGCTGCTTGCAGTCCGTATTCATTAATTTCGCTAGCATGAATAGGATTATTTTCTGCGTCAACTTGGAACATGGGTGTTCCAAATGTATCTGATAAATCTTTTTGGCTAGTTAGTAGGTAAACTTTGCCTGCGTTTGATTTCAGTGTGCCCGGTGCGATCGTGCCCGCAGCATTGGTTTTATCTTGTGCTGAAGCAACAACAACTAGAGGTACTGTTCCAGGTGCTCCTGGTACATAAAAACTTTCATCTATAACTGTTACGCTTACACCTGGTGAATTTAATGTGGCCATTACATAGTCTCCATGATTACTATTCTATTTGTATTTATAGTATTCTGGATATTATCGCCCGATTAGAGGCCACAAAAAGGGCAAGAAAAGGTGCGGTTTAGTAAATAATCAATGCGTCCATTGTGTATTTGCGGCCAAAGACCTGCCGCTATAAATTATTATAAAAACGGAAAGGCCTATTATAGAAGGCTCTGTGAGGCATGCCTCCAAGGCGGAGTATATGCTGGAATACCGCGCTGGCAAAGAGCCGGGTATCAAATTAAAGCAACCTGTGATAAATGCGGTTTCAAATCTCCTCACAAGGAAGTATTTAATGTTTTCCATGTTGATGGAGATCTGAATAATTGCAAATTGCCAAATTTAAAAACTGTATGTGCTAACTGTGCTCGAGTCCTTCATAAAGAGGGAGTTCGGTGGCGTCAAGGGGACCTTGTCCCTGATCTATAATTGTCAGAACTTGCTTGTATAACTCGTCTATAGTTCCGTTATTTTCTAAAACATAGTCAAATTTAGTGCCAACCCAAGCAGTTTCACTAGCGTGGATATTTAATTTTGACATACGACTTTTAGCAAGGGCATAGTTCATACAGCGATCGCCAGCGTTCATGTCGGCAGCATCTCGATACCATTCTGGCTCAGGTCCTCGTTTTACACGGATTACGATACCGCCCGCTTCTTTGATACTTTTAATTTCATTGGGGAAACGGCAATCGCTGATCACAATGTCATCTTTTGAGTTGCGTAGTTTGTTCTCCAACGAAGCAATCCACATATCATCGTGGAATCCGTTACGACATACTTCTGTGCCCCAATGTTGTAGTACCCAGCGAGGGGTAAGATTGGGCATATCTAAACGCTGTGCCCACCATGTATCTACTTGTTCTCGCCATTCACGGGCTTGTTTTGTGCGGCCTTCCAACATGGTTCTATCCCAACCAAATACTGCTGACACAGCATCTTTAAGGCTATTGGCAAAACTTTCTCGTCTGTAACCATGGAAATTTGTGAGATAGTCAGCAATGGTATCTTTGCCGCTACTAATAAAACCGCATACACCTATAATCATAGAACCCCCGTAAAGTAGTGCTAGTATATAACACTTTTATTACGAGGTCAAGAATTTTTTAGCCTTGTACCCAGGTATATGGTATGCCGCCGCTTTCCAAATTAATAATTTCTTTTTCTAATTTGTCTAGCTCAGTCTGTGCTTCTTGTTTCAGTGCTGTACCATTTAATTGGATTGGGCTCTGTGGGCCTGCAATAGATCCAAACTTAGAACGAGCCTCGCCTAGCATTTGTTTACATGTGGCCAGTGTAAAGTCTCGGAGCCATTGTTTGGCATAGATGTCTTGTAGTAAAACCCAGTCGGGGCGATAGTTATAGGTGCGGATTAACACTTGTTCACCGCTGGCAAACGGCCTTTGTAGGATAGTTAAGATATGAGTTTGTTGCTTCCATTTATATTCAATATAACTACCAAACATACGACCTACAAGCTTCTGATAACCTGCAAACATATCGTATGTGGCCAGCCCGCCCATCATAGTGCCGCTCAACAAATAGGTATTAGTGTATGCTAAGTTAAATGGTTCAAACAGCGTTCCACCTGCACCTAGGCCGGTCCTAGAACCGATGCTTCTACGGAAAACTTCACGGACTTCAATGACTTCGTCGGGTAAACGATATTCGTTTACATCTTGTATAAGTTCTAAAAACATGAAACTTTCTTCAACAGCATTAGAACTACGCTGACGATAGCGATTAAGTGCTCGATCTAGAGCAGTTTCGTAGTGTACGGGATCTAGCTCGACTTCGACCATACCGTCGCCAAGCATGGTTTTAGTATAGTCAAATACTGCGTTTCTTTCTTTAGTAGCTGGGTTTTCATCAGACATTCTTAGCTCTCCTTGTATATTTAGCTATCGATAAATATACTACTATGCCAAGAATAAGCCTTTACAAACCTAACTACGGTGTCGATTACAAATATATGGATCGAACTATCTCAGAGTCGTTTACTTTGGGTGGGACCGACATGTATTATCATAAGTTGCTAGGTACGCAAAATCCCACAACTGCTTCAGCTGATCAGCCTACTTATAGTACTCAAAGTCCCAGTAATATACAAGACTTGTTGCTGTTAGAAAATCGCGATCGTGTTTACGATACTAGCATATACAGACTCCGTGGGCACTATACTGTTCAGTCTCTTGATTGGAATTTAAGCCAATTTGGTCTACTACTAGATTCAGATCAAATTGCTATCACAGTGCATATTAATGATATCGTAGCTATTATTGGTCGCAAACCCATCAGCGGTGATGTCTTTGAGCTTCCACATTTGCGTGATGATTTTGCCTTAAACAATTTAATGTATGGCATGCCGAGATACTATGTAGTTACAGATGTCAATAATGCTAGCGAAGGTTATTCAGTCACATGGCAACCTCATTTATATAGACTCAAGTGCAAAAAGATGACCGATAGCCAACAATTTGCACAGATACTTAATTTGCCAATGACAGATGCTAATGGTGATCCTGTACCAGGTGTTACACTTCGTGATGTCCTAAGCACACAATCGGCTGACCTAACAATTAATAATGCTGTTATAGCACAAGCTGAAACAGATGCGGCACAGAGTGGATATCAGACTCGTCAATTTTATACACTGGCAGTAGATCCTACAACAGGTAAGCCTGTGATCAACACTGCTGATACTGAAGAATTAGATACCAGTATCGAATCAGTGAATCTTGAAACCAATTCAGACTCCGGAGTTCCAGTTAGAACAGGATATACAGGCTACTTAGTAGGTGATGGATACCCGGCTAATGGTTATGCCTTTGGATTTGGTATACAATTTCCAGAGCATCCTATTAAACATGATTTTTTCCTAAGGGTGGATTTTGCACCTAATAGACTATTTCAGTTCAATGGCACTGCATGGGTCGTATCAGAGGATGCTGTGCGAATGAATATGACCAATAATGATTCTCGTCAAACACAGAAGACCAGCTTCATTAATAATACTGACTATATCTATAACAGTAGTGTATTACAAACGCTTGTCGAGCTTACAGTTGATCAACATCAAATTAATACACTCACACCGTATGAAGCCAGTTATGGTAGTGTACCATATGTAGGTTTAAAACTAGGTACTTATCAGATGAACTTTGCCACTGCTGATTATCCAGGACAATATGTTATCACGACTTATACCTACAATGGCGGAAGTTACCTTCAAATTAATTTACCAGTAGTCAACGGTCAACAAACACTCATACCTTACAATGGACAATGGACCTTAGGGCTATATACAAACAGAGAAGCCGTAAGACAAAGTCTTAGCCAGGCTCTTAGACCTAGGGCGGATCTATAATGCAATGGTTTTATGACGGTCAGATACGCAGATATCTTACACAAACAATTAGAGTTCTAAGTAACTTTGTAGTCAAATACAGTGACGGTACACTTGTACAAGTCCCAGTGATCTACGGAGATCAAGACCGACAAGTCGGTGCAATTATTAATCAAAACAGTGCATCTGCTTTGCAAAGTGTGCCTAAAATGGCTGTGTACATTTCCGGTTTAGAACTTGATAATACTAGGCTAGCCGATGCTACTTATATCAATAAGTTACATCTAAGAGAAAGAGACATTGATCTAACGAGTAATGCCTATACACAAGGGCAAGGTCGTAACTATACCATTGAACGGGTAATGCCTACCCCGTTTAAATTAACCATGAAGGTTGATATATGGGCATCCAGCACAGATCAAAAATTACAAATACTCGAGCAAGTGCTTGTGCTGTTTAATCCTGCACTTGAGATACAAACTACAGACAACTATATTGACTGGACTAGTCTTAGTGTTTTAAATGTTTCGCAAATAAATTGGTCCAGCAAGCAAGTTCCAGTGGGTACAGATACCCCTATTGACATAGCCACCATTACTCTTATTGCACCGATATGGTTAAGCCCGCCTGTTAAAGTTAAACATCTTGGTGTTATCACTCGTATTATTACCAGCATCTACGCTAATCAAGAAACTGATAATAATAATTATATTGAGGGATTAGGTCAGCCGTTAGCAGGTCCTACAACATCATTTAAGGATTTATTAGACAGGAAAATAACCACCATTACCGATTATAACATACAAGTCTATAATGGCCAAGCTGTGCTTTTAGATAAAACTAATGCAGATGTTCCTCACGAACCTACACTAGATATTCCCGTAGCTAGTGGACCATTGCATAATTGGGTAGAATTATTTGAACAGTATCCGGGACAATATATCGCCGGGGTAAGTAAGATTTATCTTTATCAACCAAATGGAACGCAGGTGGTCGGTACTATAGCAACTAATCCCTTAGACGGCACGCTATTGACTATTAACTATGACATGAATACTATTCCTAGTAATACGCTGATAGATAGTTCAGGTCGATTCGGTACAGATCCTAATTATGATCAAGGTACCAATTATAGAACTAATAGTCCAGGAACATTTGATGCAATCATAGATCCTTATAAAACTTTCCCAGGCGACGGTATAACTAACCTACAAGCTGGAGATAGATTTTTAATTATAGAAGATATAGGGCATGCTGATGGACGAACTTATATCGACAACGCAGGCCATACACAAGCAGGAGTAGCAGCCTGGGGCTCCTTAAATGCTCATGCTAATGATGTTATAGAATGGGATGGAACTCAATGGAATGTAGTATTTAATAGTGGCCAAGAAAATTCCACCATAGTTTATCAAACGAATATATATACTGGAGTACAGTATGTCTGGAATGGCACACAGTGGGCCAAATCGTTTGAAGGCGACTATAGGGCAGGAAATTGGAGAATAGAACTATAACTGATCGTATTGTTTGTAGCGGAGCTTTGTTCTACGCCAAAAATACACGACGGTTTTTACTACTACAAAAAGCTCGAGGGAAGCATCAGGGAACTTGGGGATTAGTAGGCGGTACTAATATTGAAGGAGAAACAGCATGGCAGGGTCTCCAGCGTGAAATTAAAGAAGAAATTGGTAGTGTTCCAAAAATAATTAAAACAATACCTTTGGAAACATTTGTCAGTAATGATAAAGTTTTTAATTTTCACACATACTTGTGTGTCATATCAGACGAGTTTGTACCTATACTAAGTAGTGAACATATGGCATGGGCATGGGCAACATTAGATTTTGCTCCTAAGCCAATACATCAAGGCCTGCGAAATAGTTTTACTAACAAAACTATTAAAACCAAACTTCAAACAGTATTCGATCTAGTTGAACTTATTTAAAGGCTGGACCGGTAATCCATGCTACTAAGCTATAGCGAATCCCCTTTGTAACTGGTTGAACTCCGTGTAGCAAGTAGCTTGGAAAAGCTATTAATTTTCCTTGCTCTTTAGGGAGAATTTCTGGTATGGAACTAGTTTGTAAAATTAGTTCACCGCCTTCGTAATCATCCGGAGAGGATAGTTGCAAGGTCATTGATAACTTTCTAATACTTTGGTCAATTGATTTATCTAAATGTAAATCATATTTCCCCCCAGGTGCTGTATATTTTGTAAATTGTAAACCTTCTGCAAACCCAAAAAGATCAAACTTAAAAAAATTATCGTTAAGCCCGTTAGCAACATCAGTTAGCCTTTCAAAAACCCACTGTGCATCTGGTGGGAACAGCCAAGATATTTCGCTATCTCTAACGGTTTGATCTTCTCCCCTAACTATTCCAGAATTAAAGTTTTTAGAATTCCCTAATTCAATAATTTTTGCGCATTCGTCGGGACTAAACACATTATTCCAATAAGCCCAATTTTGCACATGTTCTGGCTTAAGTGCCCATGTTGTTAAAAGTCTGTCTTTGCTCATATGCCTATCCTTGGATATACTGTAATATCAAATGCTATTGATTGCCGTATCCCTGTAAATTCTTGCGGCGGAACACTATGCATCAAATATGAAGGGAATAATATTAAAGTTCCTTCCTTAACAGGAATCCACCATGTTGAAGAATTACTTGTATTATATGTTTTTATATTTTTAAATTTTTGTCTAAAACCATAGTCTGCAGGATTGTGAAAAATAATTTTTCCAGATTCTCCGGGACAATTTATATAATAAGTTCCGCTGTATGAATATCCATAATGGGAATGTGGAGTTAAGTTCCCGCTAGATTCTTGTTCATTTAACCATATGTTTGGAATGTCAACTTCGTAACAATCATCAAGTCCGTTAGCTTGCATGAACTCAATGGTTGTTTTTTTTATAAAATTTATTAAAGGTCCAGTCCCATCAAAATTTAAAAAATTCCACCCTATATTTGCGTGGCCTGGGGAATACTCTTTTAATGTAGTTCTAAATCCGTTTTCTTCGTAATCATATTTGGGACAAGAATCAAATAGAGATTTACCGTATTCAATAAATTCAGTGTTAATGCAAGTATAGATAGGTATAGGAAATAACTGATGTATCATCTTATATTAGGTCCAGTTAACCATATAGAAATTGATGAACGAGTGCCTTTAGTGACGGGAGTAACGCGATGAGGAATCCATCCTGGAAATATTAACAGGGTTCCTGCGTTGTCCAATTGATGTATATGTCGAGGTCCGCCACTTAGAAAAAGTTCAAATTTGCCGCCTTCGTAAGGTTCAGTTGAAGTGTTTAATATTACAGTTAATTTTGTATCATATATTTCATTTATATGACCGTCATAATGCCAATCATATTCGCCTTGGTTTTCTTCATGATACTGATTAAAATTTACACATGCCATTTCTCGCATAGTATACATATCAAAACCAAAATATTGTTCATTTATTAGTCTAGCATATTCTTCTAGTTTGCCAAGATATTTTTTAGCATCCTTCCAATGAGCTAATCGTACATTAGCAGTTTTAGTTGCACCTTCTGCAGGATTATGAAATAATTCACACTCTGCATGGTCTCTTATTAAATTATCATTTAATTCTTTACATTGTTCTACAGTAAACATAGAAGCGTGCCAATATTGATATTTCATAGTTATTCCGGTTGTAATTCAGCGTACACTGATAAGATAAATCTTGATTTGCCGTCCGGACATACTTGTCCTCGATGTGTATGAGTCCAAAATGTAGGAAAAATTATCATCCTTCCTTTTTTAGATAAAATTACTTCTCCATTATAGAATTCAGTTCCACAATTATGATTAGACAAATATACCAATGCACATAATATACGATAGGGATTTTTATATTCGTGTTCATGATGCCATCCACTAAAAGAATAGGATGGCGGAAAATGCTTAAATGCATAAGGTTGCATTAGCCAACGAGTATTTGTTAATTTTAATTCTGGATATAAATTAACATAATCTGCTACAATTTTTGAATTTAATTTATTTAAAATTTCTGCAATGTTGGGAGTTATGAACGGATAGTTAAAGTAATTACTTTCATATCCTAAATGAGTATTTAGATGATTGTCAAATGGAATTGAAACACCCTCAATTATGAGGGTGTCACATTCTTGTTCTGCAAGAGCATTGTCAATTGTTAGAATATTTTGCATACAACTATGTATGCCTAATACTGACTATCTCTTATTTTTCTGGGTCAACATCAGTCCAATTTTTGATGTCTTCATGCCACCACCACATGCCAGTTGTAGGCATTGGAACCGGTGGTTCCCAGTTACAAGTGTTTTCATCTAGTATCCAAGATGGATATGGTTGTGGATGATAAAATGCATCTCTATCTTTATCATAAATCATGCCGCGAGTCGCCATATTTTTTCTATGGAGTGCTGTGCCGCCAGATCCATGCCATGTTTCTAGCCATGTTCCACCATGGACAGCCGCTTCTTCTGGAGTAGCGACTATTACTTGTGTTACGACGTTATTTTCGTCTAGTTGTGCTGAATATCTAATTATGCTCATATGTAGTACCTTATAATAACTGCTCCCTGGCAGCCTCCGCCACTGTATCGTTGATCTCCACCAAGTCCACCGCCACCTGATCCAAATGTTTGACCATCACTAGGTCCGGTTTGACCAGAACCTAAACCTCCATTGAATTCTAATGATGCATGGCCGCCACCGCCTTGACCGCCGGGCCCAGGCCATGTCATAGCTGGCCCTTGGACTCCGCCGCCGCCGCCTGCGGCAACCATATACCCTAATTCTGCAATCATAATGCCGGGCCCGCCTCGGCCGCCGCCTGGACCAGCACCAGAATTCACTGCTGAATTTCCGGCTCCACCTGCGCCGCCACCTCCGGCAGCAACATAATTACCGCTAGCGCCGCTAATTGACCCGTTGACATAATTAATACCGTTACCTCCGGGATAACCTTGTCCTGGTGTACCTGCACCACCTGCGCCGGTGCCATAACTGCCGCCTCCTCCTGAACCATACGACCCACTGCCTCCGTGAGCTGTACTATTTCTATTTCCTTCACCGTTGCCACCTCCACCTCCATAAGCGGTAATTGTAGTTCCTGCATAGGTGAATGTAGTGTTGTTACCGTCACTGTAAGTACTGTCAGTTGGGCCGTATAATGCCGCGCCACCTGCGCCCACCGAATATGTTGCTGTGGCATATGATGAATTATAGTTAAATGTAGTCCAATTAAGAACGCCACCAGAGCCACCGCCACCTGCAGCTGTTCCAATTCCGCCAGCAGCTCCACCACCAATTAATAGGACATCCCATGTAGTAAGGCCACCAGGAACAGTCCAAGTAGTGCCACTAGTTAAAACAACTACTCGCTTACTACTCATGTTTACCCAACCTGTACCGTTATAATATTCTGCAAAACCTGTTGTAGAATTATGTCTTAACATACCAACCGTTGGGGATGGTCTATTACCTGTTGTATCAGACGGTAATAAAATACCTTCGTTGCCTAATGATGTTGATGTGTTTGCCATATGTTATCTCAGTTATAATATCTAATAACGACTGCGCCTTGTGCGCCTGCACCTGAAGGAAAATTCCAATCACTGCCACATCCGCCACCGCCTGCACCAAATGCTTGCCCTCCGGTCGTAGCATAAGAACCATACCCGGTAGCATTACTACCTGTACTTGTGCCGGGTCCGCCCCCGCCAAGTCCGCCTTTCCCCGCCCATTGACGAGCTTGCGTTCCGCCACCGCCACCACCAGCTACTGCAAACCCCAATTCAGGAATAAAAATACCTGGTCCGCCGCCGCCGCCACCATAACTGTCTCCGGTATTGCCAGGACCGCCCGCACCACCGCCACCTGATCCTATCCACGGGTTAGCTTGATTTGTTCCTGAACCGCCGGGGTAACCTTGGCCTGATGTTCCCGGGTTTGAGCCGCCTGACCCATATGATCCGCCCCCACCCGAACCAAATGTTCCTGATTGGGTTGTGTTTCTGTTACCTTCTCCCTGGCCGCCACCTCCGCCATAGGCGGTAATTGCAGAACCTGCATAAGTGAATGTAGTATTGCTTCCGTTGTTATAGATTGTATCGTTTGAACCACTAATACCTGCACCACCTGCACCTACTGAATATGTTGCTGTAGTATATGAAGAGTTGTAGTTAAAGGTTGTCCATTGTAGTACTCCGCCAGCACCGCCTCCACCAGCAGCTGTTCCAATCGATCCAGCACCTCCACCAGCAATCAGCAACACATCCCATGTAGTAATTCCTGGAGGTATAGTCCAAGTAGTACCGCTAGTTAATACAACAACTTGTTTATTTGCTCCGGTGACCCAACCGGTGCCATTATAATATTCAGGAAACCCTGTTGTGGTATTAATTCTATGTTGGCCAGCAGTACCTGTTGGTCTGTTTGTTGTTGTATCTGCTGGAAAAGTAACTGCTTGGTTACCTAAAACTACCGAATTGTTGACTGGAATTGCCATAGTTTATATCCTTTACAGTATATATCGTATTACAACACAACCCTGGTACCCAGCTCCAGTTGCACAATAGTCACTGCCACATCCACCTCCGCCTGCACCAAATGCTTGCCCGTCTTCAGCCCATAGGTAGCACCCGTTACCGTATCCTGGATTAGCTGCAGTACCGTCTTCATATGTGGAAGATCCCCTGCCACCACCACCTAAACCACCGACTCCGCCAGTTTGAAAGCCTTGTTGGCCACCCCCACCCCCACCACATACTGCCAAACCTAATTCAGCAATAAAAACTCCATCCCCGCCTTTACCAGGTCCGTAAGGATTGTTGCCTTGAGCTCCAGCGCCTCCAGCGCCTCCACCTCCGCTACTTGGCCACGGATTAGCTTGATTTGATCCGGCACCTCCCGGATAACCTTGACCAGATGTTCCAGGTGTTGCCGAACCAGTTCCGTAACTGCCGCCTCCACCTGAACCAAATGTGCCAGTACGACTAGTATTTCTTTGTCCTTCACCGTTACCACCACTTCCGCCATAGGCAGTGATTGTAGTTCCTGCATAGGTAAATGTGGTATTGCTTCCGTCATTCCAGGTCGTATCTGTAGTACCAAATAAAGAAGCACCACCTGCACCTACTGAATATGTTGCTGTGGCATATGAAGAGTTGTAGTTAAATGTAGTCCAATTTAATAATCCGCCTGCACCACCACCACCACCACTTGATCCAACTCCGCCTGCTCCGCCACCACCAATTAATAGGACATCCCATGTTGTAAGACCACTAGGGACTGTCCAAGTTGTTCCACTTGTTAGCACTAGCACTTGTTTATTAGCTCTAGTAACCCAGCCTGTGCCGTTATAAACTTCAATAAAATTAGTAGTAGTATTGAATCTAGTCATTCCGGCAACAGGACTAGCTGGCCTATTTGTAGTCGAGTCTGAAGGAAGGGTAATTGATTCATTACCTAATACTGTGTAATTATTTGCCATTGATTATACCTTTTAACGTCTCTACTTCTGCTCGCAACTCTTTAATTGCTTCAATTAATAGTGGAGCAAATCTATCATATTGGACTGTTAAATATTTACTGTCAATAGGTGCTGGTGGTACAATTTCTGGCAAAACTTTTTGTGTACTTTGCGCACTAACACCAACTTCGCGTTTTACAGGATATCCCAATGCTTGTGCTGTTTCATTAGCTTCATAATAGAATCCTTCTAATGAACATACTTTATCTAAGGCGTTTTCAATTTGACCTAAACGAGTTTTTAAATTGTCATCTGAATAGTAAGCTGTTATTTGTCCAGTAGCACGGATTTCGCCTGATGTGCCGCTTGCTGATGTACCAACACCTAAGCTAGTTGTTTGCAGGTTAGTTAAAATGCCAACTGAAGTAATTGATGTTTGTGCAGCTGTGTTGATTGTTCCAGTAAATGATGTTGCTGTTACAGATCCACCAAAATTAGCCGCTCCACTTGCGCCTAACCCGCCAGTGATGACCACAGTACCAGTACCAGTAGTTGTACTAGCAGTACCTGCTGAAAATGTAACTTGCCCTGTAGCAGTTAAAGCTAAAAAGCTACCTGCAGCTTTTGTAGTTCCTCCGACAGTTACATTATCCATTGTACCTGTACCAGTACTTGTTAATGTAATTAACCCACCTGTAAGACTACTTGCACCGTTGACTGTTAATGCACTAGTTACAATGGGTCCACCATCTTCATTTAAAATAATATAGTTTGTGCCGTCTGACACAATTTCAATTGTTGCTCCAGCTGGTAGTGTTTGGCTTGATGTGCCACTTGACCCGCTACCGTTAAAAACACCTGTAGGGCTAGCAAGTGTTATTACGCCGCTAGTTGAATTGAAAAATTGTTGTAGTTGTCCCGGAAATGATGCAGGGGGCGGAACAGTAACCGTATACGGAGCTGTTCCAGTTAACTCAGTAAATGCTCCTGAGTTAGGTGTCGCAATAGTAGCAGTTGTACTAATGCTACTGCTTGTTTGTGTCGAGTTATATCTTGCCATGTTTTAGTCTCACAGTGGTATTCAATGTATTTATCGAAATACTAGCTTTACGCTTTATGGCTTTAAGAAAGTGCCAATATTAGATATTTATCTTAGCGTAAGCCCTGTGAGCACTAACACATGTTATTTGTAAGTTTTGTCTTGCCAAAATTCCTTGCGATATCCGCCTATAATATGTGTTTCATGTTGCATACGCTGACGTTCTTGATCTAGCAAATCTTGTTCAGTTTCGCCGACAATTTTACTGGTCCAATGATCTCTAGAAAAGGGAATTATTTGACAAAGTGGGTCACCTTTTTTAATTTCTAGGGTGGTGTATTTTTTCATTACAATAATAAAATGTACACGCTGATAAAACACATCGGTGTCAACAACACCTTCGTAGACTTTGTGATTTAGTTCAGGGCGCCATTTAGGATTAGTAATCAGGGTGCTAGTTCCCTCACTGGTCTTTATAGTCCAGGGGGTAATAATACGGATAAACACCTTCTCGTCTGTGGAATCAAATTGATATTTTTTACTCATTTCTGGCGAGAAAATATCAAACATAGGCGGTTTCCAATTAGTTTCAACCGTATTTTGTCCGTCTTGTTTAAGATGTATGGAAAAATCACACCATGAAGGAACTACATATCCTAGACTAAATGCATCTATGATACCAGGACATGTTTTCATAGAAACATTTCCTGCTACCGAGTCATTGTTTTCGTCGGATTTTAATGGCATTTTACTAAACCACTTGGGTATAAATGAGTTTGCAGGTACTGGCTCTGGGATAATGCCAATTAATTTTGGATCTGCTCGGAATTCTATTTGGTGCATGCGTTCTCCACTTTCTTTTTATTATATGATATTATCATAATTATGTCAAGAAAATCTAGTCAATAAAAAACCCCACCAAAAGTGGGGTTGTTTATATATAAGAAAAATTAAGCGTAGGTTGCGTTTTTAAATCTAGCAATTTCGCGAACTAGATATTCATAGCAAACAGTATAAATGTCCTTGGCTTCAAATGTGCTAGGCACATAATAACCATGTTCTTCAATAGGTGCATTTCCTGCATCTGCTGATGCTTTATCAATAAATGTTTCAGTTCTAAACTGAATACTGTGTGTACCACGAATAGTAGGTACTGCATCCGGTGTTAGCGGAGTATTATATGTCGTCTGACGAAATACTTTAACGTCTGTTACACGAGTGTAGCTCTGTGGAGCTGGAACATTAAATCTATTGTCTGACCAATCTACGATAAGTGCCATGTTAAAAATCCTTATATAATTTATTTATCTCTTTTTACAGCAGGGCTATTTGGTATTTACCAGTAATACTAGTCACTGGGCTAAAATAGTTAGATAGCCATTCTACATCAAATGTTGTTGTAACATACCCACCAAAACTTGCTATTACGGGGTATGTATAGTAGTCAGTATCCACAGTATTTCCGCTACGGGTTATAGTGCCCAGGCTTAGGGAAGCAGTAGGGCCGCCAGCTACTGAAATTGGATTGTATTGATAAGGAGTCCAATTTCCGCTGGCAGATCCGTCACTGTTATAAAAGTAGTCACCAAACCCTGATCCTAGATAGCTGTAACCTCGTATGTAGACTCGGATACTGTTTTGACTCCAGCCGTAGTTAGGTGTGGCTGTTAATATGGTATATGTACCACTGCCGCTACCGCCCGGGCTTCCGATATTTTTTGTTGCTCTGCGATATACATTTCCGCCACGGGTTATTGAAGGCATTTCTGTCCAACTGTTGCCAAGACTATATGCAAATGATTGCTGTACATCAGGTACTTGCATCTCGCCAGAACTAGTCCAAGCAAACACCGACCTAGTACCATCATTAAATGTAACTGAACTACCGTCACTGGTAACGGTGCCAGGCGTTGATCCTATGTTTAAACTCATAATTAATCTCGTTTAATAAAATACTATTTGGTAAGGTCCGGTAATACTAGTTACTGGACTAAAATTAAACCATTCTACTTCAATACCTCCACCCGCCCATGAAGACATGCTTAACTGTATGCTACAGTTAACGCGGCTAGCATCGTCATATGCGCTAGTACCGGAGACAGGAGTATTATCTGTAATAGTTGGAGTGTTTAGGCCAACGCCGCCTGACGGTCCTTGTAGCGTAAATAATTGACATTTGTAATCGCCGGCAGTTGACGATATCATATACTTGGCCTGCCCGGCGCCTTGATAATAGTTATTGTAAAGTGTAAATGTACAGTAGTAAGAGGACCATCCATGGTTAGGAGTTATGGCAAACATAGTTTGATTATAACCTGGGGATCCACCACCTGCTAGATTAGTTTTGTACATTTTATATGTAGTACCAAAGCCTTTGATTTCAGAAGTTGAATATTGCCAACCATTACCAAATGAACGACTAGTTGGGTACAGGCCAGTAAGTGTCGGCTTGCCTGTTGAATCTGTTGTGAAGTAATTAGTTGATGCTGAATTAGCAACTGTAAAATTACCGCTACCATTACCGCTTAACGATGCACCATTAATATTAATACTCATTGTTTATTTCCAATTATAGTAAAGCAACTTGCCATTTACCAGTGATACTACTAACAAGGCTTTGCACGTTTTGATCAAATTCTAATTCAACACAAACACCTGAATATGCCGCCACATTATAAGACAAGGTCACATCATAGTATCCACTATCTGGATAACCACCTACCTGCGTTTGTGTGCCTAGTGTAGGCGCGGTTGATCCTTGATATCCACCAGTCGGTGTTTGCCATGTGGCAATAGCCTGCGAGTATGAACCGCCGCCGCAGTAGATCAACCAAGAGCCTATGCCTAGCCCGTTATATCGATCGTTGGTTATTGTCATCTTCATAAAGTATTGAGTCCACCCGTCCGACGGGGTAAATCTAAATATTGGGTAATTTACTGCCGAGCCGCCTGTGGTGAATATTTTACTAACACGCATGAGCGTAGGAGTATTACCACCCACATAGTATTCGTCGTGAATATTCCAGCTAGTGCCGCCAGGAGCAGATCTACCAGTGACGTTCCACTGACCCATGCTAACATCGCCGCTTGAATTAGAAGATAATAATGTTGTGCTTGAACCAGATGCAGTTCCCTGTACCGTAAAACTAGTACTACCGCTGCTCAGTGTGGTTCCGTTTATGTTAAAAGCCATTTATGCGTACTCCGCTGTATTATAACTATTTATCACTTTAGACTATCATCAAGTTTTCCAGCTGTTAAATATGCTGTTAATATAGGATCCCAACATGAAAGTGAATCGAGTCAAAGAAATTTGTATTGTAGGAGGCGGAACTGCTGGCTGGCTTACAGCGGCATTTATCAAGCGTAATTTGCCCATGATAAATTTAACCTTAATTGAAAGCCCAAATATTCCTACTGTAGGAGTTGGCGAAGCAACCATATTAAACTTTGATAAATTTTTAAAATCATGTGGATTTGAAAAAGCAGAATGGATGCAGGCTGCAGATGCTGTATACAAGGCCGGTATTTTTAGTCCTAATTGGCGAGGAAACGACATTAATATTTGGCATCAATTTAGTCAGACTCCCAAGCAAGATCACTTTACCACAGCAGTTGACCTATTTTACAACACAGATTTCAGTGATGAATCATACTATCAACTAGCGCAGATGGACTATGATACTTGCGTATTGCACAACAAAATCCCCAATGCCGATCAGATGGCCTTTCACCTAGATGCTGTAAAACTTGCTAACTGGGTTAGTTCAAAAGTTGCACCCCACATTAAACATTATCAAGAAAATGTTGAAAATGTCGTAGTTGAGGACGGTGTAATATCTAAGATATTTGTCACTAATCTCGGCGAAGTCACAGCAGATTTGTTTATCGATTGTACTGGATTTAAACGATTGTTGTCTGGAGCCCTTCCTGGCAGTGAGTATGTTAATAAATCTTACTGCTTACCTAATAATGCGGCCATTGCAACTCCTGTAGAATATGAAAATCCTGAAACAGAAATGAAACCTTATACCACTGCTCAGGCCATGGAACATGGTTGGATGTGGAAAACTCCGATTCAGACAAGAATAGGCAGTGGATTGGTCTACAACAGAGATTTGCTTGACGAGCAAGGCGCTATTGATTTGTTTGTACAACACTGGGGAGAAAAGCGTTTAAAGACTGGTGTTTTTAATCGTATCAAATGGGAACCAGAATACAATGCTTGCAATTGGCGTGGCAATGTTGTTAGTATAGGACTGGCTAGTGGATTTTTAGAACCCTTAGAAAGTACTGGCCTCGCACTAATCACCGACGGTGTTGTCCTATTGCACAACATGATATCTAAATTATTTTACACACAGACCGAACGAGATATTTTTAATAATAGACTAGAACTGTTATACGACGATGCCACTGATTTTGTGGGGCTACATTATATGAATAATCAAAGATCGAGTGTATACTGGGATCAAGTCCGTGCTAATTGGCGCCCTAGCGAAACTCTGCAAATGAAAATAGATCTTCATCAGGAAGATCTAACAAGACCTCAAAGCACAAATGATTATTTAATATTCGGTCATCACAGCTGGAACATCTGGTTACACAGTGTCGGTATCAAAGGTAAACCGACGCCTATACACACTCCTGTGGTAAAAGACATGTTGATTAATTTCTATTTAAAACATAACAAGTATCAGCACACTAAATGTCCAACAAATTATGAGATTATGATGCAAAATAAGGAAACTATTCTTCACAAACAGTTTCCTTATGAGCTTGCTAGCGGATTAAAAGTTTAAAACTGTACGCCTTTTGGTGGAGCTGTTGATGGATCCACTTCTTGTGTTAAAAATTTATAAACTTTTCCGTTTTTGTTATTGTACAGAAACAGATCTTCTTCACCTTCAACAATAGTGTAATCACCAATACCATTGCTCAATGCTAAGTCGTTTGTGTAGACTGTGCCCCAACGCAAACTTGATGTTCCTAGACTTTGTCCGCCTGAACTGTTTGGCACAGGAGCTGATGCCCATTGTCCACTGCTGTTGATTGAAAATGCGCTTGAATTTCCAACTACTAAACTAGTCAAAGTACCTAGACTAGTAATATTAGGTTGCGATGCAGTTTGTATAGTTCCAGTTAATGGTCCACTTAAACTTGTTGCCGACAATGCTTGGAAACTCGAACTGCCTGCACTTACTGTCATACCGCTAGTAAAAGTAACAGTACTACTTGCTCCCAAGGTTGTAAAAGATCCAGTAGATCCACTAATGGCCATGTTGCTAATAGATCCGGCAGTTGCTGGGCTGATTGTTACAGTGCCAGTTCCTGATGGACTAATAGTAACTGTGGCATTTGCCGGACTCAATGTAACAGTACTCGTTGCTGAAATAGTAGTTGCGGCTAGTGCGCCGCCATCTTCATTCAGAATAATGTAGTTTGTACCGTCACTTACTATTGTAATAGTAGTACCTGTTGGGAATGTTTGAGTGGAGGTGCCACTAGATGCACCTCCAGCAAATACTCCACTCGGTGTACTAAGTGTTAGTGTACCGGTACTTACATTATAATAAGTCTGTGTCTGGCCAGGATACAATGTTGGGTTTGGCAATGTAACAGTATAAGGAGCGGTGCCGGTTAATTCGGTAAATGCTCCCGAGTTTGGTGTACTAATATTTGTAGTAGTACTTACACTGGTAGATGCCAAGGATGTATTGTAACGAGCCATATTATTTTCCTATTTTTAATATTTATCTATTATATTAGGATGTACTTGTTTCAATACCGTAAACAGTAACGTTAACGCCGGTGTTTGATACCCATACCCAGACATAAGGACTTACGTTTGTGCTGTTAGCTGCAACTAGTCCAGTACGCTCAAAGACACCGTTACCAATGATGGTAGTTCCATACTCAATAAATTCCTGAGTAGTCGGTGCGCTTGACGAGTTGCTGATAGCTAATCTAACCGTAACCGCTGATGCGTTTGTGTTTGTAAAACTGACGTTAAACACTGAATAGTTATTAGCCGGAACGGTATAAACTAAAGTGTTTGTTGATGCTGAAGGCGCTGTGTTGCCTAATCTTCCTGTTGCCATGTTATATAATCTCCATTATCTTTGGAAGAAGAACTGTAATGCCACTGGAGCGCCGTCTATGCCGCCAGTAAAGTTCATCTTTGCTTTTACAATAATACCAGTACCTTGTATGGTGCTAGTAATTGTGTTTCCTGATACATTTATCGAACCCGATGTTAACGAGTTAACATTTAATGAGCTCTGACCACCACCAATCTGTGATGTTATGTAACTTCTAATTGCTCGTTGTGTAGGTAATATGTTGTCACTGTTAGCAGTAAAATACGGATCTGTTGAGAACTGTGTAATAACTGCTGAACCTGTACCAACGCTTACTGAACCCAATTGCAATGATTGTAAACCTGATAAATTAAATGCGCTAGCATTCAATGTTGCTGTACCTGTTGCCTGTTGAACTGCAAACAAGTTACCGACGTTGAAGTTACCGTCTTGGTCAGTACTTGTAAAGAACACACGACCACCATAACTACTTAATGTTTGATTTGACTGTATTGCAGAAGCAATGTTTACATTAGGATAGTTTGTGGTTGTTTGATTTCCGGTACCAATGTACAAGAAGTCATGTCCAGTTAAACGAACCTGGCTATACTTCAGGCGTGTTGTAATTTGTGTTCCGTGTGCTGGAGCCAAATACACACTTAATGCAGGGTTAATCTGGAATGTTGCTGAATAATTACCTAAAGAACCTACTAAATTATTCACCTGTACTAGTTTGTAGTAACTGGTTGTACCTGTAATAGTAGCAAATGTGACGTTAGCACCCGCTGTTGGTGCAGAATACAATCCAGTTACATTAACAAAGTTACTTGCCTGATAAATGTCACTGTATCCGTCACCTGCTACTGTTGTTGTAGCAGTGGCATTATTGGTACCTCTGTTGCTGAAACTTGGGTTACCAAGAACACCAGTACCTGTTCTAACACGAGTAGGTGCTGTAATAGTTTGGTTAGGATCAGTTATGGTAATAATCGGACCTGTAGTGTATGTACCGCCAATACTTGTGGCAGCAGTTAGCGCAGTTCCAGCTGTTGCTGAACTTGTTGTTGATACTGCAAAACTATTGGTTGTTGCACTTAAACTGCCAGGTACAATATAGTAAATTGTATTAGCTGTTAAACCTGCAGCTGTAGCATTTTGGAATTCTACAGGTTGGCTTACATAAGCATTTTCAACTTGATCAACAATTACAATACTTTGTGTAGTTGCATTTACAGTCAATGCTGATGTAGTACCAACTGATGTTGCTGATCCGCCTACAGATGTTGATACTGTTAGTGTAGTTCCACTTGCAGAAACAACATAATAAATTGTACCAGCAGTTAAACTACCAACGTTACTTGCAAATGTAATTGGTTGGTTAGCTACTACCCCACTAATTGATGCAGAAACTGTAATGTTATTACCGCTTGAACTATTTACAACCATAGTAACTGGAGCATAAGATGTTGTAATTGCACCTTTAGCGTATCCACTACCTGGTTCGATCATACGAATCTCACTTAGTGCATTGCTTACTACTTTGGTACGAGCCTGTGCTGTTGCGCCTGTGTGTGCGCTAGCAGCTACAGTACCACTAGAGTTGCTGACAGCGACAAATAATGGGTTACCGTTGATGTTGCCAAATGTTGCACCTGCCCAGTTTGTCGAACTTCCTGGAGCAGTTCTAACAGTCCAGTTAATACCTTCTGGACTTGTAGCCCAAACAGTACCTTGTGCTATAGCTAGGAATAATCCTTGACCATATGTAATCTTAGTCCATGTGTTGCTTGAGCTTAGGATACTTGTCGATGCACCTGAAGCACTTGGTGCTACAGTCCATGTTGTACCATAGTCTAAGCTATATGCAATCTGTCCTGCTGATCCCATTGCAACAAAACGACCATTACCGTAAGTTATGCTTACAAATGTAGTATATGATCCGGCAATAGTTCCGCCTGCGGTCCATGTGCTACCGTTATAAACTGATGTGACACCTGTTGATGCTAGTGCAACAAACACGCCTGCACCAAACGCAATGCCTACCCAGCTACCGCTACCTAATGTTCCTGGTGCTGTAGAACCCCAAGTACTACCATCAGTACTGGTAGTTCCGCTTGATGCACCACCGACTGCTACCCATAATGGTGTAGCTGTAATGACACCAAAAGCAATTGATGCAAAGTTGCTGGCAGGTAATGATGTTGCACTAGCTGTCCAAGAACTACCTAATCCAAGACCTGTAACAGTTTGGTATGCGGCATTAGTGCTTGCACCTGAAATTGCCACAAATTTAGCATTTGTGTCAGTTATAGTTATCAACGGTGTTGTTGTATATCCGTAACCTGCTGTTGAAATTGCAATACTGCTTACGCCTGTGTTGGTTAATGTAGGTGTACCAATTGCAGTTGTACCTACATAAGTTAGTGTTGCAGTACCGTTACTTTGTGAACCGCTGGTAAATGATGGGCCAGTTGTTGTAAATGTTCCGCCAACAGTGGCTTGGTACCAATTCTTAACCCCAGTTGTTACATAGTAGTAGTAGTTGTTTAATGTTGCTGTACCACTAGAAGTCCATGCACTACCAGTAAATGGATCTGCAATGGTTACTGTAGGATTACTTGAGTAGTTTCTACCCCATGTAGTCATTGTAATTGCTGTTACTACGCTAGTATTAGCTGTAACTGTAGGTGCGCTTGAATAGTTGCTGCCTGGAATTGTTACAGTAACTGATGTAATTGCACCGTTTAAAACTGCGCAAGTTGCTGTAGCGCCAGAGCCGCCGCCGCCACTAAACACAATGGTAGGAGTAGTAGTATATCCATATCCGCCAGCATTAATTGTAACGCTGACTACTTGACCTGCACTAGTACCAGTACCTAATACTGCTGTTAAGCTAGCTGATCCTCCACCTAAACCACCAACGGTTACTGTTGCAGCAGCACCTTGTCCACCACCATAAACAACATCAGTCCATGTTTGACTGCTTGGTAATGCACCAGCAGTTGTCCATGATTTTCCGTCTACTGAATATGCAGTGTTAGTTGAACCGCTTGCTACGGCAACATAGTTGTTGGATGCAAATGTCGCAGCTTTCCATGTTGCTGATGCTGGCAATGTTCTGCTAGTTGCAGCATATCCAGGAGCAGTATATGAAATACGAGGTTCAATAATGTATGTTGTAGTCAAGTTTAAAGATGATGCTATTGCTGTTCCAGGAACAACATGATCCCAACCTGCGGCATATAATGATACTGACTGTGCAGTAGTTGTTGTAATTGCTGTAGTTAGTGCTGCACCACCACTTGATGTTGCCACATTAAATGTCGTTGCACTAGCAATTGCCTGTACAAAATACACAGTGTTAACAGTTAGTCCGCCAACTGTGGAAGCCACATAGAATGGCATGTTAACATATAAAGTTGCTGTACTAGCCACTGTAACAGTTGATGGAGTACCTTGTGTAGTAGCAGTAATAGTCAAAGTAGTAAACGATTCTTTGCCAATCAGCGCAGATTTAGTACCGCTGTTATAGTTGTAAATGTAACCGTATTGTCCAACACCAGAACCAGCAGTTAACAATACTCTCATTCCGGTGTATGTATTGCTTAAGCCTGTATCAGCTGCGGCAATTACAATGCTGTAATTATTGCTGTTACTACCTTGTGAAGTATTAGCGGCTGTGATATATCCAGCACCGCCATAACCGTTACCGTTGTTAAGGTCAATTAAACGAGTTTCATATACAGCAGCATCGCGATATTCGTCACCAATAGCAGTTGCATTAAAACCACTGCCGTTAATCACATAGGCTGCATTTGAATATGCTGTACCAGCATTTGCATATTCTACACGATAAATTGCGTTTGCTGCATCTGTTACAGTGTTTGTAATATATGCTTGGTTAGCACGATTGTTTAAGTTAGCATAAAGTGGAGTTTCATATGTGTCAACACCTTCTGCAATAACACCGTATGTACCATATGAACTATTACCGTTTGTAGCACGGATACGACCGCCTAGTTCTGCAAGGTAACCCGAGTATCCATAGTAGTTAAACACTGAAACTAGTTCAGTTAATGAGCCAGATCCTGTACACCACACACCGATACCATCTGATAAAATTGTAGTAAAGTCGTTTTTAACCATTGACTTATTACCGCCTGCATGTAACGATGCATCAATCTTAGCACCAGTACATGCTGTACCAAACATAGTAACGTTTTGACTGTAGTGTGAGCGTGTATTCACCCATGCATTTGAGTCCCATGGTCCAAATCCTGGATCAAGTGATACAAACGCACCAGCTGTTGGGCGTTTTGTGCCATAGCTATTGGCTGCAGTTAATGTTCCTATTAGTCCATTTAAAGTACAATTTCTTAATCCAGAAGCGTTACGAACTAAGAACATGTTGCTTGTTTGTGAACCATTGATAGAATTGTATAACACTTGTGCATAGCGCAAGCTTCTATAATTACCGGTGTACTGCAAATCGTAAATAATACCATTTAAGAAATAACCAATATCACTTTGTGCAAATGCTACACTAAATGTATATACAACAGTCATTGCAGGACTTGCTACAGTTGTTATGGTAAACACGGTTCCATTAGTTGCTGTACCAGTAATACTGCCAGTCGCTGCCGACAATGTTATGCTTGACCCGCCTGCTGAAGTACTTAAAGTAATTACTCCAGAACCATTAGTGCTTTGAGTGATAATGTTGGTAATGTAATATGTTGTACCAGATGTGATACCACCTAAACTACCGGTAAACACAACAGTTTGACCAACTGCTAAGTTAGTTGTTGAATAGACTGTTACATAGTTTGTTGTTACTGCCGTTGCTGTTGCTGTTACAGCAAAAGTTGGACTTGTGCTAACTGTAAACGATGTACTTGACGGCACTGTCATTACATAATAAGTTGTTCCAGAAACTAAATTGCCAACAATCGAAGTAGCAGTACCGGTCATTGTACCAGATGCAGTTATTAACTGGAACGCAGAACCTCCGCCTGTGTTGCTCACAGTAATATGTGTGCTGTCAGGTATAGTTGAAACATAATATGTAGTACCTGCTACAATATTACCAAATGTTGTACCTGAAAACACAATTGGAGCTCCGGTAACTAGACCAGTTGTAGAGTTAACGGTAATTTGATTCGGTCTTGTACCGTCTGTTGACACCGTTGTTGCAGTAGCAGTGATTGTTATTGGACTAGCTGTAAATTGTACGCTGTCGCCAACTGTTAAATTGTGTGCTGCACTAGTATTAACTACATTACCTGAACTAGCTAAACTACTTACAGTTCCACCAAAGTTAGCAGTTAACCATGCTGTAGATTCAGCTTTCAAGAACGGAATGTTAGCACGAATGATTTCAGCACCGTTAATAGTAGTTAAGGTATTATTATATGTTGTTTGCCCAGCAACTTGTGTAGTGTATCCGCTGATTGAACCACCATTTGACATAAAGTTATTAATATCGTCAACTAATGAGCTAGCTTGTGCAACTGCACCACTAGCCGCAATGGTCTTGGCTTTATAGGCTAAGAAGTTAATCATGCCTAGTTCAGCTGTTAGTTGGCTAGAAATAACTGTTTGAGCTGATGTATTTGTAAATCCAAATAGATAAGCATAGTATCTACGGTTGACAATTTGCGTAGCAAAGTTGCTGCCAAACACTAAGTCATAACTTAATGCATCAACAATATAGCCAATGTCTCGTTGGCAAGTTGCAACTACAAAATTTAGTGATTGATAGTACTTTTGTACCCATGCACTTCCGTCTAATTGAATCTGTGAGCGAGCTGCTTGTAAGTTTGTGAAGCTTGTTTGTAGTATAGCTGTTGATGAGCCTGTATACGGTGTAACTGTTGAAGGAGCTGCGCCAGTGTTAATCCATGTATTGATCACTGCTACGCAGGCTGTTGCAAATGTTCCTGCACCTGCACTACCAGCAGTACCTGTTGTTACTTGCGATTGTGCATTACCGCTTTGGGCAGTAATAGCAGTTTTAGTTACAATGTTTGCAATTTCTGATTGTAAGAATGTCAAACTTGCAAGATATGCTGCTTTTGATGCTGATGAAATAGTTAAATTGTAGTATGAATAGTATGCGCTACCTGCAATAATACTTTGTGTATTACCACCATAGATCATATCATAAACCACAGCATCTAAAATAAATCCAATTTGTGTTTGGAAGTTGGTTTGCCCTGATGATCCTAATCCTGTCCAAACACTTGAATAGTTGTTTTGGAAATATTGTGCAACATCGGCTTTGATAAATGTGTAGTTTTGTAAAATTTGTTTTACACCGTCGCCGTAGTTTGCAGTATTTCCTGTGGCATTTCCAGTTGAAGCATACGCTGTGTTAGTCAATGACGATGTGTTATAGTTTACAGGCCATGGTAAAACATAACTGTTTAATGTGCCTGTACCTGCATTTAACAAACTAATCAATGTAGATGCGTTATTGACTACACTTGAAACAGCACTTGTACCATATGTAAATGACACATTTTGTGAAGTAGTGTTAGTCAATGAAACTGCCGATGATTGATTAGTTACTGGAGTTGCACTAGTAATAGAGAATGTTGTAGTATTAATTACAGTGTTAACATAATATGTTGTTCCACCTGTAATGCCACCAAACGAGCTGGCAAATACTACCGGTGTGCCAACAGTTAACGCCGCAGTGCTTGCAGTTGTTACATAACCAGGTGATCCGCTAGTAGTAGCAGTAGCAGTTAATGTTAATGCAGAATAACTACCAACATCGCCTGCTGGCAATGTAGTAACTTGTGTTGCTGTATTACCGCTAGTAGGAGTAATAGTGGTATTGCTGATCAAACTTGGTAGTAATGACTTGATACGATTTAATGCGCTGGCATTTTTATTGGTAACAGATGTCAATACTGGGTCAGCTGCATATGGTTGAATTACGGTTGAGCGCAATTCGTCGCCTACTATTGCTGTATAGGTTGGTAAGTTGATTGGCAACACTTCGTTGTATGTGCCGGTTTTTACGCTGATAGTTGTATTTGGATTTAATGCTACTGGTATAGCTGTAGTTGTACCTGCTAATAGTCCAGTGGTGATAATGCCTACTAGGTTTTGTGAAATTGTAGTACTACCAGTTTCTGCGGTATATCCTGTTGTAGTATTTTGAATTGCACGACTGCCTACACTAATTCCGTTTAACGATTGATAGTTGTTTGTTGGCGCAGTATTGGCCAATACATTACCAATTAAAGTGCTTAGATATGCATATCCGCCTGCACTTTGTTTTACTTGGTAACTTAAAGTTGTTGTTATAAATGTGCTAACGCCGCTGAAATATGATAGTGCGGCTGCTGTAGTTTTAGCAGTACCACCATGGCCTAGGTCATATATAACTGCATCGACAATAATGCCAGTGTCTCGTTCGCATTTTGCTGAATTGTAGCTTAACTGTGCAACCATAGATCCGCTTCCGCCTGAGAAGCTAGTTGCAGATCCGTTATAAGTTGTACTTACACTGAATGTTGTACTGCCGCCAATGCTAACCACATAGTATGTTGTTGATGCATTTACACCGCCAAATGTAGAACCAGTAAACACAATAGGCATACCAACTACTAAGTTAGCGGTCGATGCTGCTGTGATGGTTGTTGCACTGATGTTTGTAACTGTTGCCTGATATGTATAAACAATGAAGTTTGTAACTTCTTTCATCATGAATTGTTTATTAATCTGTAACAAATATTGAGCTTGTGGATTTTGATATCCTGCTTCAATTTGTTGGCAAGCATACTGAATTGTTTTCCATGGAGTATCAACTGTTAGACCATATGTTGGTGCTGGGCCGTCAACACCTGCTGGGCCAACATAGACTAGGTTGTTGATCAATCCATAGTTTTGCCATGCTGGATAGCCGTTTGTTGAACGCAATACTTGGCCGTTAGTGCCAATTGGTAAGCGAGTTGGACCGTTAGGACCATAGTAGAATGTATCGCCAGCTGTGGTCAGTGTTGCAACTTCGGCTCCTGCAGCTAACAAGTTCCAGTATGTGCCAGTTGTATCAGCATCTGGTCTGTTACCTGATGCTGCTGAATGTGCTTGGACACAAATATAACTATTTGCACCAAAGAATGCAACATCGCCTAAGACATAATTAGTGCCACTGGTCCATGTCACTGAAATACCACTATATGTAAATGTAGCAATAGCACCAGTTGATACTGTTGATACTGTAATTAGTAAATCATTAACTGGACTTAGACCGCCAATGCTGGTTCCTAAAATTTTAATTTGATTAGATGCTGCATATCCTGATCCAGGTGCAGTATTAGTTACTGTGTACACAGTGCCTGTTCTTACCACAGTAAATGTTGCACCATTACCAGTACCGGACACATTAGTACCACTTAGACCAGTGTATGTCTGCGGATTATTAGTCCACTGTAGGCCTGAATTTAATTTGCTCCAATATGTTGCATTTCCTGGTTGTGCAGCAATCGTTGCTGAAACGCTTTGTGCGCTGGTATTGCTTAATGCAAATGCAGAACCACCAGGTGTTAGGCTAACGCTAAATTGTGTTCCAGTAAATCCACTAAGAACATAATATGTTGTTCCTGCTACTAAGTTGCCGACGTTTGATGCGACAGTAACAGACATACCAGTAACAAAACCAGTTGTTGATGCTACTGTGATTAAATTACCAGTACTAGATGTAGCTGTAATTGTTTGTGTTAATGTTGGGCTGTCGATAATTGATAGGTATGTATAACCGTGTAATCTTACAACAGAACCAACTTTGTAGTATGTATTGTTTACCCAGTCGCCTTGGAAACTAAATCCAGTAGTTACCGGAGTCCAATAGCTAGGAGCATTACTCGGTTGTTGGTTAGTATTAATCTGTGTGGCCACATATGAGTAACCGCCATAAGTTACGATGTCGCCTACATTATATGCTGTACTATTAGTCCAAGAATTTAAAAATTCAAATCCGTTTAAGAAAATTTGGAAATAAACACCAGTGCTGTCAATGCTCGAGCTAGAAGTGTGTGGTGAAGTACAAATATATAAGTTAGCACCAGATTTTACAACATCGTTTAATTTATAACGAGTGCTTGCTGCCCATGTGCCAAGGTATGAAATACCTGCATTAAAAGTTTGCCATGCACTTTGATTTTGTTCTAGACCTAACGAAGCAGTACTAGCAGAGACGTGTGCTGTTGCGCAGTAGTATGCGTACCCGCCGTAAGTTACAATATCACCTAAATGATAATAGGTGTTAGTAGCCCATGCGCTGCGATAATTTGTGCCTAATGCAAACTGATCCCAATATGCTATTTCAGCTTCTAGTCCGCCAACTGTGGTTACTGTACCGGCAACTGTTTGGCTACCCGTTGCTGAACTTGTATATGACACAGAGCTTGTTGTACATGCTGTAACAGTAAATGTTCCATTGTATGGACCAGTAGTATTAACACCAGCAACTGTAATAGTTTGGCCAACACTGTACGGTGCCGAACCCTGTGTACTAAATGTAATAGTTGCCACAGTACCGGTACCGCTTGCACCTGTGGTTGTTAATGTTACTGCGCCTGTCGATGCGGCAGAATTATGAGCTGTATTAGCTTGGTATACAATGCCATAATACTTAACCAAGTCGCCTTTGTTATAGTATGTTGATGTTGCCCAGTTGCTTTTCCATTGTTGACCATCAGCAACTAGACTCCAGTAGCTAGGTACAGCATTTAAGTCGGTAGCAAATAAACTTGAACTTGTATTGTTAATCACGCAAATGTAGGTTTTTCCGCCTACTGTAACAACGTCATCAACTACATAGGTGTAATTTGACTGCCATGCACCTTGATAAACAAATTTAATTCTACCTAATAGATATTCTGCCATTTTTTATTCCTTTGATATTATATTTATCTTATCCTAAAACTTCATGTTTGTTAACGGTGAGCAAAGTTCTTAATAAAGAACGCTTGCGCCATCATTCCACCGTCAACGCCGGCATATGGCCCTTGCATGTGTACAGTGACCGGTATTTTTACGCTAGATCCGGGAGTGCCAGCAACTACGGTGCTGCCAATAATATTTGGACCACCAATCGTTACAGTACCGGCTGTAGTGTTTCCAGTAAATGTATTTGAACCGCCCTGGCTTAGACGAGCTGCAAGATAAGTTTTTACAGCTTTTTGTGTTGATAAAATGTTGTCACTATTTGCCACAAAAGTACCGTCAGTACTGAATTGAGTAATAATCACACTTGATCCGCCAACACTAATACCACCCAATGTCAACTGATTTAAACCTTGTAGTCCAAATTGGCTGGCACTAATTGTAACTGTGCCAGTTGCTTGTTGAACTCCAAACAAGTTACCAACTTTAAAGTTTCCGTCTTGGTCAGTCGATGTATAGAATACACGACCGTAGTTGTTTTCAATTGTTTGATTTTGTGGTGACAGCAATGTAGTTCCTGGAACAGGTACTCCTGGGTAATTACTTTGGTATTGGTCCCCGTAGCCAATATTTAAGAAGTCATGGTTGGTAGCACGAACCTGACTGTATTTTTCTCTAATTATCAATGCAGTTCCTGTAGAAGGAGCTAACAATGTGCTCATACTTGGAGAAATTGTCAATAGCGCAGTAAAGTTAGGTGCAGTTGTTCCATATAGTCCAGTAGCACTGGTAACTTTATAAATTGTACTATTGTTACTAATAACCAAATCGTCTCCAGGTCTTGGAAGATTTGACAAATTGTTTATGTACAAGTTATAATTGTTTTGATATTGATCTGCTGATCCAGAGCCATTTACGGCAATACTAGTTCCAGACACTGTGTATCCAGCACCATTAGATACAAATGTTGGGGTAGCTAACACGCCATTTGCTGTTCTTAATGCATAAGGTGCTGTTGAAGTATTGTTTGGATCAAATATACTCAATGTTGGAGTTGAGGTATATCCGCTACCAGGTTCAAACTCATATACAGTTGCCATAGTACCTGCCGATATATTTGGTCGGCCTTTTGTTTGTGCTCCTGCACTAGTAATGCTTCCTGAGTTAACTCCGCCTGTGCCGCCAACAGTTACAAAAATACCAGTATAAGGGACAGTATTCATCACAGCAGTTACTACAGCAGTTGTACCGCCACTAGGTGGTGCAGAAACTGTAATAGTTGGAGTAGAAGTATATCCACTACCTGGTGTAATAATTGTAACTGCGGCAATGCCGCCATTTAATATTGTGCAAGTTGCAGTTGCTTGAACTGTTGCACCACCTCCACTAAATGTCAATGTTGGTGCTGTTAAGTATCCACTTCCTGCAACTCCAATATTGTAACCTGTTACATACGCAGTACCTGTAAAACCAAATGCAGTTGCTGCAGAAGTAATTGCAACGCCAGTTCTAATTTTCCAGAAATTGCCATCCTCACTTGTATAGCAAGTTGCATTTCCAGAATTAACTGCGGTAAACACCCCTTGTCCGTAAGTTATCGAAGTTGCTGTGATTGAGTATGTGCTAGTATACCAAGTTATTCCGTCAAAGCTATAAGCAGGAGTTGCGCTAGTGCTTGAAACTGCTACAAATCTACCGTTACCATAGGCAACGCTAGACCATGCTGTTGACACTGGTAATGTTCCGCTAGTCCACGATGCACCATTGTTAATACTATATGCGCTTTGTGTACCGCCCGATGCAACGGCTACCCATTTGTTAGCACCATAGGCCAACCCAGTCCAGGTAGTGTTAGGTAATCCAGATCCAGAACTCCATGTACTTCCGTAACTTGTCGAATATGCAACATTGCTAGTTCCTGATGCAATGGCAACGAATGTACCGTTACCGTAGACAATATTAGTCCAAGTGCTAATACTTGGCAAATACGCTGTCTTCCAGCTTTGACCGCTTGAGTTTGATGAAATAACAAATGATCCTGGAATACTTGTTCCGCCAGTTGATATAATTACCCAAGTTCCTTGACCGTATGCAACTCCGGTCCATGCCGCAGAGAATGGGATCGTTATTGAAGACCAATTATTTCCGTCAGAACTTCCAATAATTGTAGATCCGCCCGCAGGTACAGCAATAAAATAATTTGCGCCATACGCTATTGCGGTATATCCTGCTCCAGCACTCTGACTTGGTAGTGTCAAATATGTTTGAGTAAATGCCGGTTGTGAGTAAGTTAATCTTGGTTCAATGTAATAAATTGTACTAGTATCAAATACTGAAACTGGAGGCGTGCCAGCAATAACATGATCCCAGCCAACTTGGCCCATCTGCATTGATCCTGTAGAACTTGCTAAAGTTACGGCCGATACACCATTGCTAGTAGCAGTAATAGTAAATGTATTTGTGCTACCGGCATTAATTGCTAGAACATAATATGTTGTACCTTGTGTCACGCCGCCAAACAACGGTGTTTGGAATAGTGTTGACATGCTACCGTACCCAGATGTTAGTGATTTTTTAGCGGTAGTACTAGTTAGTGTCATAGATCCAGATCCAACAGCAGTTAAAGTAAATGTTGTTGGAGCGGTTCTAATAGTCATATAACCAGTAGCAGTTGACAATGCTACAGCTGATCCGCCAACTGTATTACTAATAGTAAATGTTGTTGCGTTGTTAATCGCTAGTATATAATACTGCGTTTCAGACACAAGTCCACCAAAACTATTGCCTGTAAAGAAAATTGGATTACCTGCAATAAATCCAGTAGTTGAAGTTACTGTGATCAAGTTTGTAATAGCTGCTGTTGATGTTGCAGTAGTATTGATTAAACTTGTTGCTAGTTGAATATGATAAGTGTCTGGAATATTAGCAATATAATAAGTTGTACCTGCTACAACACTACCAAAAGTAGTTCCAGAAAATACTATAGGATTACATGGAACTAAGTTTGTAGTCGCCGTAACTGTGATCACATTAGGATATGTTACTGTGTTAATGACTACACTAGTTGCTGTTGCTGTTGCAGTAGTAGTTACTAATGCTGTACTAATAGTAAATTGTGTGCTACTAATAACATTATTAACATAGTACAGAGTTCCTGCAACTACACCGCCCAGTGTATTTCCTGTAAACTGAATGGGCATGTTTGGAGACATGTTAGTAGTTGATCCGACCATATAACCTGTGTTAGATGGGTAGTTCAAACTCATATTACCTACCGCAGTGTATAATGATAAAATAGATCCGCTCTGTGTTGCACTAACTTGAATAGTATTATTGTCAAGAATATTACTAATATAATATGTGTAACCGCTTACTAACCCACCGAATATGCCGCCGGCAGTGACAGTTAAAATACCAGATCCATTAGTTAATGCTAGAGTGGCACCGCCTACATATTGGCCAATAGTAATTGTTCCGCCTACACCCGGAGTTGGTATTGATAGAACATAGTATGTATTGCCTGCAACAATATTACCGAAAGCAGTACCGTTAAACACTATCGGCATACCTATTGTTATGCCAGCAGTGTTTGATAGCGTAACAAGATTACCTGCCGCAGATGTTTGTGTAGCACTAGTTGTGTAGGTAAATGCGTTACTAAATGTAATTGCCATACCAGTTGATAACACACTAGTACCTGAAGTATAAATTGTGTTTATTTGCCCACCAGTTGTAGCTGTAACTGTAACCGTGGCTTGTGATGTTTGTGTCACTATTGAGTTATAGTAATTTGGCACAAATTGAATTGGCTGATTAACGTATAGAGTGTTAACATCTGCACTAGGATCTAGGCTAAACGCATTTGTTGCCGAACTTGAAGCATTAATTAACACCGGAGCAAATGATTCTTTTAAGACTGTTGTATATTTGTTGCTGGCATTATATGATGATATAAATCCGTATTGGCCAACACCGGTACCGCTATTGATAAAAATTCTCATACCAATATAGTTAGTGGCAGAGTTAACATCAGATTGCGCCAAAGTAATATAACCAGTAGAACTACTGCCACCTTGTGCATTGTTACTTGCTGTTAAATAACCAAGACCGCCGACTCCATTGCCGTTGTCTATCATTCGTGTTTGGAAAACACTATTTGAACGAATTTCATCGCCAACGGTTTGAACACCAGTACCACTAGAATTGATAATATAATCAGCATAGGCAGTATATAATCCAGAAGTATTAGTTAGATAGAAGCCAAGTGATGCTGATCTTTCTAATTGTGCTCCGTAGACATAGGTATTACCAATTGTGCCAAAGCGAGTTCTTGGATATATCCTATATTGCAAGTTTGTATTTTGTGCAGTGGTATCGTATACTGAGAACCAAATTCTATACCAACCATTTTGTAACGTGTTTACACCATACTGTGTTGGTAATAATCCGCTACCATCTTGACTTGACGGAATAAGAGTAGCTGTGCTAAAATTAAATGTTACTGCACTTGCTCGTGTACTTGTGCCTGTAAAGAACGCATATAAATCAATTGCAGAAGCAGTACCTTGTTTAACATGTAAACTTAAAATATATGGTTGGTTAGATCCTGCAGGAACAGTGCCTGCACTACTAATACCAGACGGTGTTGAAATAGCACTACCTGTTAGATTAGTAACTGTAATAGTTAAATCGTTAGTGACGTTAACACCGCCTAACTGGCTTCCATAAATTTTGATTTGGTTACCCACAACATACCCGCTACCGCCACTGGCCACTGTAACAGAATATGATGTTGCATTGATAGTGATATTAAACAATGCTCCTGCACCGCTACCACTAATGTTTGATCCAGCGACGTTAGTAAAACTAGTTCCTTGCGGTGTTACTGATACATTTTGATACAAGTAACTTGTGTCAGTACCGCCAGTGGCAGAAATAAATGTCCATGCATCGGCCAATGAGTCAGGACTTACTGTATTTTCAGTAAATGTTATATTACCGTCGTTGATCCAAGCACCGTTCTGAAAATTATTGCTATATTGCAACAAATTGGTCACGGCTGAAACATAGTTTTGACCGGCGTTAGTGTAAGTGTATTTCATTAGACCGTATGATCCAGCTGATGGGTATGTAAATGCTGGAATAACTGTAGCTGGTCCATATTGGTTATTAACTGTTGCACTGATCGGAGTTTCGGTTGTGTCATACCCTTCAGCTACTAGTCCAAATGTACCGTATGAGCTGTTACCGTTTGTTGCACGAATTTTTCCGCCCGCTTCAGCAAAATAACTTGTGTAAGCATAGTAAGAGAATACAGACACACATTCAGTAAGTGCTCCTGGTCCATAACACCAAATACCAATACCATCACTAATAACCTGTGTAAAGTCGTTTGAAACAATAGATTTATTCCCACCATTATGCAGTGTTCCGTCAATTTTACATCCAACGCTGCCTACACCAAATGTAGTGACGTTTTGTACATAAGGAGATCTACGGAAAATCCACGCTGTTGTATCACTTGGACCAGTGCCTGGATCTAACGCAACATAGGCATTACCTGTTGGTCGTTGAGTCGCATATTGATTTTGTGCAGTTAATGTACCTAATTTTCCAACTAGACTCATATTGCGTAAGCCGCTGCCGTTTCTCATGCGGAACATGTCTACGATTGCATGCCCGCCGATGGCTTGCATTAAACCATTACCTCCGGATAATGTTATCAATACAGATCCAGTTACTAATGATCCTTGTGTTTGTGATAGGTTAGACACTGACCCCACAGCGTATGCTAACCCATTAGGAGTAGTGCTTACTGTTATTGCTCCAGTAGCTGTTGTTAGTATGTAGTATACTGCTCCTGGAATAATATTTCCAAACCCAGTATTAAATGCTATAGGTGCCCCGACTGTTAAACCAGCAGAACTAGTAACTGTTATGGTGCTGCCTAACGCTCCGGTTACTGTTATAGCCGGAGTACTAGAACTACTAATAGCAAAATTTGATGAAGTTACTGTTGACCCTACAACATAATAAGTCTGTCCGGCTGTGATAGCAGATTCAAAAGCTGTCAGTGTTACTGGAAGATTGTTATTAGTTGTTACAAATTGTATAGGGCATCCGTCATACAGCCCAGTAGTCGAACTAACGGTGAATAATTGTGTTGCCGCTGTAGAAATTGTTGTATATGTATTATAAATTATCTTAGGTTGTACAACAACTCCGCGCAACTCGTCGCCAACTAATGCACAGTTTTCTGGAACTACAATTGGTAAAGATTCAGTATAAGTTCCTGTTTTAACATAAATTGTTGAACTGATGCCAGAATTAGGAGTTGGTAAGTTTGTAGTGCTTTGTGATGCTAATGAATTGTAAATTAAATTAAACAAAATATCAACATAAGTGTTGCCTGCACCGTTTGGGGCTAGTGGATTTGCTAAAGTTGTTTGTGATTCTACACCATTTAATCCCACTACTTGATTAATTCTTGATCCAGCAGCTATACCGTTTAATGCTTGATAGTTGTTTGCAGGTGCAGATTGATTGAGTACATTATTAATCAAACTATACATGTAGTTTAATGCAATTACAAAATTAGGCATGTCTGCCGCAACTATAGTGCTAATAAAGGAATTTACACTACCAAAAGCAAAATAACTTTGTGCAGCTGCTACTGTTTGACTATTTCCACCTCGTGTAATATCATAAACAATAGCATCAATAATATATTCTGCATCTCGGATTGTTTCTGAAGGACCAACTGAGCTTGTATACCAAGTTCCATTAGTAACACCATTTAAATTATTGTTTAAAGAATATACAAGATAATTGTACATCTCAGTCACAATCCATAATTTATTTTTTGTTAAAATATTAGCAGTGTTTGGATATAATGTACCATTTAAAACATAGTTACATGCATAAGCAATAGATGCAAACGGTTGATCCCAGGTAGTACCATTAGTTAAGCTATTATCAACACCATTAGGTGCAACATAAAACACATTCTTTGTTTGGTTAATAGTCGACCATGTTGGTAATAGCACACCGGTAGCGCCAATAGTTGATCGCAATAGTTGTCCGGTAGTTCCTATTGGTAAGGCTGTGTTAGTAGGCGTAGTTGTTGATATATTGTAAGTTATATTACCTACAGTATTCAATGCATTGTGGCGAGCATGTAACACATAAGGAATCCAGTATTGATTTGTAGTATCTTGATCTGGACGAGATTGTTTTGGTGAAGCTTGTATACAACGATATGTTGCATTTTGCCAAATAACTAAATCACCTAGTAGATAGGTTGTTGTTGAATTCCAGAAACTTGCCCAATATGCTCCAGGGACGATTAAATTCCATGATGTTGAGTTAACTCCATAGAAATTAATAGTTTGGCCGTTAGTAAGTGCAGAATCAGGTGCTGAGCTTAATACTACTGTAGGAGTTCCAAATGTTCCATTGCCGGCAACCGTACCAGTAGCTGGATAAGTTAATATAACTGTTGATCCACTAATGCTTGCGACTTGTGATAAGCCATTTATGCCTGCGCCAATAACGCCTTGATTTACTGCTATGCCAGATGTACTACCTACGGTAATAGCGTTAGTACCAAAAGATACTAGACCGCTAACAGCAGATACAGTGTTTGCACTTAATGTAATTGTATTTGTTGCAATATTTTGTATAGTGGTTCCGCCAGCAATACCAGATGCGCTGACATTCATGCCTACTACTAGTCCGGCATTTGATGTTACTGTAATAGTCGGTGATCCGCTAGTGCCTGTTGCTGTGACTGTTACTGCGGCTGATGCAACCGTAGTAGTTACGGAACTTGCTAAACTAGCACTAATAATACTCTGGCCGCTGGCAAATCCGGAACCTATGGCAATCATACCAGGAACTAGGGTATAGATACTTGATACAATTACTGTAGAACCAGAACTACCTGTTGAATTATATGTAACTGCTGATGAATAATTATTGGGATCTTGTGATGTGCTGTTGGCAATAGCAACATACAGTTCACCGTTTCTACGAACTACATCACCAATTTGATAACTAGTACCGCCAGTCCAATCTCCTGATGCTAGATACCCTTGGTTGAATAATGCCCAATCAGTGGCATCAGTATTTGGAATGTTGTTAGTATTATTATTAGTTAAACAGATATAGTCATAACCGCCATATTGTACAACGTCACCAGGTTGATATGCAGTACCTGAATTCCAAGTACCTAGATATTCTTCGCCTGGTAAGAATAAACTAAAATTACCAGCGGCCATTACTGGACCTGATGTGTGCGCGATTGTACAAATGTATAAGTTAGCATCAACTTTTACAACATCTTGTACTTTGTACCTAAAAGAAGCTAGCCATGGTCCTTTGTAATCAATACCTTGATTTAGAATAGTCCATGAACTTTGGTTGGCTTCAAGGCCAAGTGTTGCGCTAGCGGCAGAAGTATGGTTAGTGTTACAGACATAAACAATACCGCCATACTTGACAGCATCGCCAACACCGTAATTAGTATTTGGTAACCATGCAGTGTGCCAATTGGTAAATGTAGCCAGTGTTGTAAATTTAGAAAGATCAAGAGTTGTTGAGCTTGTGTGATTAGCAGTACACACATACACAGCACCGCCATAGGTAACAATATTTCCTAGACTATAATAGGTACTTGGTGACCATGCGTTAGTCCAAGTTTTACCATCAAGAATTAAATTCCAATAAGGAGTGCTAGCACCGGCACCGGTTACATGATATAAATCTTGATAAAAATCTCCGCTAGTATGTGGTACTAGGCAAACATACATTTTACCTTGATATGTAATGACTGCGTCTCTGTTATATGTAGTAGTAGTGGCCCACTGACCTGTGTAGTTGAATCGTAAACTACTAATTCTAAATTCTGGCATGGTTATTTCCTATGGTGTTAGTGTACTTATGCTATTTTAGCTGTATGAAGGATAGTTTGCGTAGGTTGAATTAATTCTGGCAACAAGACTACCTGCAGCATTAATGTAATAGTACATGTTACGATTGTCCCAACGATATTGATCAAAGAATAAATTTGGATAAGGGCGACTGTGATCTGTAGCTAGTCGACCATCAAAGTAGTCCACGCCCCACTCAAAATCTTCAAAGTTATTTGCAGCAGTACCTGTAATATTAACAGTGATTGTTTCTGTTGATGTTAAATTGTCAACACGAGTAAAATACAATTTACCGTCATCAGTTCTGCGTAGCCCGTAAAAATAACGAGGAACCCCTGCCCCTAAAACTTGATCTTGGTTTAATTCGCCTGCATAAAATGGTGATGCCATGATTTATTCCTTATTGAATGATGACATAGCTTGCAACTATATCTAATGTATTTGTAACATTGGCGCTAGCTGTGACAGTCATATTGGGACCTAAGACCAGTCTTTCCCCGCCGTTGATTAACTTGGCTGTTTGATTAGCTGGAATAGGAATTTGATAAGCATAGTTGGCTGTGTTATTATTGTTATTTCCATCAACTATTTGGATGGTTACAAATGCCAGTTGCGAACTTGTATTAGCAATACTTAGGCCAACTACAGTGACTCGAGCATTTGATGCACTAGCAACTATCGGAGTTGGTCCGCCTGCCACAACATTTAGACTGCTACCTGACTGTGTGGTTAGGACAAAAGCAGATCCACCGCTGGTTGCGCTGATAGTTATTTGAGCAGTGTTTACTATTGATGCAATGAAATATGTTGTTCCTGCAACAATATTACTACCGCTAAGACCATTTCCGCTAAACACAATTGGCATGTTTACATACATGCCTGCGGTGCTTGATACTGTGACAATATTGCCCACTGATAATGTGGCTGTAGCTACTGTGCTAACTGTGGTTGTTGTGCTTATATTTGAAAATAAAGCGTTGCTAAAAGTTGTTGACATTATAAATTATCCTAACATTAAGGCGGCTTGCACGCCAAGATCTTGTCCTACAGCAGCAGTAACCCCTGTGAGCAAACCTGCTATGTTAATCCATTGGGTACCATTCCAAACTTCAACTAATTGCTGTGTTGTATTGAAACGAGTCATACCAGTTTCATATGCAGTGGGTCTTTGCTGGTCAGTTCCATTGGGTAACACTACACCGTTAGTACCGGCTATTTTTACATAACCAGAGCCACTTTCTGCAAAAGTTGAAATTGAGTTGGGTACTACGTTAATTATCTGATTATTAAGGAATTCAAAATTTCCTAATTGGACGCCACCAGTTCCGCTAGTATTGAAAACGATATTTGTATTTGTCTGCGTACTGCTGATAGTGTTTCCGCTGATATCTAATCCGCTGGTTTGAAAATCTGTGGTATTTACTGTGGTAGCATTTAGGGTTGTGATAGAAGCTGTTGCTGTGTAGATATTTTTCCAGCGTAAACTTGCACTGCCTAAATTATATGTTATATCTGTGTTAGGTACTATATTGCTGTTAACTTCACCGTCAAATGTCACAGTATCAGTATTGGCATTACCTAGCGTAATATTGCCATCTGCGGTGATATTGCCGGTGGCATGCAGATTGCCGTTAACTAGAGTGTTAGAATTTACAACGACTTGACCTGTTCCCGACGGGCTCAACTGTATATTTGTATTTGATCCTGTACTACTAACAGTATTTGAATTTAGGCTTAAACTACCAACATTGAGTGTGCCTTGATATACAACTCCGCCGCTGGCAGGAGTTAGGTTTATTGTAGTATTTGAACTGCTGATTGTGTTACCAGATATGGTAAAACTAGCTAAGGTAGCAGTGCCGGCTGTTAAATTTGTGGTGTTTGTTGTACCGTTTACATCTAGGTCGTAAGCAGGAGTGGCGGTGTTCACGCCCACACGCAGATTATTAACATCCAGATATAATAAGCTCGTCTCAAAAGCCAGATTCACGCCTTGGCGAACCAAGTTGGCTTTTAAGAGCGGGCCTGTAATTCGACCGACAGCCATCTGCTCTCCTTGACCCCGCGTTTCACGGTTAACCTAGTTTGGATTTCTCCGCATCCCTCTCGGGCTCTTTGTCGGTTTACCACAGTTTAGTATCGGGGGCTTAAAACGGTCTAGCCCCTCAGTAATACTATTTAGCGTATTTGAGTTTTTGGGCTTGATTAGAGGTTAAAAATAAGGGCCCAATCTGAAATGACATCGTCAAATTGAGATGTGGTTAACGGAGGGTTAGCTCCTTCGACGGCAATCCATGAGTTACTATCTGTGCTATAAATTTCTGCAATACCAGTTTCTGTATTGTATCTGAATGTACCGTTTTCTGGATTTGCAGGTCGTTGTCCGGTATTCCCCAACGGTATAACAACTCCATAGGTTCCGGCGAATTTTACATATCCATAACCAGTATTAGATAAAGTGAGAGCAGTATTGGTATAATTCTGTATGGCATTGCCTACTATCCAATTTACTCCGTTAAAACTAACATTGGCAAATCCATTAGGGGTTAAATTAATAGGTTGACCAGGACTAGTGTTAGTAATAGTATTGCCGTTAAACTGTATATTACCAGCATTTAGAGTAGCACTAGATAAATTTGTACTATTAAATGTTGTTGGATTTAATGTTTGAGTATAAGCATTGTTCCATCGTAGACTAGGACTACCTAGCGTAAACAAGTTATCACTGCTAGGTAAAATATCACTGTTTAATTCTGCTTGAAAATTAACAGTATTGCCTGTACTGCTTCCTAAAGTAACATTGCCATCCCAAGTTATATTTCCTGTAGCATGCAGATCGCCATTGATCAATGTGTCAGAATTTATGACAACTTGTCCTAGACCGGAAGGTGATAAATTTATGTCTGTGTTTGATGTAGTTGCAGAAATACTATTGTTGTTTACTAGTAAATTAGCAGTGGTAACACCTTCTGTTCCTAATAGACCTACAACATTTATTGTAGGATTATTAGATTGGTTAGGATGAAATGTTATGGATCCTGAGAGATTTTGGATGTAGTTAGTACTAATACTAAACCCACTACTGATATTAGTGAATTGAGGGACCTGCAAAGTCGTAGTATTGGTAGTACCGTTGACTGTTAAATCACTAACAGTGGAATTAGTTTTTATACCTATCTGCTGCCCGTTTACTGCTAGGTATAATAAACTTGTTTCAAAAGCTAGGTCAGTGCCATGGCGATATAAATTATTCGCAAGTAGCGGGCCGCTTATTCTGCCTAGTTCGGCTCCCATGGGCTAGTCCTTATTGATCAAATCCGATCAATACCGTCACTGGCGAACCAATAACACCTGAGTAGTATGGATCTGATGTAAAGTTTAGATAGTATCCTGATGCAGCTGTGAATGTCAGTGTAGTACCACTGGCAATATTTCCGCCGCTGATTGCTTTGCTAAGAGTAATACTGGTAGCACTTGTCACTGTTGCTACAGTACCTGTTTGAAGGTATGCACTGCCTGTTACAATGCTACCTTGTGGTATAGTAGCTGTGCTCGACACTGTGATGGTTGTTGTGCCATTGTTAGCCTGTGCCGTTGTGGCCTTTGTGGCAACAGGATTTTGTGTAATTACATAGTTAGTGTTAAAAATTTGAAACACATTACCAATTAATACTATTAAATTTTGTCCGCCCCACGACACATTGATACTATATTGACCGGTTTGACTTCCTGATCCTGTTTGAACAACTGTGGGAGGTGCAGGATTCAACGGACCATAAAAATAGGTATATCCATCGATGTTACCAAGACTTTGCTGTGTAATACCTGTTGATTCTTTATAGCGAATAGCTCGCCATGTAGCTGATCCACCTGTGCCCTGATAAACTTCAACTTCATGAGTTGTAGTATTGTAGCGCATCATACCTTCTGTTTGACTAGAAGTTAGTGAGTCATTGCTTTTTGGTAACACTAAGTTATCTATTGAATCTAGTTTAAAACTATTTCCAGTAGTGACACTCGCACGAGGATCATAGATTGCTCTGCGATTAAGTGTTAGTGTTTTTAAAAATCTCATGTTAGACTGCCAATGTACTTAATACTACGCTAACACCAGTACCCGAATACGCAGAACTTGCTATCCCGCAGATAACGTCATTATTACCCAGTACAAATTTTTCTTGATCAAAACTAACTGTTTCACCCGCAGGTATTGCCAATGCGCTGACTATAGTACATTCTGGATTTACATAGGCACTTTTTGTATTTGGTACAGCATATAATGTAAGATTAATAGAACTTCCGCTATTGTTACAAGCTATCATAGTTGTTATAGCGTTATTACCAGAACTAGTATAGATAGTTGTTCCATTAGGTGTGCCGCTACTTACTGCTGTGGCTGTTATTGGTATAGCTGTCAATGCCATGTCTTGTTCCTTATAATAAAATACTTAGCAACACAGCTCGGTTCTTAGACACAAGTTCGTCTGATGTTGTGGTATTTGTAAAAAATATTCCAGATTTTCCAGGACCTGCACTAGTTGACTTGCTGTAAATTTTTGTCAGGCCTGTAGTAGTTGTTGGACTTGTTGTGGTATCATCAATATTCAAAACTCCATTAACTTCTACATTACCGCTAGCACTAACTAACAATAAATTGCTAGTGACTGTAGCATTTATGTATCCTGAATTGCTAGTGACTGTGAGATTCGTTCCGCCCGGACTAGTGCTGATTGTAATATTAACTCCGGATACAGAAGTTATATAATATACAGTACCTGCTGTAATTCCGCCGTATGGGCTACCTGAAAATACTATTTGAGCTCCTACTGCTAGTCCAGTGGCAGCGCTCATTGTGATTAAATTAGGCGCTGTTGTCTGTGTCATCTGCACAGAATAAGTAGCTGTGCCCGTCGACAATGTATTGTTGTATACATTTAGATTATCAACTGTAACACCTGTAGCATTAGCTGTTAGTCTTACAGCTCCATTAACTGTTAAATCTATATGATCACTCCATGCACGACCAATTGAATTGATTGTAACATTGTTGTCGGGAGTATAATAGAATCTATCCACTTGTGCATTACCTTGATAGGCAGAAACATAGTGCTGCACCCAGTCTTTGCTAACTAATGCATTTAAATTTTGATTGAAAGTATAGTTTATACTTGATGCGTAGCTATTTTGATTTACAACACGAACTAAATTAGTTGTATTATTAAGGCTGATTAAAAAGTCATAACCCGTAGCAACACCATAATTGGCTGCTGTTACTCCGGCAAATCCTCCACCGGCCAATGTGGCTTGCCACGAACCATAAGTATTTGTCTGTGTCTGCGGATTGTAAAATGGAATACTTTCATTAAACAACCACTGAGCTGCAGGAGTACTTGGTCCTCGCTCTACTTCGATACCTGCTGTGCCTAATGAAATGCCATTGCCGAGCTCTCCATAATTCAATTGAATGATGTTATCTTTAATAGTGGTATTAGAAGATTCAATGGTAGTCATCGTACCCTTGACATCTATATTACCATTAACGATAACATTGCCTGTGCCTGGGTTAAGCGAAATCGTACCGTTAGTTGAAATAACAGTATAGTTACCTTGTATCTTGACTACTCTTGACATAGCGTTCCTTAGGAGGGGGTCGTAGCCCCCTATTTCCTATTATACAGTTACACTAGGTTGGATATATACACCGGCTGGTGCAATAACCTTCCATGGAGCAGTTTGACCTGTTGTATATGTCCAAGGACCTGATCCGTATTGTGTGACTACTGCTCTACGAGCAGTTAGTTTTGTAATATAATATGTACCACCACCTGCATCACTAGCTGTTAAATTCATTTGACCTGCTGCCAATGAACCTGTAGCAACTGCAACCAATTTACATTGTCCAATGTATTGACCGGTGGCACCAGTCTTAACTAGATAACGATGACTTGATTCTTGTTTGATAATGTCATACTCTTGTGCGCTTCCTGAACCGGCGACATAGGCAAAACCAACTAATGATGGGCCAACTGGGAATTGTTGTGAGCTATCGCCTGAGAAAGTTGTAGTCAATGTTGGAACATTTAGGCTAGGACTTGTACCACCTAGTGTAGCCCATGTCAATGTTGGTGCTGAGTTATAACCACTACCTGCTGTTGTTACAGCAATGCTCTTAACACGGAATTTAACTGTGGCTTGTGCGTTAGAACCGCCAGCGCCTTGGATGCCCCAAGTAGTGATACCAGTTCCGTCAATGCTTGTAAATTCACCGCGACTTGTAATGTTGATAGCAGACACATTACCAGAACCGTTTGTGTTTATAGTAAGAACTGGGGTTACACTTGCTTGACCATACAATCCAACTAGAGCTGTAACAGCTGCACCTGTTTGATTAATTGTATAACCTGTATTTGTTCCACCGACAGTGATGGATTCAATTTCCCATGTAACCGCTAATACCGCTGTTACACCAGTTGGCTCATCCGGAGCTGCAACTGTCAATGTTGGAAAATGTTTGTATGTATCGTTAATATTGATACTACCGCGACCTGCATCTGGCTGGCTAACGCTGGCAATTCCTTCGCCACCGATACCGCTGTTTACACCGATTTGACCATATGTCTCACCGGCATTTTTATTACCGAAAAATCTTTTCTTAATTGGGCGTCCCATTTTGTTTCTCCTTAGTTGATTTGTGTCTAGCGTTCTAGGCTATACGCGGTTGGGGTTCCGCATAAACTCACCCTATGTGAGCGGACAATGTATTTATGCTAGTCAAGAGAAAGCCTACCGAAGTAGGCTTTTTCATGTTTCTAAAGTAACGGATTACTTGAATGAAACGTTTGCAATGCTTACACGACCTAGATAGTCAGCAGCGTTACCTAGAGAAGAAGCAGTATTGCTTAACTCTACATAACCGTACCTAGTCATAAATGATACGACTGGTTCGAATGTGCTTGGATCTAGAACAACACCGCTTGACATCAATGGGATGTATGGGCAGTAGAAAGCTGCTGCATCACTCTCGCTTGCACCCTTGTAACCGATAAGAATATCAGTTGAGTCAGCTGAGTAGCTGTTTACATAAACTTTCATTGCGTTGTTTAGTGTACCAACTAACTTGGTGTTTGTTGGAGCTTCGAAAGTACCTTCTGTTGTACGAGCAAATGCGCTTGTAGTAGCAGATTGTAAAATTGTCAAAGCAAATGGACTTACAACAGCCCAGTTACCGGCACCACGACGTGTACGCTGAGCAATTAAGTTAGCAACACGGTTGATTTGGATAGCTAGGGCAGCATGTTCGTCACCAACGAATGTTGCTGTACCAGAAACTTGTGATTGATCAAAAGTTTCAACTGCTGTACCTGCCAAGCTGTATAGGCTTGCTAGGATTTCTTGGTCAATTTCAGCAGTAATTTCTTGTGCTAGAGCTGCCATAACTTCAGCTTCGATATCAATACCTTGCTGAGCTTGTGCATCTTGAGCAGCTTCAAAAGTCCAACGAGCTGATAGCTTACGAGTCTTAGCTTCAACTGTTTGTTTCAAGATTTGAATGCTCATTCTGTTGCCAGGCAAACCTTCCAACGTTGCTGTTGAAGTTGCTTTACCTGCGGCTGTACCAGAATAGCCTTCAGCTATCTTGAATGGGCTTAGAGCCTCTTCGCCTGCTGCTATGCTTGGTGAACCACTTCCTGTGAAGTTGTCAGCGTAACGAACACGCAAAGTGTGGATTTGACCCACTGGACCAGTCATTGGTTGTACACCTAGTAATTCGTTAGCAATAACGGTAGGCATAACACGGCGGATTACTGGAAGAATCACGCGGTTTAATGTTGCGACGTTGCCGGCAGAAGTGGCACCAGCTGTTCCTGCTTCCATCAAATACTTGCGAGTATTTTCTAGAGTAGCGTTCATAACTGATTTTTTAGTGCCTTGTAAGCCTTCTAATAGGGCTTCTTTTGTTTCTACCCAACGGCTTGATAGTAGTTCAGACATTTAATTTCTCCTTAAAATTTTAGTCCAGCTAGACGACGGATATCGATAATATTACCTTCGTCCGCGCTGCTACGGTTGCTGTTGGAAATTTTATTTCCTGTAATCTCTTTAGCCTCAGTAAGTGCCTGTTTCTTCTGCGGAGCTTTGCCAGCTACTACAGCTGGTAGATACTTGTCAAAACTTTCATAAAGTTTTGTCGTTTTCACGCTCTCCATTAACTCGCTCATGATTTCTTTTTGTTCGGTGTTTAAAGGACCTAACAACTCGCTCATGATTTGTTTACGTTCTTGCGATTCTTTTAGAGTCGCAACTTCTGCATGTTTACTTTCTAACAAAGCCTCAGCTTCGGCAACAGCTTGTTCAGCTTCGCGGATAGCTTGCTCTTTCATGTCTATGACCTTGAGTAATTTTGCAGTTTCGGACTTCTCGTTTAGGTAACTGTTTTGATATTCTGAAGCATAAGCTTCGAATAACTTACGACCAAAATCATTACGACGAGCTGCATCAATGTCTTCTTTCAAGCTGTGTAGTTCAGAACGGAGTCCTTCGCTAACAACTGATTCAACTTTTTGTGCGGCACGCTTAACGAAATCAGTCTTTACCTTAGCAAGCTGTTCGCGTCCTTCGCGGACTAAACGTACTTTGGTTTCTGCCAAATCTTGTTTGTCTTTGTAAAACTCAGCGATTTCTTGTGCTAGAGCTTCAACAACAAATTGTTCTAATTTACCAAACTTATCAGCCATTTCAACTTGATCTTCGTGTAGTTCACGAACTTCAGAAGCTAGTTGACGAGTAATAAATTCTTTTACTACTTCGCTATCTTTCTTCATTTTCTTTGCTAGCTTAACTTTCATTTCAGCTAGGGCCTTACGATCTTCAGCAAATTCTACAACCTCAGCTGATAATTGATCAGTGACCATACGGTCAATGGCTTCAATCATTACACTGCGATCGTGCTCATATTTTTGAGCGAACTCTTCGCGCAATTGACTAGCTACTAGTTCGCGATTCTCTGTGATCTTCGCGTCCCATGCTTGTTCAATGCTTTGTTGGATCTCTTCAGAAATCACATTGTTTTCAAATAACTGTTTTAGTGCGTCCAACATGTGATTCTCCTTATTATTGGAGTTTGCTTATTATACCTAATAAGCTCTCTTTTAGATATTTTTGTGCTTTAGGATCACCCTTGACCTCTTGCGCTATGCGCAAGCTTCTAAGTCCACCGCGATTGTTCATCAAGTGTTCATAGATTGGTGTAGGATATGCACCCGGTGCACTGGGTTGAGCTACCATATCTACCGTGATAATCTCAAAATCTGATACTTCACCGGAACCGTCTTCTTTGACATTTCCAGATCCGCGACTGCTTACTCCTAATTTCACACCGCTTTCAAGCATAGTGCGAATTAGTTGTCCCATCGGTGTAGGTAAAATTTTCATTTTACCGTACCCATTTGGACCGTCCATCCACATTTGAGTTATCATATGGGACACACGGTCTAGGTTAATTTTTAGGTCATCTGGATGATCCACTTCACCAAGCACTGAATAACCGTTTTGAATCTGATCATTGAGAGTCTTGACAGCCTTGCCAATCTCGCTCACAGGATAAACTCGTTGATTTGCGTTTCTGATTCCGCCTTGGATACAGATACCGCTCATGTACAAGTTTTTCCCATCTTTCTCGTCTGACTCGACGATCATTTTAGCTTGGTCGAAACTTAAATTTTCTCTTAAGTGAAACATCTATAAGGGCCTAATTAACGAACTTTCTTACCGTTGATTACAGTATTTTTACTGTCATCAACAAAACCTTGGCTGTGAGCGCCGGTTCCGACCATTCCGCCTTTACCGCCTTTCTTCTCTGCGCCATGTCCGTCTGTTACTTTCTTAGTAAATGCTTTTGTAGATGTCTTTCCTGGGGCACTATTTTGCTCCCAATCTGTACCAGTAAACTGTGTACCTGACTCTTGAGCAATACCCTTCATGTGCTTGTTAGGTGTTGTACCGTTTGGATCTTTTTCAGCAAAGTTCTGAGCAATATTCTTTGTTGAACCGCCCATGTTGTTTACCATTTTACCACTTACTGTACTTTGACGGTTAAATGCAGCTTTCATACCGCCGCCTGTGTTAGCACCTACATTGTGGTCTGCTGTACTAGCAACTTTACCACCTTTGTATGGCTCACCAACTTTAACCATTTCTACACCTTCCATGAAAGACATTTCGTCTTCTTGGCTGCCCATTCCCATGTCGTTTGCCATGTCTGTATCTGGCATTCCGTCACCGTGGATACCTGGGTGCTCATGTTCTTCGTGTTCTTCACCAGCCATTAGCTGTTCAAATTCTGCTTTTAGATCTTCCAAGGCGTCTTCTAGATCCATAACGCGGTCTTCTAACCCCTCGTCACCTTCTCCGCCTTCTTCGCCGTCATCTTCTGTGTCGTCAATGAAATCGTCGCCGGCATCACCGCCAACTTCACCATCGTCGTCTGACTCTTCACTGTCATCTGACTCTTCGCCATCATCTGACTCTTCACTGTCATCGCTTTCTTCTTCAGAACTTTCTTCTTCTGAACCTTCGTCGTCTTTAGCGAATGGGTTTGAATCACCTTCTGACAAGCTAAAATCGCTTTCTAGTAATTCTTGATAAATTTCGCGGCTTTTTGCAACCACTATATTATGAAATATTTCTTTTGCTGTTTCTTGATCTTCGTTGATCAATGCCTCAAGCATGGCTTCAAATTGGGTACGATCAGTCATGTTAAAAGTCTCCTGTGATGGTTGTACAAGGCTGTAAGATATTTACAACTTATGGGTAAAAAGAGGTGCAATATGCCATAAAAACGACATATTTTGATAATTTATACAGTTTGTTGCGGTGGCGTGTAGTACATGCTATGTATAAACGCTAACTCCTGTTCTTGCTCTAAGATATGAGCTTCGCTTGCTTTACGCAGTTCATTGATCTGTTTCAAACTAAGCCTAGTCTTGCGAGTATCATTGCGCAACATGACATCGCTGTCACGCTTAGGCTCATAACGCAAATCATTAGATGTGCGCCTTGTTTCAGGATCAATATAAAAAAGCTCTCTTAGGATCATGCTTTATTTATGCAGCTGGAGGTGTTCCAGCACCACCCGGTGCCATTCCCGGAGCTGCAGGTGCTGCTCCAGCGCCGGCTGCGGCAGCTTCGTCAGCTGGATTAGTCATACCTTCTGGTGCTTCTAGGTCGCCAGCAGTACTCATGTCGCTATCGATGCCGGCAGAACTGAGTCCTGCACTACGCAATTCTCCGCTAGAATCAGTATGTGTAGGTTCACCTTTACCTGCTTCCTCGGCCCACATGCGTTCATTTTCTGCCATTTCTTCGTCGGTTAATCCTAAGAAACGCTTGAGTGCAAAACGCTTGCTCATGTAGGGAATAGCTTGTACTGTATTAAATGTATTGATGCGCTCAGTGTCCATAGCAGCTTGACGACTGCTAGCAAAGTTCATTGGCGGATTGAACTTCAACTCAAATAAACTTGTATCTATGTTAAGTCCTTTTGAGTAAACAAATCGTTTAAATTCTAAATCAAAGCGTTCTGTAAGCAACATTTGTAAGCGTTCACAGTACTTGTTGAAGCGCAATTCTTGGATATAAGCTGTTCCCACACGCCCGTCATTGTAACTGCTTTGACTGTCTTCAGCGCCTGTTGGCAAATAACTGCTAGGAATACGCAAGCCACGGAATAATTTATTAGTAAAATATTTTAAGTCTTCAATTTCGCCCAAATTTGTTCCGCCTGGCAGTGTTTCTACCTTAGATCCACGACCATCTGCGGTGCTTGGGAAGAAATAATCTTCATTAATACTCAATGGATTATAAGCACTGTCTATGACATTGGCTCCACCACCAGTCTGGCTAGGTATGCGTCGTTGATGTATTTCATTCTTTACACGCTCGACAAATGCCATAGCCATGTGTGCAGGCATATTTCCAACGTCTACATGGAAAACTCTGCGTTCTGGTGCTCGTTGTATACGATAAATGATAATCGCATCCTCTAGTAGTTCTTTCTGCTTGTAGACTTTGAAGACATCTTCAAGCAGGCTAGTACCAAAAGGATACATGTTGTCTAGCCCTTCGCTTAGGCTTAGATGTATCACATGCTCGGCATTGATAGCATGTTCAGTTTGTCCCATGCTGAAGCGGCTGCCTGTACCGCTTTGTGGGAAACTACCGGCTCCACGAGCTTGCGATCCCGAACCTAGATAACCTGATCCGCCACCGCCTGACCCACTACCGCCGGCCATTTCTCTAGGATTAACATTAGGTGTAATTTGAGTAGCAACTAGATTTTCAAAGTTAGGCGCCAGATCTTTGATAATGTATTGTTCTGGCTTTTTACCGTCACTTTCATTGACAATTACTTTAGTAACTTTGCTAGGATCAACATAGACCCATTTCTGTGTTTCTGGATCGCGAATAAAAAATGCATCACCGTATTTGAATGTGTTACGGAAGATACGGAATATTCTTGTGTCAAATTTTTGTAGCTTTGACCACTGTTGTAGGTACTCGCCTAGGATCTTAATTTCACTATTTGTAGCCTTGTGGCGCCAAAAAACTTGAAAAGGTGTCTTACCATCTTTGTTCTTCTGTGTGCAGAATTCTGCTAGAATATCTAAGGCAGCATTAATTTCAGGATCGCTATCCATGGTCTCATACTGCATGTAACGCTCTGCACGATTAGGTGCTCCGGCGTATACATCTGGTAGATAACTTGAATAATTTGAACGAGCAGGTCCAGCTCTATTGCTAGAATTAATGCCACTGACCGGGCTCATTATTGTGCCAACGGGTGCTGGGCTAAAATATTTTTTCCAACTCATTCTTTATGACATCCTGTTTTGACTTAGGTTATTCAAACCGCGGACTTGCTTGGTACTATTGTCTGCAACTACTTCAAAATGTTGAACAAGAGTAGCCATCATAGTATTTAATTGATTGATGCCTGCTGACAGATTATCTTGAGCATTAGCCTCAGGAGCAGCCGATGTTGCATCCACTTTTGGACTCGAATCTTTTTCTTTCTTATCAGTTTGTAGAGTATCTGTGACCTGTTTAAATGCCTGCACAAAGGATCCAATCCTTGTTTCTACACTTGTAGCATTGGTATTTGTTATACTAGCAAATGTTTCATTTGTTTTGGCAAAAAGTGTTTGTAACTGATCAACAGGATTAATGTTAGATATAGCCGTGACTATATCATTTTTATCAGATGTTATCGGTGTTGTATCAACTTGTCGTTGTATTGGCAATTCTTTTATAGCATTTACCACAGCTTCAATAGGTATACCCTGTGTAGCCGGATTCATATTCTTACCAAAGGCAGCACCAGTGCTGGCCAAATTTCCAATCTGATCACTTAGACTTCTAAATATCATTGGCAAACTATTGACATAGTCCGTTTCTTTGGGATTAAGCACACGCTCTCCGCGTTCTACGCTAGTCACTATATCTTCAGGTTCAACATTAAGACCGATCATACCCGTTGTACCTAAATCTCTCGTTCGTGTTCCGTCAGGATTAAAACGCTCTGGGTATCGACGTCTTTCTTCTGCTTCGCGAGCTTGTTTATCGGCATCTGATTGTGGAGTTGGTTGTGTGTTAGGATTTATAGCCGTTGATGGCACGGCTGCAGCTTTTTTAGCTTTTTCTATTAGGTCGTCAACAAATGTATTCAATTGACCCATAATGGTAGGCAAAATTTTTGATCGTTGTTCTGCTGTGATCATAGATTCATTCCACTTGGTCAAATTAGTATTCATTTCAGATAGTCCGGTTTTTATTGCGGTACTATTTGCTAGATATCTATTAAGTTCCTCTGTCACTGTTAGATTTACTTTATCTAATGCTTGTTTGGCATTGTTAATAGCTATACTAGCTTGCTCACCTACGGGTCTTTCATCAGGTTTGGTTATCCTTTGATTTTTAACCATTTCATTATACAATATTCTTAGGCTAACATCATCTGTAATTTTTTGTTTTGTTGCTTCGGCGTAGGCCTGTGTTTGTTTTCTTTGCTCTTCAGTCAATGGACCAAAATATTTACTTTGTAGGTCTGTGGTCAATTTATCTATATTCTGGCCAGCCGGACCACTACTAGCCAATGCCGCTACCATTCCTAAGAATTTAGGATCGTTGACCATTTCAGACATTCGCTGATTGATCCTAATAGCCGCGGCATCGGCTTCTTTTAATTTTGCAGCTCGTTCGTCAGGATTCTGTGTCCTTGCGGCTTCATCATATAATCGCTTGTTAGCAGCCATTTGATTTTGAATTTCTGCAGGTATGGCAGCTACTAGAGCTTGGTCTTTAGCATCCATTACCCCAGTTCTTAATATTCTATTAAAGTCTGCTAACACTGGTGATGCAGCTGCAAATATCAATTGTTGTTCTTTATAGGCCTTAAGTTGCTCTCCACTCATTAGACTTTCTGCTAGTCTACCTTTTATGCTGTCACTAATAGCTTTAGTTTCTTCTAATAGTTTGTCTTTTTGTACACCATATAAGCCAGCTAGGTCGTACAACACATCGCTTAGGTGTAGAGCAGTACTGGTTGCTGTTGTACTGGCTTTCCCTCCTGCTTCTGAAAATTTATTTGTGTTGAATGTTACATATTCTAGTGTCTTGGCAAATTCAGCTTCACCTACTCCTAATCTAAGAAGTCCTTGACCAAATTGATCCATCTTCATTTCTTCAAGGCTACTCATAAAAGTATTGATGCTGTCCTCATAAGTTCCGCCCATTCTACGGAGACTGTTTGAATTATTTTTTATAATGTCATTATATTCTGCAGATGAAAGACCAGTAGCAATAACCTGTCGTCTAAACTCAAGAAGATCTATTCTGGTATCTCCAAACTTGAGATTCTCTCGCATGTTTTGATTAGCTTCTAGTGCGTCTTTACTAAAAACTTTAAGAGCTTCGCCGGCAAATCCGCCAATTATAGGAAATAATTTGAGTGTTTCTGCAGATAATTCAAATACATTAGCTAGTGTTAGTGTGCCTGTGGCTAGATGGGATAGTGCGTTGCCAGCTATAATTGCGCCTGATTGTAAAGTATTAGTTAGACCATTCAGGGCAGCTGTTGTACCTGCAGCCGCTCCTGCTGCTGAGGTTCCGCCTAAGCCGCCGCTTCCCGGTATACCTTTTAGCAAGTCATCTATTTTCGTGATCAGGGACTCGACACTAGTTTCTACATTCATAAAAAAATTCCAAGAAATATGCGTATATAAATACTACATATTATATTTATCTGGAGCCCAAAATGGCCATAAACAACCCTTTACAAAAGTATTTTAGACAGCCTAAGATCTTTATCAAAATCCCCAGCGGTGGTGTCTACTGCCAAACTGGCACTATCAGTGGAGATCCTAGCAAGTTGGCCGTGTTTGGTATGACCGGCATGGATGAAATACTGCTGAAAACTCCAGATGCACTGCTATCCGGAGAAAGTGTAGTTAGGATTATAGAAAGCTGTGTGCCAGAAATCAAAGATGCTTGGGACCTCAGTAATATTGATATAGATGCTGTACTAAGTGCTATAAGGATTGCTACATACGGACAATCAATGTCGGTTACAAGAAACTGCCAAAGTTGCGGAGAAGAAAACGATTACGATCTAGATCTTAGTTACATAATAGATCACTATAGCAAATGTGTTTACAACAGTCGATTAGTGCTAGACGACCTAGTTGTTACGGTCAAACCATTAACATATCGTCAAATGACTGATTTTAATTTAAGAAATTTTGAAATACAGCAACAGCTAAAGCAATTAGATTTAGAAGACAAGGCTAATAAAAAAATCTTAGCTGACATGTTTATACAGCTAGGAGAACTACAAAATGAAATATTTGCCGCCAGTATCGAAAGTGTCAGCACAGACAGTGTCACAGTTACCGAACGCGGACATATCATCGAGTGGGTACAAAACGCTGACATGGTGTTATTTGATCAATTAAAAGAACTAGCAGTGTCTAATCAACAAAATTGGGAAATACCTCAATTTGATGTTGTATGCTCTCATTGTAATGCAGAGGGAAAAACAGCTATTCAACTTGACGCCGCAAGTTTTTTCGCGAAAGCCTAATTAGATTACCCGCCTCAGAAATACAAGATTATCTAGTTAGGCTAGATGTGCAGATTAAACAATTCAAAGAAGAACTATTTAGACTAAGTTGGTTCACTAGAGGCGGAGTGTCAGTAACAGAACTGTTGCATTATTATTCTGCCGAAGACCGAGAAATCCTAGATAATGTAATCAAATCAAATCTTGAAACTACCAAAGATTCAGGACTACCGTTCTTTTAATTTGCTGCAGGAGCAGTCGGAGCTTGCGTAGGAAATTTCTTTCTAAATAAATGACCGTAGGTTGGTGATCCCGGTCTTATATCCTTGTACATATTCCAGTAAACAGTTTCAGCTTCCTTGGGATTATTTTCATCAGGCAAATTACTATCCGGTGGCGGAACATTAGATGCCGGAGGTTTTGGAATTTTACCATCGTCGTTGCTCGGAGGTGACGAAACATTGTCTATGGTACTGATACCAGTTGACGGGCCACCTTTAAGCAACCAATGTACAGGATCCTTGTCAGGAATAGGTCGATACCAACCTTGCTTTTCCATCCATCGTGGATCTACTGTCTTGGAAACATCGATGGCATTTTTATGGAATATAATATCTTTGCGACCTTTATACTTAGGATCGTCAGGGTTTATTGGAATATAGACATTAGGATCTTTGTTCAGCCAACGGTTGTATAAATCTTTCTGCTGTTGATATGTGCGCTCTTGGCTAGTGATAGGTAGTTCTTTACCAAATTCAGCTTTGTAAGCCTGTTTGAGTTTTTCCACTGCCTGTTTGAATTGGGGCTGTACAGTTGGTGCAGGTTCTGCATGAGTAATACCAGATGCTTCGTCCGGAGTAACATCATAGACATAGACTTTGACTTTGTCTATCTGAGCCTTGTATTGAGGATAAGTTTTAATAATATAAGCTTCAAAAGTCTCATGTGCCATATTGTCGGGCACATCAAATCTTTCTTCTTTACCATCAGGAAATACTACTAAAACTTTCCTGGTCATTTTTTATCCCAGCCGTGGAATTCCATGTGCCCAGCATCTGATTTTTCATCAGATGAAGATGACGAACTGCTGCTGTTTGATTGAGATTTAGGTACAGGTACAGGCACGGGCTCCGGGGTCGAAGACTTTGCGGCTTCTTTCTGACTGGAGATCCAACTTAGGACCTGTCCTGGTAAAGGGTCTAACATGGCTTGATTGTTATCTGCCAGTTTGTCAACTTGTAGCGCATACCATTCACCAAATTTAGTCACTGTGTCCCAGAAAGCAGGATTACGATTTAGTTCTCCTCCAACCTTCATATCAGCATAAGTGCCGCACCATCCAGCTACTACATCTCTTACTCCGTCACTGTTGGCGATCCTTGATCCGATATAGTCAGGTACAGCACGGGGAATAAACCCTAGACCAAATTGGCGTAGTGCTCCTTTGAGCAGGCCACGACTGGCCATACCTGCTGCTAAATTACCTACTAGTTCAGCCAGTAAATGTTGGCGATTGGCAGTAAACTGCTCCTGTGTCATGCCATTCTCATGATTGTCAAGCTGTCGCTTGAACATGGCATCTGCATTGATAAAATTTGTAATAGGTTGAAGTACTTCGGGTAGTACTACTAGATATCTAATAGCTAGATTTACACTCTTAACAGCTACAGATGTAGTAAGTTTAGCTGCTCCAACTCCAGGAATACTGCTACCAGTACGAGATTTTCTTAATTCTTTTTCACGACGCTTCAGTTCTGCTTCTCGAGCTGCTAGTTCTTTTTCTCGAAGTGCTGCTTCTCTCGCAGCCAGTTTTTCAGCCGCAGTCATTTCTTTACCTGTAGTCTTTCCCCCAAACTTTAACCAGTCCAGTACGCCTTCATTTGTTTGTTCGCTGATAATATCTGTGATTTTCATATTCAATTCCGAGAAGTTTACATATTTACCATTGTGTGGAGATGTACTGCGTACATCTGTTCTTCGCTTCCGCTCGAACTTGTCTTCTTATTAGAAAAGGCAATAAAACGCGAAGCGTTTAAGATATTATCCAGATTGTTCAGTCACACTTTGCCCAGGCAGGGCAAAGGACATTATCCGAGTTGAACATGTCACTTAGCGTTAGGGCATTACAGAGGCGGTCATCCGGTACCTCGAGCCCCGTCTTTATACGACGGCAATCTGCTGACATACGCTAACACATCCGCAGATCCGTGGGTTTTCCCCACTCCTTTAGCCTTTTTAAAAATTTACGGCAAGCATCAAACTAGTTGTATGAAGGCATATCTAGTCATCGTCCGGTCAAGGATAGTGATGCATGACCCTGCCGTCAAGCAAGGAATTTCCGTGACTGCGATCCGAGATCCAGCTGTAAGGGCACAAAATTACATCGCCAGTGCGGGCTTATTTGACGGTTTTAGAGCCTAGTTTTCTTGGAGTTTACGAATGTGTGAACCATGTACACGCACTTGAATATGACCATTATAGTAGTCGTTTGATTCAAGAACTCTGCGTGAAAACTGTTCGCGGGCCTCAACATAGCTGCATTCTGCCTTGCTACGGCAATAAAAAAGTATCTCTCTACGGAAGTTTTCAACTCCTAGAGCTTGTACATCACGAGTTAATTCAGGTGACGATCCATAGTAATCTCGCCAGTCGGAATCAATTTTGCTTCTGATCTTCTTTTTCTTTTTGTTGCCGTTCTTTAATTTTACTGTTCGATATGTGGTCTTTGAGAATTTTGCCAGCTTTTTGCCTATATACATGCGCCCTGTTGAGATGTTAGTGATGATGTAGACGAAGCCCGCACAGTCGTCCGGGAGTTCTTCTACAGTTTGGGAATTGAAAAGCCATGTCATGACTTCTAATTATCATCATTGCCTTGTGCCTTGAGTTGTTTTTGAGCGAGCCTACGAGCTTTGGCCTGTTTCATGTCTTCGTTCTTCCAGTGACGCCATTCTTGTAGCACAATACGGCGTTCACTGCATAATCTGCGTATTTCACTCATAGCATTACGAGTGTCCATACATGCCCGTTTGGTCCCAGTGTTCATCCAACGCTGGTTAGCTTCGAAGTAAGTTCGAAATGCAGCCATTAACTGAGCATGTAATTCTTCATCCTGATGCATTATTCTGTGACTTCTAGATCCGTGGCATATGATGTAAAGCCATTTTCTTTGATGACTTTGAGTACATTGTTAACACGACCTACAAGCTCGTCCCTGTGCGATATTAAGAACACATTCTTTTTGCGTTCTCGAGTCATCTTTTTCAGCACAGCCAGTGCAGATTCGACGCCTGAGCTGTCTAGTCCATTGTCTATGAGCTCGTCTACAAACAGCAAGTTTACATTTTGATATAGACTTTCCCACACATCGCGGAACGCCCAACTTAGTCCTAGGATCAAGCGATTGCGTTCACCACGCGATAAGTTGTCAAAGTCTAAATCCTGTCCTAGCTGTGTAATTATCACGGTCAAGTCATTTTGAAAAACTACAGTATGTGGTAGACCCATGCGATCTAGATAGTAAGTCAATCGGTTATTCAAGTAAGCTAGGTTCTGATCAATGATCTTCTTGCGTATAAATGAATCTTTAGACGTTAATAGCTTGAGCAAGAATTCTTGATGCTCCCGCATAGTGGTCAAACTGTTGATTTCATCAAAACTAATTGCCTGTATGGCTGTGTTGCGCAGTTCATCTATCTGTTCTTGATAAGGATCAGACTCGCCTGCACGGATAGTTAGATTAGTTTCTAGAGTGTTCAAGTTGTTCTGATGCTTGAGAGCCTGCTCAACAGTGTCATAGTAAGTGTCCGGACGGCCATTTAGCTCGCCAATGGCTGAAATTTCAGCTGTGAGCTTGGCGAGGTCCGCAGCGATCTTGTCTTGATACTGTTGTGATTCTGAGAGATGTTTCATGGCACCGGCAGTCATCTCCTCGTGTTTGTGATCATGCAACTGTTGATCGCAAGCATGACACTTCTTATTACTGAGAGAGGCCAACTCTGCGGTATACTTTTTTACCGCTTTTTCCGCTTGCGCTAGCGCAGCGTCTAACGTCGCTCGTTCCTTATTCAGGCTTTTTAGCTTCTGCGAAGCTTCTTCGTAAACTTTTAGCTCCGCATGCTTCGCAAGCTCAGCTTCAATATCTACGCTCTCTAGTTCTACAATCGCGCGGCCGATCTTTTCAAGATCTTGAGTTTGCTGTTGTCGCCATGCACTTTGTTTCGACAATAATCCATCAACACTTTTTTGAATATTATCATTTGACTTCTTAGTAGCTTCGATATCTGCATTTGCTTGGAATATAGCTTCTTTAGTTTGTCTGACTAGTTCTTTAAGTGCTTCTGCTTTTTCACTTAATAGTGTAATACCTAGTAATTGTTCAATGATTACTCGTTGATCATTGGCTTTCATACTTAAGAAAGGCTCATTGTATGTGTTAAGCGCAATGATGTGCTTGAACATGTCGTGACTCATACCTAGTAAATCATCTAGATCCTTTTGTGTCTCACGCATATCCCCTTGAGCATCATCGGTTTCGCCTGTATCTTGTTCTTGATCATTGACAAAGAATTTTAATACATTAGGTTTGCGACCTCTTTCAATACGATAGCTAGCACCATCTTTTTCAAATGCCAGCGTAACTAGCATATTCTTATTATTGATCTTATTGATCAAGTTATCTTTTTTAATATTAGTGAGCGCATTACCAAATAAAGCATAACTCAGTGCATTGACAATAGTTGTTTTACCTGTGCCGTTGCGTTCTCCGCTATCGCCGCCGCCTTGATCTAGATTCTCTCCTAGCACGAGTGTTAGGTTTTCTTGATCTAAATCAACTGCTTGGGTACTATTACCCACGCTCATAAAGTTTTTAACTGTTAATTCTTTTAATTTGATTGTCATAGGCTGTTATAAATGGCTAATAGCATGTTTTTGTCAAAGGCATCTGATTCGATACTGACTAATTGATTGCTTACAATTTGATTTACTGATTCAAATGCTTGTATATCAATATCTGTACTAATCTCAAGTTGCTTTTTCTCAGCTATTAGTGTTAATTCTCGTATCTTGTACTTGGCCATAAAGTCTTCTTTGATAAAGCTGGCCTCTTCAAATGTAATATCAATGTCAAGCGCAACTCTTAAATGTTGATTAGGCTTAACAATAGTATCGGCTTCGTCAATTAATTGACTTAGTTTTACAGTACGGAATGTGGGTTGATTGGGCCAGCTAAAGTATTCAGGCTCTCCTCCCCATTCTAATACCATCATACCACGATCATCGTCCCACGCATCGGCATAATTGTGCGGAAATGCATTGCCGATATAGATCATATTCTCCTGCCGTTGGCGCTTATGAAAGTGCCCACTGAACCCTAGCTCATAGTTTTGAAAACTGTCAAGTTGTATCTCCCCATGATCTGGCATCTGGATCATGGCATTCATAAAAAAGTTAGGCAATTCAAAGTGACCAAAGATATATTTGCCACCTTTCCTTCCTACAGTTTTCCATTCTTCACCAACGAGCCAGGGACACAGTGTGACATTTCCAATAGTAGTAGGCTCATGTACCACAGTGACGCCAGGTATATACTTTCCAAACTCCACACTGTGTATGTCCCGTTTGTCTTTATAGTACAGATCATGATTACCAGGAAAGAAATAGAAGTTATCAAACGCCTGCCCCAGCTTTTCCAAGGCCCTAAGGCTATAATCCATTGTAGTAATGTTAAGGCTATTGCGATTATGATGCCAATCGCCCATAAAGATACCTGTATCACATCCTTCCTCCTTGGCTTTTGCAATAAACCAATCTACGAAATCTTCGCAGTCTTGATTGTGTATTGATGAATTGCTCTTTAGACCGAAATGAATATCGGTAAAGCAGGCTACTTTTTTAAATAAATTACTCACTTGATTCCTCGTTGTGTCTTTTTAGTGCCGCTTCGTGCTCGCCAGCACCAGTTCTACTATAGCTAGGATTCATTCCATTCATTTCTAAAATATCATCACGGATATTTTGATTGCGTTTTTCGATATTAATAACACGAACAAAACTATTAGTAACAGCCGCAGTAAAATATGCGAAAGGATTGTCTGATTTACTTTCGTCAAATTGTAATCCAATTTGTGTTAACTGCAAAATGGCCTGTCCTTTCATTTCATCATTGTAAGTATATCCGCGAACATTACCACGGGTAGCATATCTCTCACATAACTTTAACATCATTCTAGCTAAAGTTGGAGTAATTTGACCTGCATCTTTGTCAAATTTGCCCTTTTCGATGCTACCCTTCCAATGACTTTTACCAACGCATACTAATTCATCTTTGTCATTGAATTTCCAATGCTGGAATGGAGGAAAGTTAACCTTGTCTCTATGATCAGCAAGACTTTTTGGATTCTTTTTACGAGTGTTATTGAGTGGAATATGATCAAATGTCATGATCCTAAACACTAAATCAGTTTTAGCTATTTTTTTATAATCAACTTCGCAATCTGCTTGCTTGACTTTTTCTCCAGCAGCTTTTCGCCTCTGGTAATCTTGTTCACCTAATCGCTTGGCTTGATTGCGTTTGGCTTCGGCTATAGTTCGGATATTAATTTTATCTAGATTAGGCAAAATAATATCATACTGATGGTACTTTGGATCAATAAAACTGCAATACGAAGTTTTTGATCTATGTATTTCTAACAACATATCCTTGTTGTTTAGGTAATTTACTTTGGCTGGTATTGTTATCATAACCCGTTCCTATTTTGTTTATTATAAACTACGCACTTTATTTTGTCAACTAAATACTACTCAAAGGACAATATTATGGCAGGAATTCCTACAACTGTTGCAAATGTATCAAATCTAGTATCTTCCGCTGCTACCGGAGTATCCACTCTTGGTAGTTTGGCCAGCGCCGCCAGTAGTGTTGATGGTATTGCCAGCGCCGCTAGATTGGCTTCTAGTGGACTTCCTGCCGCAGGTGAAGCTATTGGCGATGTTACCAGTGCCATCGCAGCATTTACTAGTGATGCTGATCCTAACGATTGGCGAGTAAGACTTAGTTTGAGTACTTGGAGTTCTTTTCAAAACAGTCCAGTATTGGCTCCATTGAAAAGTGCCGGCGGCCTCATATTTCCTTATACTCCGCAGATCACTATGCAGTCTAGTGCAAAATATGGAAGTGTAAGTCCGACACAGACAAACTATTTGTTTCATTATTTTCAAAATAGTGATCCCGGATCTATTAGTATAACAGCACCAATGCATGTTGAAGATAGCACACAGGCACTGTATTGGATTGCCGCCGTGCATTATTTACGCAGCCTAACAAAAATGTTTGCAGGTTCTGATCCTAAAGCAGGCAACCCTCCTCCTATAGTTTTCCTAAGCGGATACGGAAATTATGTATTCCATAATGTTCCTGTTGTAATTACAAAATTTAGTTGCGATTTAATGAACGACTGTGATTATATTCAAACAAATGTTGTAGGCAGCGCTGCTGGCCAAATACAAGGTATTGCTGATAGTGTGAGCGGCTTAACTGGTGCGGTTGGACAAATATTTCCCGATATTAACGGGACTTTAAATGCTATTAATGATGTAGCAGGCATTGTCGGACAAGTGGCTGCACTAGCAGGCCAGTTTGGTGTCGGTGGATCAGTTAGTGGCGGCAGTGCCTATGTACCGACTAAGAGTCAAATTAAAGTAGAGCTTACTCCGATGTATAGTAGAAACAGTGTCAAGAACTTTAGTCTTGATAGATTTGTCGAAGGCGGCTATCTTAACAATCCATTTAGTTACATTTAATTATGACAGCCAAATATATTAATACAAGTCCTTGGTATACTACTCCGATATTGAATAATCAATACCTTGATTATTTTCAAATTAGGTCAGTGAGTGCAGAACCCGATGACGTATCGTATGTTATACAAAGTCAATATGCATATAGACCAGATTTATTATCCTATGACTTGTATGGAACAGAAAGACTATGGTGGGTCTTTGCACAAAGAAATTTGGATGTAATACAAGATCCTATTTTAGATTTTGTGCCAGGTGTGCAAATTTATATTCCTAAAAAAAGCAGCCTATTTACAGTACTAGGATTATAATATGGCCAATGTTGTCAGTGCAGTTACAAGTGTCACAGCGGTTACAGCTGCGGTAGTAGGTGTTGCTAAAATTGCCGGGTTAGGTTCAAAGAAAACGACCGGAGCTCCACCTGGAATAATTCCAAACCCATTATCGAGCTATGCTAGTTGGAATTATATTATCAGCCTTGGTATTTTATCACCTGACGATGTTAACGATCCGTCAAATGTTATTAAGGGAACCGTAAGTCCTTTATGGATTCTCCATGGTGCTAATGCTGAGCCTAATAATAGAGTTAGAACTCCCTACGGACAATTTGATTTTTTTATTGATGATCTTGAAATTACTTGTGCATTAGGTCTTGAGAATGGTAATAATACCAACATGAGCAAGTATAAATTTAAAGTTATAGAACCATATAGCATGGGATTATTTTTGCTGGCTTGGCAAACAGGAGCAGTTCAATTAAATTGGATTAACTGGAGAACAGCACCGTTGGTATTGAAGATAGAATTTAGAGGCAATACTGAAACTGGCATATTGTCATCTACAATACCAAATACGACAAGATTTTTTATTATTAGTCTTGCTAAAATTACTACTAAGGTCACCGGTGCAGGAGCAGAGCATTACTGCGAAGCTACTGGATTCATCGACGGCGCACTTAACGAAGATTCAGTAAGGGCTAAACAAGATGCTTCTCTTACCGGATCAACCGTACAAGAAATTTTGCAAACCGGTGATCAAAGTTTACAGGTAGTGTTGAATCAGCATCAAAAGACAACAACATATCAGAATGGGCTAAGTGTGCCTTCTAAGACTTATATTATTACTTTCCCTGATGATATAACAGCAGGAAATGCCGGCAATAAAACAACTACTACTTCTTCAGCTACTGCCGATCCCACTGCAAGTGTATTAACTAAAGTTGGGGTACAAAAAACAAAACCTGTAGTTTCGGGTAACATATCAATTGACAACTATGCACAAAATACTACTGTGAATCAAATTGGACTAGCTACAATGGGATTTGATGTTACATTTAAAACTCCAGTATACCCATTACAAAAAAATAATTTAGTATATAATGCCAAAGCAAAAACTTTTAATAAGGCTAAAAACACTACTAAGATTAAAGCTAGCGAATTTAGATTTAGTCAAGATCAAAAAATTGAGGATATGATCAATGAGGTAATACTCAGCAGTCAATATGCAGCTATGATAAATGATCCTCAAAATATAGATGATAGCGGATTTAAAGGATTATGGAGAATTGATTGCCAGAAATTTATTATTCAAGATCCTAGCAATGTTCCGACTACAGGCGATTACCCAGAAGTACTAGTATACAGAGTTATACCATATGATTCACATAGTTCTAAAGCCGCAGCTCCAAATACCGGACCTATCGGGATTAAAAATTATGCTAATGAAATAATAAAATCGTACAATTATATTTTCACAGGTAAAAATACTGAAATTTTAAATTTTGAGGTTGCATTTAGTACACTAATGTATACCGCGTTCGGTTCGCAATCACCGTTGTCAACACAAGACTATAACAATTTAACAAATACTACCCCCGGCAAGGATACTAGCAATTCAAATAAGACAAATCAACGACAACTTGCTGACGGCAATCTCCCGGTCTTCAGCGAAGGAATTGAAAATTCTTTAGTAAAATATAATGTTACTAACTCGAATACTACGGGCAAAGGCGGTGGTGGAACAGAAAGCGTCCACACTAAAATAGCTAGAACTTGGTTTGATCTAGCCACAGCTAATCAATCAGACATGATGGTGTTGGATATGACAATTCAGGGAGACCCACATTTTTTAATAGCAAGTGGTTTCAGTAATTTTGTTTCTCCACCCCTTAGTCGCTTATTAAATTCTGACGGTAGTGCCAACTGGCAAGGTGGAGAATATCATATTAATATCACATTTCAAACTCCGATTGACATCAATCAAACCACTGGCCTTTATAATTTTGGTAAGAGTAAAACAGCACCGGTAATTTTGTTTAGCGGCTTCTATTCAGTATCAAGAGTAGTTAATAGATTTGTACAAGGAAAATTCACCCAACAACTATTAGGTAATAGAATTGTAGGCGTACACAATCCGAATACTGCTACACCGAATCAAATCCTTAATAGTTCTACAGTAGACACAGTTAAGGGAGTTACATCAACGTCATCGGGGGCAAGTAGCTAATATGGGACGACCTCAAACTTTCGGTAAATTTTTAAATGTTAGCTATAATGCACTACCACAGGATAATTCAGGTCCTTTTTTAGCTATTGTTGTTGGCCACCAGGATTCGAGATACATGGGCAGGATAGCAGTTAAATTATTGCGTCCTACTGATAATAGTTTAGTAGATGGTTCAATTAGAGTAGTCAGTCCACTGATGCCCTTTGCCGGTAGGACTTCATTAACGCCTAATTCTGGTAATGATAATAGTTATGACTCTACTCAAAAGAGTTATGGTATGTGGATGTTACCTCCGGATCCTGGCACACGAGTTATGGTATGGTTTATTAATGGTGACCCTAAGTATGGGTACTATATGGGCTGTTTGCTAGACGAAGGTATGAATTTTATGATGCCTGGAGTCGCCGCCACTACTACAAATGCTGAATCGACTTCGGACAGATTACCTGTAGCAGAATATAACAGAGGATACTATGGACAAAAGGGTGAAGGAAATGACAGCGAAGATCAAAATTTTGCTAACGACACTGATATACCAAAACCAGTACATCCATTTGCTAAAGTATTAAAAGCGCAAGGTCTTGATCATGACGACATTAGAGGAATTACTACTAGTTCTGCCAGGAGAGAAGCCCCTAGTATGGTCTTTGGAATATCTACACCCGGCCCTGTAGACAATCAAGCTAATGCCCCGACAGTTACCTTTGATGATGGCTCTGGTAATGTCGACGGAGTCCCTAGTAGCAGATTAGGTGGTACAACTTTCGTCATGGATGACGGTGATCCTGCTTTCTTGCGTAAAGGTCCTGCAAGTACTACTGCTCCAGATTATGCTGCAATTTTGCAAGGCGACGATCTACCCAGTGACCCAACGATTCCACACAACGAACTAGTACGCATTAGAACACGCACTGGCCATCAAATCCTTTTGCATAATTCAGAAGATTTAATTTACATAGGTAATGCAAAAGGCACTGCATGGATAGAATTAACAAGCAATGGTAAAATAGACATTTATTCATCTGATAGTATTAGTATTCATAGCAGTAATGATTTTAATTTTTATGCAGACCGTGATGTTAATATTGAAGCAGGAAGAAATATCAATGTAAAAGCTGCAGGCAAACAGCAGACAGAAATTGGCGCAGATAGTTCCACTATCATCGGCGGTGATAGCACAATTACTATTACAGGGTCTGTGAATCAAACAGTAGCTGCGAATTTCTTCAGCACAGTAACTGGTAATGCCAATTTTAGCACTGCTGGTCAAAATAGTTTTTCTTCAGGCCAAGGAACAAATATATTATCTGCAGGAAATTTAGCGATTACAGGAGCTCCGATCAACCTTAATGGCCCTGTTCCAGCTACTGCTGCAATACCGGCTACTCCTGCAATCGCACTATCTGTGCATCAAGTTGCTATTAGCGCATCAGCTACAATGACTAGTATTATGCAACGAATTCCACAGAAAGAACCATATATTAATCATGAAAATTATGATCCTAATTTAGTAACACCGGTATTAACAGATAGAGATGCTACAGCAGATATTAAACCTCCAACTTGGAAAGCTAGTCCATACACTACTAGCCTCGATACATTTGTAACACCACCTCCGCCAGCCGACGACACAGGAACTTGATAGGAAATAATTATGACAACAAACGCAAATCTCTACGATAAAATCGTAATAAAATCTCCATACGATCCTAGAAATCTTCAAGGTCGTATGTATAAAGGATTTAGTACAATAAGTGCCGATGCAGTTAATTTTTCATTGTTTGATTATCAATTGATCAAGCAAGACATACTAAATCATTTCTTCACAAGACAGGGCGAAAGGCTAATGAACGCTACTTACGGTTGTGTGATCTGGGACCTTTTATACGAGCCATTAACTGAAGATTTAAAATATCTAATTAAAACCAATGTTGAATATATTGCTAATAGTGATCCTAGAGTAAGTGCTAAAGAAATACTGATATCTACATATGAAACTGGTATACAAGTGCAGATCACGCTAGAATATAAACCTTATAACCTAAATGAGCAATTGACTTTACAGTTTGATCAAAGTAATAATTTGTTGTTAGGACAATAATATACACAGAAAATTCTACAAAATAAATATGATATAGGATAAAATATGACTTCTACGACACGACAAAATACGCTGCTAGCCGCAGAAGATTGGCACAAAATTTACCAAAGTTTCCGTAATGCCGACTTCACTAGCTACGACTTTGACAATTTGCGTCGTACGATGATTGACTATATTCGTACAAATTACCCAGAAGATTTTAACGATTACATAGAAAGTTCAGAGTACCTAGCTCTTATAGATTTGATAGCTTTTGTTGGACAAAGCATTGCATATAGAGTGGATCTCAATGCACGAGATAATTTTTTAGAATTAGCAGAAAGAAGGGAAAGCATCTTAAGATTAGCTAATCTTGTAGGATACAATCCTAAAAGAAATATGTCTGCTAATGGGCTACTAAAAGTTACATCAGTTACTACTACAGAAATTGTATTAGATAGCAATGGTAGAAATCTTGCTAATCAAACTATTCTTTGGAATGATAGCGCAAATACTAATTGGTATGACCAATTTTTTAAAATCATTAATGCAGCGTTCCCATCAGGACAACAGTTTGGGAACCCTGCAGATAGTGCAACCATTTATGGAATTCCTACTCAGCAATACAGATTCAACAGCAATATAGGTGCTGTGCCGGTATTTGCATTTACTGAAACTATAGGTGGACAGCCTATGAGTTTTGAAGTAACTAGTACTACATTCAATGGACAAAGTTATGTTTATGAAGAACCTCCATCAGTAAAAAATAATTTAGCTTGTATCTTTAGAGATGATGGGTACGGGTACGGAAGTCCTACAAATGGATTTTTTCTAAATTTCACACAAGGTACTCTTACACAAGGTACATTCACTATCAGTCAACCGACAAGTAATGAAAGTGTAGATATAGCAGCTAATAATATTAATAATACAGATGTGTGGCTATATGGGCTCGATGTTAACGGAAACGAATCAACATTATGGACACAAGTTCCTGCTTTGCAAGGTAATAATATTATCTATAATAGTCTTAAGAAGAATATCAAGAATATATTTCAAGTAGTTACTCAAGCCAATGATGCAGTAGCATTACAGTTTAGTGATGGAATATTTGGTAACCTACCATTAGGTACATTCAAAGTTTACTATCGCGTTAGTAACGGTTTAAGTTATATCATTAATGCCCGAGATATTAGGAATGTCTCAATTTCTATACCATATCTTAGTGCAAGTAACCAGCAACAAACTTTAACATTAAATTTAAGCCTTGCTAGTTCTGTAGTAAATGCCACGACATCTGAATCAAATGCCAGTATAAAAACAAATGCACCGCAAACTTATTATACACAAGACAGGATGATTACAGGCGAGGATTATAATATAAATCCTCTGGCTGCAAGTACACAGGTTGTCAAAGTAAAAGCAATAAACAGGACATCGAGCGGAATTAGTAGGTACTTTGATTTAATAGATCCTACTGGAAAATATTCAAGTACTACACTCTTTGGTACTGATGGTGCCTTGTATACAGAATATTATTTGAATGAATTCTTATTTTCATTCGTAACACAGACCGATATACAAGGTATTATTTACAATGACATTTTTAATATTTTAGCAGATACAAATTTAAAGAATTTCTTTTATTCTAATTTTAAAATTAATAACACATCGCCAAGTGTATGGACGACTGTCACTAGTGATAGTAATAGTACTACTGGATATTTTTTATCAACCATAGCTAATCTACCTGCAAAAATAGGAACTAACTCAACTAGTACACTATATTATGCACAGATTGGATCATTGGTAAAATTTACAGCACCAGCTGGAACTTACTTTGATACTACAAATTATAATTCTATTACAACTATTCCAAATAGTGGATTACCTGACAATGCAACACAAGTGCTATGGTCAGAAATAGTAGGAGTTGTCGGCGATGGAACAACTACTAAAACTGTTACCGGTCTCGGACCAGTGACATTGAATAAAAAAATTCCAACCAATGCAATCGTATCAGCAATTATACCTGCATGGGCAACAGTTATAGATAGTTATACAGTAAACACTATCATTAATTTAATAGCATCATACCAGACTTTTGGTTTGACATTTAACACTTATTCGCAATCGTGGCAAATAATTATTGACACTAACCTTGATTCTAATGATGCATTTAGTTTAAATTTCCAAGGGAATAATGCTAATAAACAACTAGATGCTAGCTGGCTATTATTATTTTCTACAGATAAAATAAGTTATACAGTTAAGATTAGAGAACAGCGTTATATTTTTGAAAGTGCTAATCAGATTAATTTTTATTTTGATGGCAGTAAAAAAATATATAACAATGTATCAAACACAGTAGTAAAAGATGGGATTACAGTTCTCAATATCAATAAACAACCATTTAGTACCAATAGTTTTACCATCGACCAACCTTGGCAAATTATAAGCGAATATATAGGCATTGATGGATTTGTTGATAACACTAAATTAGTAGTTGGTTTCAATCAAACAGATAGTAATCAGGGCGTAGATAATCCAGAAACTTTTTACAATATTGTTTATGGCGGAAGCCCGGTCGAACCGACTTATATTTTACAACAAAAATATTCTGTAACAGATGGGCAGGAAGATTATCAATATGTCGCAAATACAGGACAGGTAATAATAATTACTACCAATAATCCATTACAGTCACTAACATCATATACTGATGGGCAGTACTTTTATTATCCTGACAGTGATACAACTTTCAAATTACATTTAGCAACAGCAACACTAAATCCCACATTAGATTATAAAGTTTTTGTAGGACGAGATAATTTAAAATTCCAATATATCCATAATGCCGACTACGAGAGCAGGGTGGATCCGGGCGCAAGTAATATTGTCGATATCTATGTGCTAACACAAAATTATGATACTCAATTTAGACAATGGGTGGCCGGAGCAATACAAACTGAACCGTTGCCCCCTGGTACCGATGAATTGTATGATTTATTAAGTCCTAATTTAAATCTAATTAAGAGTATTAGCGATGACATAGTTTATCATCCTGTTACCTATGTTCAATTGTTTGGACAAACTGCCGCATCTGAATTACAAGCAAGTTTCCAAGTAATTATTAATCCTGAACAGGTAGTATCTGCTAATGATGTCAAATCAAGAATTATTACAGCTATTAATGAGTTTTTCTCTGTTAATAATTGGGATTTTGGAGATACATTCTATTTCACCGAACTTTCAACTTATGTGATGAATAAACTAAGTCCTGATATTACCATGTTTATTATTGTACCAAGACAAGGGACTAGCAACTTTGGTAGCTTATTTGAAATTACATGTAACGGTGACCAATTGTTTATTAGTACAGCAACAGTTAATGATATTGAGATAGTCACAGGCATAACCGCTACCGGCATTAAAGCAATTCCAACCCAGGCAACAATGTCGACGACAGCATCAAGTCAAATTATTTTAAGCACAGCATACGGATCTTTAAATGGCTGATCAAACTAATCAAAATGGCAATAATTTTGCCAGCTCAACTATAATTCCTCGCATCTATCAATCGGATGCAAATAAAAAGTTTTTAACTGCTACCTTAGACCAGTTAATGCAGTCTGGTACGGCTAAAAAAATAAATGGTTTTATAGGTAGAGAAAATGCAAAAGCATCGACTGGTAAAGATGTCTATGTGGCAGCAGTTGACCAAACAAGACAAAATTATCAACTTGAACCTGGGTTAGTTATAAAAGATACATTAGGTAATGTTACTTTTCTTAAAGATTATCAGGATTACATTAATCAACTAACAGTCTTTGGAAGTAATACTAGTAACCATGCTAGACTAAACAAACAAGAAATGTATTCTTGGGATCCGCATATCGACTGGGATAAGTTTGTTAATTTTCAAAACTATTATTGGTTACCATATGGCCCGGATGTTGTTAAAATTTCAGGGCAACAAAAAAATATAGTTAGTACCTATACTGTTAATCTAGTTGACGAAGGCGGCAACTATCAGTATGTCTTTACACCTGATGGTCTAACACCTAATCCTACAATTACTTTATACAAAGGGCAGACATATAAATTTGAAGTTAATAGTCCTGGAAATCCTTTTGCAATAAAAACATCTAGAACTGCCGGTAACTTAGATTTTTATAATGAATCTGAGCTAATAACTAATAATGGTGTTGAGGTAGGTACATTAACCTTCTCAGTTCCAGAAGATGCTCCTAGCCAATTGTATTATTTGAGTAATAATGATGCTAATGCTGGCGGATTGATTTTAGTTCTTCCAATAACAGATAACTCTAGTTTAGACGTTGAAAAGGATATATTAGGAAAGAAGAATTATACTTTACCTTCGGGAATTTCTTTAAGTAACGGTATGAAGGTAGCTTTCGAAGGAACTATTACACCGAGTAATTATTCGTCTGGTACTTATTATGTTGAAGGAGTAGGGACAAGTATATCTCTTGTATCTTCGGACTTGCTAGAAATTATAAAACCCTTTACAGCTGCAGATCCTGTGCCGTTTGATAGCGGAGGATTTGATACACAACCTTTCAGTGATGCAACTTCTTATGCTGGAACAAATGATTACATCGTAATTAATAGATCTAGTAGAGATCAAAATCCTTGGTCAAGATTTAACCGTTGGTTCCATAAGGATGTAATAACTTTGGCTGCAGAAGCTAATGGGGATATTCCTAATTTAGATCAGGCAAGTCGAGCGATTAGACCTATTATAGAATTTGAACCAAATATAAGATTGTACAATTTTGGTACTAAAGCATTAGCCGATGTTGATTTGATAGATACTACAACTACAGATGTTTTTAGTTATGTAGAAGGAAAATTAGGCTACTATATAGACGGTATAGCAGTCGCAAACGGACAACGGATTTTATTTACAGCAGATACTGATTTGTTTGTAAAAAATAAAATATTCCAAGTAAATTATTTAAACATCGAAGGATCCAACCAAATCCATTTAACATTGGTAGATACTCCATTAGAAGATAATTGTGTTTTAGTAAAACAGGGTGTATCTAATCAAGGACAAACTTACTGGTTTGATGGATCAGTTTGGATTTTAGCACAACAGAAAAATACAGTTAATCAACAACCATTATTTGATATTGTTGACAAAAATAAAATTAAATTCTCTGATATAACAACATATACCGGATCTACATTTGCCGGAACAAAATTATTTTCTTATGCAGTTTCGTCAACAGGAACTACAGACTCTGCTCTAGGTTTTCCTATAAAATACAAAAATATAGACAATATTGGTGATATAGTTTTTAATTTTAATCTAGCACAAGATTCATTTACATACAAATTGAATAATACTATTGTTAGTAAAAATGTTGATACCGGATATCTCATCAGAACATCACTTGACGGATCTGCAGAATACATTAATGGCTGGCAAATTACCAGTATACCAGTTACCCAAGCTGCAATACGCATTTATAAAAATTCAGGATTAGTAAATAATTTTATAATTGATATTTTTGATGACGTTAATAATTTAGATGATCTAATTGTAAAAATTTATATTAATGGTACACGATTAGGTTCGGAAAATTGGACGATTGCGAGTGGTACTACATTTAAAACAGTTGTACTAAACACAGATATATTAACTACTGATGTTCTTACAATAAGAGCATTTTCTGCCCAACCTATAAATGATAAAGGGTATTATGAGATACCTTTAAATTTACAAAATAATCCTTTAAACAGTAATATTGATACATTTACTTTAGGAGAAGTGATAGATCATGTTGGTTCGATTGTTGACAATATTTCTGGTTTTGTCGGGGTGTTCCCTGGTACTAGTAATTTAAGAGACATTGCTAATCTATCTACTTATGGTACAAAATTTGTACAGCATAGCGGACCGTTAAGTCTTGGATTGTATCATGTAACAAATCAAGATACTAACATTATCAAAGCAATTGAAAAGTCGCAGAATGATTATAATATTTTTAAAAGAAACTTTATAACAGTTGCTGAAAACATCGGTATTGATACTGACACAATTTCTTTAGTAGATTTAATTCTAGGAAAAATTAATTCCACTAAATCTAATACTGGACCTTACTATTTTAGTGATATGGTTCCTTATGGAGCTAGTATAAAAACTGATATTACAGTTTTAGATGGCAGGACAAAAACTTATCCACTAAGTGCAGTTTTTAATTTAGATTCATTATCTTCTAAATCGGTATTGATTTATCAGAATAAAAATCAATTAATACATGGACGAGATTATACCTTTGATAATCAAGGATTTGTTATTATTACCGATTCTGTAAATTTGCAAGCAGGCGACATAATTTCAATATTCGAGTATGAAAATACTGATGGATCATTCGTTCCAGAGACTCCTACTAAATTAGGAATTTGGCCGGCTTATGAACCTAAATTGTACCTAGATACTAGTTTAATTAACCCTGTGATGGTAATCCAGGGGCATGATGGTAGTCAAATACTTGCTTACGGTGATTATAGAGATAATTTAATTTTAGAATTAGAAAAAAGAATTTTCAATAATATCAAAGTAAAATATGATCCAACAATATTTGATATACATGATCTAATTCCCGGGTATACTAGAAACACAGACTATACTTTAGATGAATTTAATGAAATACTTGCACCATATTTTTATAAATGGGCTACACTAGTTGATAAAGATTTTACAACTCCATTAAGTTTTGATAGAAATAACCCATTAACTTTTAATTATAAAGGTCATTATGCTCCCGATGGCCGACCAGTTCCAGGTTATTGGAGAGGAATTTATCGTTGGTTGTTTGACACAGACCGTCCTAACTTATGTCCTTGGGAAATGTTAGGATTTACCATCGAACCTGTATGGTGGAATTCAGTATATGGACCTGCACCATATACTAGTGATAATTTAGTTTTATGGCAAGATATTGCCAATGGTGTAGTTAGAGATCCATCTGCTGCACCTTATGTAATTACGAAATTTATTCGTCCTTGGTTAATTAAACACATTCCTGTTGACAGTCAAGGAAATATACTTAGTCCGTACGATGCCGGTGTTGCCCAGGGCACTATAACTTATGATACTGCTGGCGATTATATATTCGGAGATGTAAGTCCTGTAGAGGCGGCATGGCGTAGAGGAAGTTATTATCCATTCGCTGTATTACTAGCATCTTTATTACTACAGCCTGCTAAAACAATCGGAACACTATTAGATCGTTCAAGAATAGTAAGGAATTTATCTGGCCAATTAGTTTATTCTGACACAGATAACAGGATTAACCCAGGTTCGATTGAATTACCTGGCTTATATAATAGTATTTCTACTACCAGGACCGCTGGAATAATAAATTATGCTATTAACTATGTATTGGGAGATAGCGTAATTAAGTACAACTCTTATGCTTACGATTTATCTAATATTAATACAAATTTAACTTACAGGATTGGAGCATTCACCAGTAAAGATCAATTTAATATTATATTAGATTCGAGAACCCCATTGAGTACGAGTAGTAGTGTTTTTGTTCCTCAAGAAAATTATGATATAGTATTAAATTCGTCAAGCCCTATAACTAAAATTAATTATAGCGGCGTTATTGTAACAAAGTTAACAGATGGTTATACTGTTTCTGGTTACATCTTAACTAATCCTTACTTTGAATATTATGATTATCAAGGTACCGGTATATCAGTTAATGTCGGTGGAGTGAGCCACTCCTATCTAGTATGGCATCCAAAGCAAACCTATGCCCCAGGAAATATTATTCAATATAATGGACAATATTATTCAGTATTGTCCTTGCACACTACTATTGAAATATTCCAATCTCAGTATTATTCAGTTTTAGGAGCTTTACCAGTCACTGGCGGAGTTAATGCTTATTTTAAAAATACCTGGGACAAATCAAAAGTAATTAAAGTTCCTTATGGGACAAAATATAGTCACATACAAGATGTGGTAGACTTTTTGCTTGGATATGGTGAATACTTAAAAGATCAAGGATTTATTTTTGATGAATATAATAATAATCTTAATGCTATATCTAATTGGGAAACAAGTACTAAAGAATTTATGTTCTGGACTACACAAAATTGGAGTACTGGAATAGACAAGTGGCAAGAATGGTCTCCCACACAAACTATTAATTATAATTCTATAGTGAGATATGATGGTGATTATTATCAAGCATTACAGACAATCCAACCGGGAGATGCAACACCTAATACTAATAGCCACTATATAAAATTAGATGGATTAAGCACAGTAGGAAGTAGTGTTATAAGTCTAAGTCCAGCAGCAAATAAAATAACCTTCAATGTACCATTGGCAGTTGTTGATGATATTACTAATCAATTCAATGGTTATGGAATTTACAAAGTTGATGGAACTGAATTTGATTTTCAATCTTTGTCATCATTTCGAAACGGCAATATAGTAACTTACACTCCCGATAACAATGACGGGATATACGGTGCTACTTTTTATCTAATACAGCAGGAACAAATTGTTATTATAGATAACAGTACAATGTTCGGTGACATTATCTATAATCCAGAAACTGGATATAGACAAGAACGATTAAAAATATCTAGTTATGTTACTGTAGGCTGGTATGGCGGATTTGATGTTCCTGGATTTATTATAGATCGAGCACAGATTAAAAATTGGGAATCTTATCAAGATTACAGTCTAGGTGATATTGTATTATATCAACAATTTTATTATACAGCTAATAAATTTTTATCAGGCTCACAGTCATTTGAAGTTACAGCCAGTAACGGATCGGCAAATTGGATTAGATTAAAATCTAAGCCACAACCGAAATTGATTCCAAACTGGACATACAAGGCTACCCAATTTACAGATTTTTATAGCCTTGGTGGAGATAATTTTGATACAAATCAACGCTCAGTTGCTCAACATTTAATCGGTTATCAGAAAAGACAATACTTGAATGATATTATACAAGACGATGTAAGCGAATTTAAATTTTATCAGGGAATGATATATGAAAAAGGAACACAAAATGTTCTTAATAAATTATTCGATGTACTAAGTTCTGATAACCTAGAAAGTTTAAATTTCTATGAAGAATGGGCCGTTCGTGTTGGACAGTACGGTAGTTCTAATGCGTTTAATGAAATAGAATTTATTTTAGATGAATCTAAATTTATTACAACCCCGCAAGGATTTGAGTTATTACCGTCAGTAACTCAATCATACAAAGATTTTATCATAAGATTATCTCCTAAAGACATTTATCTTCCACCTTCTTCATACGATAGCAATCCTTGGCCGTTAATAACAAATTACCAAAGTTTTCTAAGAAGCGCAGGTTATGCAAGATTAGACGAAGTAGCAGTTACTCTGAATTCTTTAAGTGACATAACATCTCAGAATATTAATAATTTTAACGAGGGTGATTATGTTTGGTGCGGTTTTGAAAATATAAGTTGGAACATTTATAGATTAGTAAGGACAAATATTAGAGTTTCTAATATTCTTTATAGCAATAGTGTTCTAACAATATCTACTACAAAAGATTTAGGATCAATAGTTGCTGGATCCTATATAGGTTTGAAAGAAACCGGAATAGTGGACATTAACGGAACTTATGTGAATTCATTTGATGGGTTTTATCAAGTAAGTTCTGTTACAAATAGTACAATGACTATTAATGTTTCTTTGCCTAAACAACCATCTAATCCTTTTACAGGGCAAGCAGACATTGTACTGTTTACTTTTTTAAGTCATCGTGCATCAAGTATTGATGTTCTTGACCAGGTAGTTACACCTGATTTGAAATCTGGCGAGCTGGCATGGACTGACGACAACGGTAACGGCCTTTGGAGCACATGGCAAAATAATCCAGTATATGATGCATTTGAAGTAGCAAGCCCCTCAACATCAACTGGTTTAGGATTTGGATCATCTGTTGCTATAAGCCAACAAGGCAATATTCTAGCCACAACTAGCAACTCTGGCGAGTTGATAATATACACAAAAATTAATTCAAACGCCCCATGGCAAATTAAGCAAGGTATTTTTATACCGTCCGGACTTATTGCACCTTATACCTTAGCATTATCGCCAGATAGTATATGGCTAGCAGTGGGCGTTCCGAGTGCAGCAAATGGCCAAGGTACTGTATTACTATATGAACAAGATAGTAATAAAATTTTTAATCTAAAAGATACTGTAGTAAGTCCTAATCCGACTAACGGTGAAAATTTTGGATCAAATATACAATTTAGACAAACTTCCCCAGCCAGCTCTAACAATTACAAATACTATACACTATTTGTGGGAGCTTCTGGTCACGGGTCCGGAACAGGCATTGTATATACAATTGATTATCAACAAGTTATACAGGCTTCTGCTATATATGACCCGAGCAATAGCAGTGACGGGGCGGTTACTAATATTATTGTTACTAATCCGGGACAACACTACAGTACAAATCCACCGCCAACAGTATATATAACAGCGCCGACAGGAAATGTTCGTTCACAGGCCACAGCTTCTGCAACAACAGCGATTGTATCTGCTACTGTATATTCAACAATTGATTCCAACGGAATCAAATTATACTATGGCGGATCTGGATACAATCTTGGAGATAAACTAAAAATTAATGGCGGAGTAACAAGCGGGTCATATGCTATACTAGAGGTAGTAGATGTAAATTTAGATCCAGGATCTACACAATATGCTGTAGGCGGGATTAAATCAGTAGTTGTTAATTCATACGGTAATTATATTGCTTTCCCTTCGGGAATAGTACCAACAACTAATCTGACCGGTTCTGGTAGCGGCGCAGAATTTTTATTAGATACCGGAGTCATATCAGTTCAAATTACAAATCCAGGTAATGGTTATAGCCAGCCTCCTACAATTAGATTCTTAGGTGGTGGTGCTGGTGCCGAAGCTTACGGACTGATCGGCACTGCTGTAGTATTATCTAGTGTAAGCGGGATAGCACCGGGCATGATAATTTCTGGTACAGGATTTGTTAGCGGGCAAAAAGTATTACAGACCATAAATTCTTCTAGTACTGTAATTTTATCTGGAGCTCCTGATAGTACACCTAGCGGTGTAATGAACTTTATTATACCAGAATGGAATCATGCAGGAATAGGATCAATTATAGCCCCGTCGGGTATCGGCTTTGGAGCATCTTTAAAATCATGTTTATCGACCCTGGTAGTGTCTGCACCCGGCTCATATGGTATTGCTGGCAAAGTATTCGTTTATACAAACATTGATTCGGGTTACACATCACCTAGCCTAATTACTAATAATATTCAATATTTTGGATCTAGTATAGATTTGTCATCAGATGCTAAGTGGCTAGCGATAGGGTCGCCGTATGATTCTGACACATATCTAAACCAAGGTTCAGTCAATGTCTATAACTTATCAAACTTGACGACTGTGTATCAAAGAATTCTAAGTAACAAGGCAGAGAAGAATGAATTATTTGGTATAAAATTAGGTTGGATGAATAACAATCAAACTTTGGCAATTTATAGTGCAGGAGCAGATTCAGTAGTAGATGAAACCTTTGATGGGAATTCTACAAAATTTGATAGTGCGTTTACAAAATTTAGAATTACAATTTTAGGAGATGGTAGGGTTGATATTTACGATAAATATAATAAGAATTATATTTTCAGTGAAAGCCTAGCTAATATTGCAGATATAGATAGTTCGAGCGGAACGCCAACTTATACTGGTAGAAACTCTGCATATGGATCTGGATTTACAGTAGGAACTAATATTGTAGTTGTGGGTGCCCCGTCGGCAATAGTTAATCATGTTCTTCAAGGTAGAATATTTTCATATAGTAAGGCGCCTAAGGTATTAAGTTGGAAAATTTTACATACTGAAATAGCTAAAACTGATTTAACAAAGATAAAAAGAGCATTCATTTATAATAGAGTGTCTAATAAAGTTGTTACATATTTGGATGTAATAGATCCATTACAGGGAAAAATACCGGGCCCCGCCGAGCAAGAAATAACATATAAGACATTTTATGATCCTGCGTTGTATTCGGTTAGTGATGTTACAGGAGTCAATGTGAATCCGGGACAGGCATGGGGCAAGGCACAAGTTGGAACACTATGGTGGGATTTAAGAACTGCTAAATTTATAGATAGTCATGATGATGATATAATATATAGAACTAGCAGTTGGGCTACCCTATTTCCTGGAGCTAGCATTGATATCTATGAATGGGTGCAAACAACTTATACCCCTAGTCAATGGAATGCTTTAGCAGACACTATTGCCGGCCTAGCGGTCAATATCAGCGGTCAAAGTTTGTACGATAACAATACATATTGTCTGGTGAAAAAATACGACAATATTAGTAAAACTATAAAAAATATATATTATTTCTGGGTAAAGAACAAAGCCGTAGTTCCTAAATTGCCTAATAGAACAATACCTGCAAGTGGAGTGGCCCAGCTTATCGGTAAGCCAGAAACTTATGGCTACAGTTTTTTAGCTCTAACCGGATCAAACAGTTTTAGTTTATTTTTAAATGATGTAAAAACAACTGTGAAAGGTACTAATTCAGTACTTAGTGTACAATATTGGACTATTGATAATCCTAAAACAGCTAACATACATAGACAATATGCGATTATAAATGATAATCCCAATACTATTTTACCTTCTAAAATAGAACAAAAATGGTTTGATAGCCTATGCGGAAAGGATCAGAATGACAACGATGTCCCTGATATTTCCCTCCCATTAAAATTACAATATGGCGTAGAATTCAAACCTCGTCAAAGTATGTTTGTAAATCGTATCGAAGCCTTGAAACAACTTATTGAGCAAGTAAATCGATACCTGATAACTTATGAAGTTGTAAATCAAAGAGACATTTCGCCTTTAAATTCATATGATACTCCGCCTGTTTATTCGGGAGCAAATAATACTTTATTTGTACCTAGTGGTCTTTTTGATACCGTTATAGATACTGATGCAGAATTAGTTTTTATTAATGTTGGTAATTTTACCAAACCTACACTACAGCCTATCATTGTTAATGGTAGAATTACTGGAGTAACTATCGTTGATCCTGGATTTGGATATTTCCAATCGCCTTACATAGAAGTTATGGGTACGGGAACAGGTGCAAAGATTAAAACTGTTGTAACTAATCGTAAAATAACTGGTGTAGAAGTATTATCAACTGGTGCTGGGTATGATTCTAGCACAAGTTTAATTTTAAGGAATTATTGTGTTTTAGTTCTAAATGATAGTCAAGCAAATAATACTTGGAGCATTTGTTCCTACGATACAACTAGCCAGACATGGTCAAGAATACAAACTCAAAGATATGATGTTAGAAATTATTGGTCTAAAGTTGACTGGTATGCATCGGGATATAATAGTTTCACTGGCATCGATTATTCAGTGAATACTTTTTCTGATTTGAATAATCTGACAACAAATATAGGACAGATAGTTAAAATTAAAAATACGAGCCAAGGTGGCTGGATATTATTAGAAAAATTTGCTTCAGCAAATAGCGCAGACTGGACACAAAGTTATAAAACTATAGCTGTTGAAAATGGAACTATTCAATTTAGTTCAGGATTATATAACTTTTCTAATACTGTCTATGGTTTTGATGGAGCATTGTATGATGGTGCAGACTTTGATAATTCAGCAAGCACTGAACTTAGAATTATTTTAAACACTATAAAAAATAATATTTTAATAGATGATTTAAAACAAAATTATTTAGATTTATTTTTCTATAGTGTAAGATATATCCTAAGCGAACAAATAGAAGTTGATTGGATTTTTAAAACCAGTTTTGTAAAAGCACAGCATAATGTGGGAGCATTGAACCAACCAGTAAATTATCAACCTGATAATTTACCAGATTTTCAAAATTATATTGCCGAAGTTAAACCTTATCGAACAAAGATAAGAGAGTATGTGAGCGATTATACATATACCGATCCTACAAATAGTGCTAGTATAGATTTTGATTTGCCACCTATGTACGAAAATGGAAAAATAGTTCCGGTACAAGCTACAGTACAAGATGGTCAGATAATTGTAGATAATGTAGCAATTGATTCTAGCGATCCGAGATACTATTGGAAACAAAATGCAGGTTATAAAGTTATTAATCTTGTAATAGTTGATGGCGGTCACGGATACCAATCAGAACCGATAGTTGAGTTTGTCAGCAATTCTGGAACAGGGGCACAAGCAAGGGCATTTATAGCAAATGGTTCTCTAAGAAATATTATTCTTACTAATACCGATGCCTATGGAGCATCCGGAAATGGATATTTGTCTGCGCCACTAGTAGTTTTGAATGGCGGATTAATTGATGGTGGTAAACCGGCTAGGGTAGTTGCAATAATTGGCGATAGCCCTGTTAGATCTATCAATGTAGGAATTAAATTTGACAGAACTACTTATGGCTATTTCATAACTCAACTGACAGAAACAGAAACATTCATCTCTAACGGCACCCAATTACAATTTCCGTTAAAATGGTCACCGAATATAGTTTTAGGTACTAATACAGTTACGATCGATGGACAGCCTGCCTTAAGAAATACATATACTCTCACCACAGTTGAATCAACATCTAAAGGTTATAGGAGTTATACCGGATTGCTTACTTTCTTATCAAATGTAACTAAGAATGCAGTGATTGAAATAACATACACAAAGAATTGGAACTTACTAAACGCTGCAGATAGGATTCAATACTACTATAATCCAACAAGTGGTATGCCAGGAAAAGATCTTGCACAACTAATGACAGGTATTGATTATGGTGGGGTAGCAGTCACCGGTATCGGATTCGATGTATCATATGGTTGGGATAGTGCTCCTTATTATTCAGATACTTGGGACAATAGTCAGGTATCATTCAATGACTATGCAGTTATAGTCGGAGCAGGAAATCACCTAATAACACTACCATATGTTCCACCCGGTGGCACTGAGCTTAACATTTATTATAAAAAATGGTATGTTGAAACACATACAAGCACTGGTGTAGAAACGACATTTACATACAACATTAGAGTACAGACACCGCAGATAACAGCGACCTTGATTAAGCCTTTAAGTTCGTCAAGTTTTACTAATATTGGCGGAAGTAATATATTAACACTTAGCGATACAAATGGCATTGAATTAAATGATATAGTAGCCATAACTCCAACATCGGCTAATTCTCTGTTATTAGAAACTTATGTTTCAAACATTAGCGGAAATACTGTTACTTTGTCTGTCAATGATCCTAACACAGGATTACCGACCCCAAGTGTATTATATAATACTCAAAACAGTTCTAATTCAATTGCATTTGATACTTCTTATGTTCTTGCTACAGCTACAACAAGTGCCGGAAATACAATTACTTTAAATTCTACACCAATTACAGCAAATTATGTAAGCGGCGGTGCCTATGTTAACGGTACATATACATTAGTATTAACTAATGTTACAGGTACATTACTAGTAGGACAAACTATAATAGGTAATGGATATCTAGCATCACAAAATGTGCAAATAACATCAGTAACTAATACTATTAGTAATGGTATTGCTGGAGCAATAATTACTGTGAGTGGTACATATCATTCAGTACCCAATGTAGCACCTGCGCAGTTTGTGTTTAGCCCCTTATCGATTGGACAACCTGTTGCATTTAATAGTAGTTTTGCAAATATTGTTGCAGGCACATTATATTACATTTTATCTATAACTGGCAATACTATTACTGTTAGTGCATCACCATTTACAGACCCAACACAGGCTACTCCATTTGTTGTAGGAGCACCAGTTATAACATTAAGTTCTACCTCAAGTATAACTAATTTAATTACAGTGAATGATACATCGACTCTCCGAGCAGGAACTACAATTATTCCTACAATTACTTTAGGGGGTATGATACAGGGAACACCGTATTATGTAAATTCTGTTATCAACTCAACGACCTTCAACATAAGCGTACAACCGTTTAGCGGTGTAGTATTCCAGTTAACTGACACCAACAGCCAAAATGTAACCATAAATGTAGGTATAAGTTCTCAACTTTTAAGATTACAATTAACCTTAGAGAATACTGCTAATATACCATTAGGGGCCTTAATTACAGGGATTGGATTTAATGGCATAAGTTCAAATACCCAGGTTGTAGCAATAAACAATTCAACTAACACAATTACCCTAAGTAAAAATATAACTCAAAATATTCTATCAGGTTCAGTGGTATCATTCAGTTATGCTATTCCCCTAAATTCTTCGGCAACATTTACAAGAACTATACCTAATGTAATACCTAAATTTGATATTACAGGAAAAGGAGTTATAACTTTATCATCACCCTTGGCTGCCGGAACAGTTGTTTCGATTGCTAGTTATCTGAATGATGTAAGATTAGATGATCCAAATTATGGAACTAATTTACAAACTAATACAAATGCAGTTATGAACACAGTGTTTGCAGATAGTATAAATTCTACTATCACTATACCTGCATCTTTTACAGTTAATGACGGTGATGAATTTATTGTAAGACAGTCTACTAGTGACGGAACTGTCAATCTACAAACAAATGATTACGATACTGCAATAAGTGGCGGAGATTTAACTTATGGAACTGCGACAGGATTACTTGCAGATGATATTATATTAGATGGTGATAATTTAATATCGACAGTTAACAGTTCTGCTCCTGAAGAAGTTATACCGGGACAAGTTTTTGATACTTTAGCTATAAAGGTATTTGAAAAACCTACAACTGCCACAGCACTCATTCGTACAGATAATTATCTGGCCGACGGTAGCACAACAATATTTGCGATCAGTCAGACACCGAATAGTAAAGCAGCTGTAATTGTAAAAACTATACTAGCCGGAGTTCAAACAATTTTAACTTCTGGAACAGATTTTTCAGTTGATTATAGAAATAAACAAATTATTTTAACTAATGCTCCAGCATTGCATACTTTAGTATCTATAGTAAGTATTGGTTTCAATGGAGCCAATATTCTTGATATCGATTATTTTGTTGCCGACGGAGTACGAGCTGAATATGTTACTAATGTAACTTGGAGACCCAATGTCACGTCAATAGTCTATGTTGACGGTGTAGAATTACCATACGAAATATTCCAAACTGATAATACTTATGTTTCCCCAAATCTTATTGGCATTCGCTTCGGCAAAGTTCCTAGCTTACAATCTTTAATTAATTTTGTTATAGTCGATGGTGTCGACCAAACATTTAGTATAGTCAATAAGCAAAATATTGTACCAGATGGGTCAACTACAGTGTTTAATTTAAACAACATAGTTGGTAATAGCTTACCTGCCGAAACAAATATGTTGGTTCGAGTTGGGCAAAATATTTTAACTGCTCCTACTACTAGTTACTTTACTTTATCAGTGGGTCAAACAGTTTATGTTTTAGATCCTAACAGAGTGGCTCCTAATTCTATATCAGCCCAAGACATCGTTGTAACTATTGGCACAATTACTCTTACTCCCGGTATTGATTACTATCTAGATATAAGCGGAGTTTCAGTTGATATATTTGAAAGTGTCTTAGGAAAGTATTCAGGAAAAACTATGGTTATAAGTGCAAGGACTGATGCTGGATATCTATATATTCCTCCTACCGGTATTTTTGCACCGCAAATAAAATTTGCTGTCCCCCCATCAGTTGGTGCAGAAGTTGAAGTTATAAGTTATTACAATCATGATATATTGAATATTGAGAGAAGTACAATAAGTGCTACAGCATTATCTGCTTTAACACCTAATACACCGGCATACTATAAATTAAATGGAATTTTAGGGGGAATTATTCCTTTAGATAGATCTGTTATAGATGAAAACTATGTTTGGGTAATTAAAAATGGAAAATTACTTACACCTAATGTTGATTATGTGCTATATGGTGGTAATCAAAATATAAGATTAGGAACCCCATCAATCGTATCTGATCAATTTACTATAATAACTTTCGGTGGAACTATTGTTTCTAACGGTGTTGCATATATGCAATTTAAGGATATGCTCAATAGAACAGTTTATAAACGATTGAGTCTTAATAAACAGACTACATTAGTTAATGATTTATTCCCAACAGACTTAACTATAACAGTTGTTGATGCTAGTAATTTTGATATACCAAATGTATCTAGCAACAAGCCCGGTATAATTGAGATTAGGGGTGAGCGTATTGAATACTTTACATTGAATGGTAATGTGTTAGGGCAACTTCGTAGAGGTACATTAGGCACTGGAACTCCGGCTATACACAAAGCTGGCTCGTATGTACAAGACATAGGTTCGGGATCTACCATTCCATATATAGATACTATAACTACTGACCAAACAGTATCAGATGGAACAAGTGTAGTAAACACGACTTTTGTACCATCCATTATTCCATCATTTAACACACAACACAATTATGATTCAGTTGAAGTATTTGTAGGCGGGTATGACGTGACTTCTGAATGGGCATCTGGAGCAAATTATGTTGTTGGTACTATAGTAACTGTGGGTCCTTATCAATATAGATGTATCACAGCACATACTAGTTCTACAAATTTTGCATCGGATAGTGCTAATTGGGTATTTTTTATAGGTAACATAAGACTTAAAAAGAATTCTTATGCAGTGTTTAATGTAAATCAAGCACCATATAGTCCCGAAGGCGATGTTACCTTCCCAGCAGATTTTACAGTAGACGGAATATCAGCACAGGTCACATTGACTAATTTATTAACTCCGGGCACAGGAGTAACAGTAATCAAGATGACTGGTGTGGATTTTGACGGTAAGAAAACTGTAAATATACTAAATGATAATGGCGCCGTAGCTCAGTTTATCAAAGCAACACCGGCGGTATGGTATACTGGAATACAGAATTATGGTTACAAATATGTTTTAAAAGATACATTTGATAACATCTTTGATACTTTTGATGAAACAAATCTAACTTTCGACCAAGGAAAATAAAATGTCGCAGCAAATAATAAGTTTAGGAAATACAACCAATGATGGCACCGGGGATAGTCTTAGAACAGGTGCTCAGAAAATAAATGCTAATTTTAGCGAACTCTATGCGGCATTAACAACAGCTTCGGTCAAAGGAATAGTACAAGGAGCAGGGATTAGTGTAAGTAACACCAACGGCGTAGTTACTATAACAAACATAGCTGGAAATAGTGGGTCCTTTAAAAATATTGCTGTACCTGGCCAATCAAATATTTCTGCTGCGTTATTATCTGATACATTGAATATCACTAGTGGCGGTAATATTACAGTTACTACTAATACTACATCTAATACATTAAATTTTTCTTTGGCAAATCCTGTAGTAGCTAATTTAACAGGTAATGTAGCAGGTAATGTCACAGGAAATTTAACAGGTAATGTAGCAGGTAATGTAGCAGGAAATTTAACAGGTAATGTTACTGCTACTGAAGTAGATGTCTCTACTCTTAAAATTACAGGTAACGCTATTACTGCTCAGCAAGCGATGGCAAATTTACAAAGCCAGATTGCTACACTAAATTCACAGTATTCAACTTTACAAAGTGAGATAACAGCTGCTCAAAGCACAATAAGTGGATTAGACCCAGTATCACAAGCCGGGCTTATTGCAAATTATTATGCTCAAATAAGCGGATGGCAAAACCAAGAAACTAATTTGCAAGGACAAATCCAACTTTTACAGCATCAGTATAATACTATTAGTGCAGGGCTTGCTAGCCCTAATGCAGCAATTACCTATGATGCTGCTACATTAAATTTAAATGTTAGTACAGGAATAATTGCTTCTTCATTTACAGGTGCTATTGTTCCCACTGCACCAGTGGTATTTCCAACTTATGATCAAACTTCTATAAATGCACTAACTCCATCTTCGGGAGCAGTTTTATATAACAGTTCTACAAGTCAACTTTTAGTATATGCTGCCGGATCGTGGCAACCACTAGGCGGACATATAAGTGTTGATGCTGGTACATTGATTGGAAACAGATTAGCATCGACTGTAACTAATTCAAATTTGACAACATTGGGAGTTGTCACCTCGGGAACATGGAGTGCAACACCGATTACAAATAGTTACCTAGCTAATCCAAATGTAACTATCAATGGAACAACTATTGCATTAGGAGCTAGCGGTAGTATCACAGTACCAGCATCGGCGATTACTGGCAACACTTTACCAACTACCTTAACTAATTCCTCATTAAACACAGTTGGAACATTATCTAGTCTAAATGTTGCTACAAACATTAATGCAGCAACCATAAGCCTAACTACAGGATTGAGTATGGGCGGAGTGGCACTTATCGATAATCACGGAAACTGGCTCGGCCCAACAGCAGGACTAGTGGGCGGACAAGGCCCACAAGGTGCTACAGGTGCTAAGGGAGATACCGGAGCATCTGGTACAATTACATTAGGGACAGTGACCACTCTAGCCTCAGGAAGTCAAGTACAAATAACCAATAGCGGCACGCCATCGGCTGCGGTGTTTAATTTTTCAATTCCACAAGGAGCCAAAGGGGATCCCGGCGACACGATCATTGGCCCAGCCGGTACTATTTCAGTTGGCACAGTTACACAAGGTATTCCGGGGTCAACACCATCGGTTACTAATTCTGGAACATCAACTGCTGCAGTTTTAAATTTTGTCATCCCTCAAGGAAATGTAGGACCAACAGGAACTGGCGTGGTCTACGGAGTTATTACTTTGTGGTATGGTGATGTAAATGCAGTGCCTGCACATTGGGCATTATGTGATGGTACTAATGGTACACCTGATCTTAGAGACAAATTCATTGTAGGAGCCGGTAGATCCTATAGTGTGGGGGAAACGGGCGGATCTGCAGATACTACTTTGCCATATCATACGCACTCAATTACTGATCCCGGTCATCACCATGAAGACCCCTACGCAGAAGGTGGAGTACCATTCCCAGTAGTGCCTAATACTTATGGAGCGGCCGGGTCCTCTGCTACAGACAGTGATCAAAGTAGGTACTATACAGGTATGGCTCTTACGGGAATTACAGCTACAGATGCAGCAGGATCGTCGCCTACTGGAGCTAATTTGCCTCCATATAAAGCATTATGCTACATTATGTTTGTAGGATAAAACTAGCAGATAATTTGTATAGATAAATATTGAATCAAGAGAGATCATTATGCAAGGTAACGAAAAAACTGGAATTTATATTCGAGGGCATATCAAAATACACGATCCGTCAACAGGCGAAGTGTTTATTGATAAACCAAACGCAATCCATTACGAAAATATGAGTATAGCTCTCGCTGAAAGTGTTAGCAATAGCGGTAAAGGGATTATTAATCAAATGGCCTTTGGAAACGGTGGTACTTATGTTGACCCCACTGGTATTATTACATATTTGACCCCGAATACTTCTGGTTCAAATGCTGCTCTTTATAATCAAACCTATGCAAAAATAGTTGATCAAACTAACACCCTTAATAATGATCCTACAAGGAATTTTTTAGAAACAAGACATACTACGGGCACAAACTATACAGATATTTTAGTAACTTGCCTATTAGATTATGGTGAAAATATCACAGGACAAAGTGCATTTGACACTACAAATAATAACAATAGTCCAGCAGTTATTGATGAACTTGGTCTTGTTTCATATAACTATACTACAAAAACACCGTTACTTTTAACACATGTGGTATTTCATCCTGTGCAAAAAAGTTTAAATCGTCTAATACAGATAGATTATACAGTGAGAGTTCAAAGCCTTACTGGCGCAACAGGAGTATAATATATGCCATATCAAGTATCGTACACTGAAAATACTAATTCGTCAAAACCTGCAATCACAGTTGCAGACCAGACACTGAATACTCAGACTAATCTTACATTTGTTGGAAAAAACTATGCTGGATATGCCCCATACCTGGCAAATGATCTACTACACTTGTTAGAAAATTTTGCAGCACCACAAGCTCCTGGCGCATCTAATTCAGCTATACCGGGAACACCGGTACAGGGCCAACTATGGTTTGATAATTCACCCGGGGTTAATTTATTAAAAGTCTTTGACGGAACTACTTGGAGTGCTGCAGGTAGTGTCAAAAAATCTCAAACTGCTCCTGCTGTAGCAAACAGCACAGTTGGCGATCTTTGGGCAGATACTACAAATAAACAATTATATGTTTTTTCTGGAAGTAATTGGATTTTAGTTGGTCCACAATTTAGCGGTGGGACTAATTCTGGTCCGCAAACTGAAACTTTATATGATAATGCTAACGGCGCACATAATGTTATTAGTTTGTATTCAAATAATAATAGAATAGCCGTTATTAGTGACAGTGCATTCACACCTAAGACAACTATTAGTGGATTTAATTCAATCAATCAAGGTATTACCCTTAATGCAACTAATGCCTCTAGTACCACTGCACCGACAAAATTTTGGGGAACATCTTCAGCGGCAGATAGTTTAAATGTTAACGGTTCAGCCATCTTAGCTTCTAATTTTTTAAGAGGCGATACTACAAGTATTACTAGTTTTCCAATAAAGATACAAAGTGATGATGGAGTATTCATTGGCAGCGACGGAACATTGTCAATTACAAATCCAATTGGTAATAATGTCGCCGTAACACTTACAAGCGGCAAGGGAATTGATTTTAGTTTAAATGCAACACTAGGTGGTCAATCTGAAGGCCAAACTACGGTATTACATATTGATTCTAAAACTAGAGTTGGCATTGGGCAAAATAATCTTAACCCAACCGCTACATTAGATATCATTGGTAATGTTCAATCCACCGGACCTTTACTAGTTGAAGATACTACAACTTCTTCGGCTATTGGCATTGGTAGTATTGTTACACTTGGTGGTATCAGCACAGGTGTAGGAAAACAAAGTAGATTTGGCGGCAATATTGTTATCAATGCCACGCAGCCAAATGCAAGCAATGGCGGTATTTTAATTAATAATTTGTCAAATGGTGATTCAGGTACAGAACTTGGCGGAGCAGTTATACTACCGGGAACTGATGGTGGTGCTCATAAATATGACATCGGTACCGTAGCAAGACCGTTTAGAACCATTTATGCCGATACATTTTATAGTACCGGAACTATATCGGGATCATTTACTGGAACACTAACTGGTAACATTACAGGTAGTGCAGCTGTTTTAGCTAGTGCAACACAATTTCAAATTACTGGCGATTTAATTACTGTTGGTACAGTTCCATTTAATGGAGCAACAGAAACAGGATATTTGACATTAGAAACTGTATTGAATCCAACATTTATTACCACTAATGCAGATGGATCTGCAAGGGCTGTTGCATCTGGAAGCCTTGATAACGATGCGTTCTTGATATATCGTTCAGCAAATACAGACGGCACCGGAGCAGGACTTAAACAGACTAACAAGGCAGAATTTTTATCTAATGTACCATTAGTACCGATTGGATCTATTTTTCCATTTGGCGGATCAACTCCACCAAGTGGCTATTTGTTGTGTGACGGAAGTGAAGTAAGTCAGACAATTTATTCTGCACTATTTAAAGTCATTGCATTTAACTATGGCGCTAGTAATACTGTACATTCTGGATATTTTAAATTACCTGATTTACGAGGTAGGTTCCCATTAGGTGCTGATAACATGAACAATAACTTGCAAGTTCAAGTCGGTAATTCAAGTGTAGCTACTGGCGGAGCACTCGGAAGAGCTAATAATGTGTCAGATTATCAATCTACAGTATTAGGTGCTCATAACGGAAACCAAACCCAATCATTGACTTTGGCTAATCTGCCTGACCATAAACATACTATGAAAAGTGATAACGGCGGCCAGTATTTTGGAGTTGGGTTTAACACATCTTCAGATACATCTGCTCAAGGCAATGTAGTAAATCCAGGAAATACTGGCGTCGGATTAGCTAATAGCGGGCGTGTTGATGCATCATCTTTACCAGCTGGACAGTCATTAGGACAATCATTCAATGTTATGAATCCATATCAAACTGTCAACTACATCATTTATACCGGACACATAGCATGACATATAGTATAAAAAATTCCGACGGGTCTACACTAATTGCAATTAATGACGGCACCCTCGATACCACAGCAACAAGTCTTACCTTAGTGGGTAAAAATGCAACAAATTATGGTCAATATTTTAATCAAAATTTTGTCAATCTATTACAAAATTTTGCCAATTCTACAGCACCTAACTATCCTATAGCAGGACAACTGTGGTACGATACAGCTAATGCTAGGTTAAAAGTATATGATGCTGTTGCTAAAACTTTTAAAGTTGCCGCTGGGACTATCGTGTCAAATACTGATCCGGGAACAGTACAAGGCGATATATGGATTGATAGTTATAGGAAGCAAGTTTATGTAAATGACGGTTCCGGAGAATTCCTTGTAGGACCACAATATACCAATCAACAGGGATTAAGTGGATTTGAAGTAACTGATATTATCGATTCAAATAATGTTTCTCATACTGTAGTTGAAATGTATGTTGCAGGTGTACTAATAGGTATATTCAGCAAAGACGCATTTAGTCCATTAAATCCAGTCTCGGGATTTACTGGCAGCATAGGCGTTGGGTTCAATGCAAGTTCTTATAGTACATTTAGTTCAACATTGACTACGATTAACGCCACCGGTGACGGTACTACTGCTACTTTAACATTTGCTACCCAGCCTACGGTTCCATTTAGTGTTGGTTCTTTAATAACTGTACAAGGTATAAACCCAAGTGGTTATAATGGTAGTTGGGTAGTAGTTAATTGTACTACAAGTTCAGTTAGTTTTGCTAGTTCGATAACAACTTCTCAGATTACAGCCGGTACTGTAACGGGTGGTATCACAACCAGCGGTATTGTTTTCAACACTCTAGCTAGTTCTGCTCTAAGTCTTGTTGGAGTAGATGGGGTCAGCAGATTTACAGCCAGTAGCTTTGTTACAACTACTGCTGATTCTACAATGTTCTCGCAATTAAAAATGTACAGTACCAATCCTTTAATTTTAGGACCTAATGGTAATGTACAAATATCAGTATCAAATACATTGTTTGCAATAAAACCAGCTACATCTAGCAATACTGTCCAAGATTTTGCTGTTATAACAAACACAGTTAATGGTCCGCAAAATAGTTTTTATATACAAGCAGCAACACAAAATGTTGGATTGTCCACAAATACTCCTCAAGCTACTTTAGATGTAAATGGAACTATGCGTATAAATTCTTTAACTCCAGCAAGTAGTACAGATGCAGGAGTAACAGGACAAATTGCCTGGGACGCTAATTATCTATATGTGTGTACTGCGGGCGGAACAACAGGTCAAGGTACCTGGAAGCGGGTACAATTACAAAGCTTCTAACGCATAAATACTAGGAATAAGGACTCCGCAATGCCATATACAATTTCGAGAACAAATGGAACACAAATTGCCGTTATCGCAGACGGTACAGTTGATCAATCAACAAGTTTAAAGCTAGTAGGTAAAAATTATGCTGGCTATGGTGCTATTCAAAATGAAAATTTTGTGTACCTTTTAGAAAATTTTGCAAGTAATTCTGGCCCAGCTAATCCATTGCCTGGACAAATTTGGTTTGATACTTCGGTTGTAGGCGGAAAATTAAGATTTTGGGACGGAAGCAAATATAGAACTACAGGCGGAAGCGAAATTAGTCCAACTCAACCTGCAGGATTAACCGTAGGTGATTTATGGTATGACAGTACAAATAGCCAATTGAATGTGTGCGTTGGTACAAATCAATTTTTATTAGTTGGACCTCAAACTAGTTCTGCATTTACAGGACAGACACAATGGATATCTACTAGTGTTTTAGATACATCAAATGTCAGTCATCCTATTATTAAAGGCGTTAATAATGGTGTAGTAGTTGCTATTATGTCAGATACAACCTTTAAAATTGGTAGCGGTGCAGGCAATGTAATAACCGGATTTACTGAAATACATCAAGGTATTACACTAGCATATACTAATGATAGTACAGTTAGTCCTGTTGGAGTAACTCAACCTAGTAACTCTCAAGCAACATCTTATAGGTTTTGGGGAACAGCTACCAATGCCGACTTATTAGGCGGATTACCAGCAAGTTCCTTTGTACAAGGTGCAAGCGGCAACTTTGCAAATCCTGTTACATTTAGCGATCAAGGATTTACTGTTGGTAGCAAACTAACAATTTATAATAATGGATCAATACCTACTATCAAATCATTATTAAATGATGAGATCGATATACAGGTAACCTACAATAGTGCTAATTATACATCTGCAAAATTTACACATAGTAATATTCAGCCAAGTGCAGCAGGACAAAATGATCTAGGAACTCAGGCCAACTACTGGGGAACGGTATGGGCTACTGCATTTAAAGGCGGTGTAGCTGATGCTGCTACAGGATTATATTTTAATAGCGCAACCATTCTTCCTGACTACGGTGCTAATGCAAATACAATAGCAGTAAGGACAGCCACAAGCCAAACTGTAAATGGAATTACAGCTACAGCAGGTAGTCTTTCAGCTAGTTATTTTATTGGTACTGCAACAATGGCAAATTATGCGGACTTAGCAGAAAAATATCTATGCGATCAAGAATATTCTCCAGGTACAGTAGTATGCGTAGGCGGAGAAAAAGAAGTTACTGCTACCAATATTGGTGATAAAGCTATTGGTGCAGTGAGCACTAATCCGGGTGTGATGATGAATAGTGAACAAGAGGGCGGAACATATATTGCTTTGAAAGGTCGTATTCCAGTTAAAGTGACAGGACCGGTAGTTAAAGGACAAAGATTGGTAGCTGGCCCGAATGGTACAGCTCAAGCAACATTTGGCCCATCTAGTGATGTGTTTGCAGTATCTTTAGAAACTAGTAACGAAACAGGCATGAGACTTGTTGAGTGTGTCATTCTATAAAAGAGGAAGTACATGTCTGGAAAATACACAAATATACTGGCAAGTGATTATAACAGTATACAAACAACAGTTGCAGCATTATTAGGTGATCCAACAGCTCCGGCTGCCCCAGCTTCAATTACCGATAGTTCTTCCACAACAGGTTGGGGTCAAACACATTCTAGCTCACTAGTAAGTGGTCCTCCCACTTCTAATGTAATAACAGCATTGCAGTGGCATAATTTAAGATTAGATATATTGAAAGCATGGTATCATGTATTTGGAACCGACTATAGCGGCAGTTTGCCAGAGCCATATAATGTTGCATTAGGCAGTAGTTATCACTATCAAATTTCAGAATCTGACAGAGCTGCCTATGCGTTAGCAGCTCAGACCTTAAGCTCGAATAAATTTGCTGTTGCTAGTAATCAATTAACAGTTACTCCTTATACCCAAACATATGCAGGTGGGTGGAACACACAGTTGTCCCAAGGTGTAACTGCAACATTTAATGGATATACCAATGCTGGAGGACAGTCGGTAAGCGCAGGTGCAGCAGCTAGATACTTTTTTAATGCTGGCGGAACAATAAGATTTAGTGCTAGTATTGCAAGTCCGACCGGACTAAAAGATTCTGCTTGGCAGGCCATATTTAATAATATGGGAACAATAGTATTATCGGCTAATGGTATCAGCCAAACTGGCAATTCAAGTTCTACAGCAACTATACAACAAGAAAGCTATTTTGGTACTTTCTTATCTACTCCTGTAGTTATTTTTAGACAAAATGTACCTAGTGCAGCAAGTGACGGCGGGATTTATCTAAATAACTATTACCAAATTTCAGCTAGCTTTAATCCAACTACATGTCAGTTTTCATTTTTAGTACAATGGGTCGATGCTGTAGGCAGAAGTTCTAACCCAACCTATGGATATGATGTGGTAGTCAACGGTACTATATCCAGCACAGTGCAGATAAGTTATCCTACAACTTCATATGTATCTGTAAATCCACCAACATTGACTGCTAATACAATTACAGCTTTGGCAAACGATTAATTTTTTAGCCTAGGTATGTAAAAAATAAATACCAAAGGTAAAAGGAATAAGAATGGCGACCCAAAACTCATCTATATCAGTAGCAGATTATAATAGTATACAAACTGCTATTTCTAACATCTATGGAGACAATTACGGAACCCATGGAACACAAGGTGAGTCTGATCCATCTTATGGTTGGGGTCAGCAGGTTAGCAGTAGTCCAGTAGTTGGCGCAACAGGCGCAGGAAATCCAAGCAGTGTCGCTAGTAAAGTTTCAGTGGCTGACATGCAAAAACTATTCTATGATTTAGTAAATGCCTATTATAAAATTTATGGTGTTGATTATAGTAGTAATTTAACAGTTCCAACTTCTGATAATAGTATAAGTGCTGCTATTATATCACAATACAGCGCCGTAGCATCAACAATTTCAGCCAACAAGTTTTCCCTATATACCGGAAATACAAGTGTTACTTCTACTACAAAAACTTTATCACCTGGTTGGAATGTCTCTGCCTCTCAAACAATAACTGTGACATTTGCCAGTTACGATAGAGCTCGATATTTTTTCAATAATGGCGGAACAATTCAGTTATATTCTAGTATCAGCGGCGGGACGACTGGTAGTGCCACTACAAAAGATTTTAGTTGGAACAGTATTTTTAATAGTGTGGGTATTATCTATATTGGGGCTCAAGGTATAACTAGCAGTAACAGTGGTACTACTGCTACTATTAATAATTATGGTTTTTATAATTTTCCTACCAGTGACACTCCGTTGGTCATTTGTACTACTCCCAACGCCGGAGGTACTAGTCCTACAGATACTGGTGGAGCATACAACCCAAATACTGGCGGATTAATTTATGCTCCTAACCAGTATCAGATAAACGGATCTTGGAATTCATCAAATAATACATTTACATTTAATATCAGCTGGCAAGATTTAGCTACAAGTACCAATACACAGTATGTAGGTCAGGGTCAGGGTACTGATACTCCAATACAAGGTACTATTGGTAGCACCATTCAATTAGCCACACCTAGTACCTACATTATTGTTGGCCCTAATGCAGGCAGTAGATTTGTATTGATATCACCGCCCGGTGTCGGTGCCGGTACTATTTTTACAGCAGCCAATGACCGTTCTAGTTCAGCAACTCCTATATTAATAAGTCCACAAACCTTGTCTGTAGCACCCACAGCCGAAGCTCAATTTAGCCAGCAGTTTACAGCCAGCGGTGGCACTGCACCCTACGCCATTACTTTAGTTTCCTCATCATTTCCTGCAGGTATATCTTACAATCAAAGTACAGCCACTCTAAGTGGAGTGGCAACAGGTGCCCCTACTAGTGGATGGGCATTTACTCTACAAGCAACAGATGCTCAAGGTTTTATTGGGACTCAATCCTATAGCAGTTATGTGATTGAACCTACAATCAGTATTGGATTTAGTGGGTCAAGTTCTACTACGGTTTATTCAAATTATCAAGGATTTATTTCAGCTACTGGTGGAGCTGGAACATATACTTACGCTATCAAAGGTAATGTTCCTCCTTCGTCGGCCTATCAGTACTTACCGTCAGGAATATCATTCGGTGGAAATATAATATCGGGAACACCGACACAAGCAGGTAATTTTAATTTTACTATCACAGCTACAGATAGTTATGGATTCTACGGTGAACAGAATTATAATCTTAGTGTAGCTGGTCCCACAATAACAGTTACACCTAATGGACCTGGCAGTTATACAGGTGAAGTAGGATTGAACAGTAGTTATACATTAAGTTGTTCAAGTTCGGGAGGATCTGGTACTATTACTTGGTCTACTGCACCGTCATCACCTCCTTACGGAACCAGTGATGGATTACCACCCGGACTAACATTAAATTCGAGCAATGGTACAGTATCTGGGACTTGTAACACTGAAGGACATTGGGCATGGTCTATGCGTGCCACAGATTCAAACGGATTTTACGGACAAAATATATATTCTTTGATCGTGGCCAATAACCGCACTAGACAAGTATACTCTTATAGTAGTCCGGGAAGTTATTCATTTTCAGTACCTTCTGGTGCAACTGTTGTTAATTTAATTGCTATAGGCGGCGGTGGTGGCGGCGCTACTGCTACTAGCACAGTAGTCCGGCTTGCCTTCCTGGGATCTCGAACTGTATGGACTCCCGGCGGCGGTGGCGGCGGCGGCGGCTATTATCAAAGCGGTGATTTTTCTGTCAGCCCGGGTGATTACTTTACTTTCTCAATTGGTTCTGGAGGTGGGGCCGGGGCTGCAGGTGGCACAACAACAGTTAATTGGTATAACTCTTCAGGAGGGTTAAAAGCCCAAATATCTGCCGGTGGCGGAAATCCTGGATCTGGAACAAGTGGTGGAGGTGCCGGGTCAGGCGGTGGCAACGGTGGCAACGGTGTTGCAGCCAGCGGCTCGTATGTAGGAAACCCCGGCGGTGCTGGGTCATCTTTAGCACTAGGTCCACTATCAGCTGAAGTCGGTGGTGGTGGTGGTGGCGGTACTTCTGGAAGCGGATTTACCTCATCCGGTGGTCCAGGTGGCGGCGGATTTGGCGGTAGTAGCGGATCTAATGGCGGCAATGGAACAGGCGGCATAGGCGGCGGCGGTGGCGGCGGCGGCCAAACTAGTGGTGGTAGTGGTGGTAGTGGTGGTGTATATTTCTTCGCTTAATCAAAACTGCTAAATCAATCAAGTTGACATGGATAATTATACTAGTATATAATGTTATACTAGTGGAGTTATCATGGATGAACGCATAGAAAAAGCCTTTGAAACAGCCAATTACATGGCTACATTGTCAAATCAAAGGCGCATAATATTAGAAGAATTTAATCAACGCTGTGTATTTTATAAGAACGGCGGAACATTTCTTATTACACCCAAATTATTGAGCTTCGTCAAAATGACCATAGAGTTAGGTCATGATGAAGATGTGAGTTTCATTGACTCAAATAATTTTCCGGTAGAAATAAAAGATGTTAACGAGTTTTTTAGTGAAATTACTGATCGTTACTATAGTGCATTGAATGACTATAGTGCCAAATTTACAGAGATTAAATCTAAAAGACGAATCAAAGATATAGTCGAACTATGACAGTAGGTGCAGTATTATTTGCTTTAAATAATGATGCTATCGATTATACCAGGCTGGCAGTTTATGCCGCTGATAAAGTTAAAAAATTCCTAAATATTCCTGTAACTCTAATAACAGATAGCCCGCATTGGCTTGAAGGCAACTACCCTAATCACGGTTTTGATAATGTTATTACTATCAGTGAGGAATTTAATTATAGTCGTCAATTCAATGATGGAACTATAGCAGGAAAAATGTTAAGTTGGCGTAATCAATCTAGGAATAGTGTTTATAGATTAACTCCATACGATAAGACACTAGTCATTGATAGTGATTTTGTCATAAATTCAAACTTGCTACAAATGGCATTAGATCTCGATACTGATTTCCAGATATACAAAAAAGGATTTGACATTGCCACATGGCGTAATGAGGGCCGCACTGATAGAATGAATCAGTACTCAATTCCCTTCTACTGGGCCACAGTATTTGTCTTTCAAAAAACTACGATAACAGAAGCATTTTTTGACCTAATCGAATACATAAAAATTAACTGGAATTATTTTAGAGTTCTGTATAGTATAGAAAGTGTTTTATATAGAAATGACTATGCTTTTAGTATTGCTATACACATTATGAATGGTAAAACTAACGGAGAATTTGCCACGGAGCTACCTGGAAAATTATTTTTCTCTACAGACAAAGATATTCTTGTTAATATAGATGATAACAAAATGAAATTTCTAATTGAAAAACCTCGACATCTAGGTGAATACTATCTTGCTAAGATCACTGATACAGATGTTCACATCATGAACAAATATAGTCTTAGTAGATTTATTGAAGGAGGTTCGGGTGTCTAAGGGATTTTTAATTTTTGCAAAAAATACTGAAAATATAGACTATGTTAGGCAGTCATGCGCCCTTGCGTTAAGTATAAAATATAGTCAATCAAATATTAATAATATTAGTATTGTTACTAATGACTCGATACCTGATGAGTTTGCTGATCTTTTTGATCAAATAATACCAATACCATGGTATAAAGAAAATGAAAATGATCCATTGGCAGCAGAACATCGTTGGAAGATGTACCATGCTACACCATATGATGAGACTATTGTTTTAGATAGCGACATGCTAGTTCTTGATGATATTTCAACATGGTGGGATTATTGTTCAAATTATGATATTAAATTCTGTTCAAGAATTAAAAATTATAAATTAGAAACTGTTGTGGATACAGTACATAGACAAGCATTTATTCAAAACAAATTAACTAATCCATATTTTGCCTTACATTATTTTAAAAAATCTGATTCGGCGCATGAATTTTATCGATGCTTAGAATTTGTTTGTAAAAATTGGCAATGGTGCTGGACTAAGTTCGCACCTGAAATGTATCAAGATTGGTGTAGTATGGATCTAGCTAGTGCTATTGCTATTGAATTAAGCCAATTACATAGTCTAGCACTTGATCAAGTTGCTCCGTTAGAATTTGTACACATGAAATCTGCAATTCAAGGTTGGGATCCTATACCGTCCAGTTGGCAGAATACTGTACCAGTTGTACTTAATCGTAAGGGAGAATTAGTTGTTGGAAACATTAGACAGAGTAGAATTTTCCATTATGTAGAAAAGGATTTTATATCAGATAACATCCTAACAAGATTAAAGGAATTAAATGAACGAATTTCCTAAATTTGTTATTCCCGAACAAAAATTTTATGCTCACTATGATAAAGTAACTGGGGAGTTGCTGTGTATCGGCAATAGACGATACGATGATTATGAACATGCTATTGAAATATCTTTTAAGGTAGCAGAACCTTTTATTTTAGGGCATCATAAATTTTTTGATCATATCATAGATTATGTCAAAATTGAAGATGAGCTAGTACCCGCCATAGTGCCAAAAAATGTACAAGGCATGGTGATTAATAAAAATCTCTTTGAATATATAGAACCTAATGACAGTGCAGAGTGTTTAGTTTCTTGGATGGCCAAATCACAAGTATGGGAATTCAGTCTGAGTACAAATTATAGACAGCGCATGAAAGGGAAATCATTATATAACAAAGTTGTATTTTTTGTAACTCTAGAAACTGATTTTGATTTTTTAATTAGAACAATTGATATTGACATGCGAGAATTACTAGGAAGAGATCTAGTTCAAATTCCATTTATAGAGACTATAGAAAATGAAATAGATAAAATATCTATAAGTTCAAAATCAATTTTTGAATCCTATGGATTAAGGATATTACATGACCAATAAAATAAAAATTATAGACCAGGATATAATTTTCCTAAGTTATGATGAACCAAATGCAGAAAAAAATTATGCTGATCTATTAAGCAAGTTGCCTTGGGCTAAAAGAGTACATGGGGTTAAGGGTAGTGATGCTGCACACAAGGCATGTGCTGCAACTAGTGAAACAGAATACTTTGTTACAGTAGATGCAGATAACATTGTTGATCCAAAATTTTTAGAAGTTGAAATTGATTTAGATGCACTCGGTTTGACAAGTGAAAATGTTTTTAGTTGGTGCGGTCGTGTGCATGTTAATGGACTTATGTACGGTAATGGCGGTCTTAAACTATGGACTCGTAAGTTTGTTAATGAAATGAAAACACATGAAAATAGTGATCCCAATGATGTACAGGGCAAAGTAGAATTTTGTTTTGATAATCGTTATATACAGTTTAACGAAAACTATAGTGAGAGCTACACCAATGCCAGTCCATTCCAGGCATGGAGAGCAGGCTTCCGTGAGGGTGTAAAGATGAGTTTAGACCAAGGTGCCAAGGTCTCAGATTTGCGTAATATTTGGTGGCAAAATTATCATAGACTACTTATTTGGTGTAATATAGGTGCCAACGTCGATAACGGCTTATGGTCAATTTACGGAGCCAGAGAAGGAGCTTACTTGACCAATTGTACAGATTGGGATTATAGTAATGTCAGAGACTTCGATTGGCTCACAACTCAGTGGGAAGAAAAATATAGTCAAGTTACTGATAAAATGTTGCCGTATGAAATAAGTGGGCTAGGCGAAACTCTAAAATATGAATGTGGTTTAGAATTATTTGATCCATGTGTTGAATCTAGTAAATTCTTTAAAACTGTGTATACTAATACTCCTAGGGTAATAAGACAACGACATGTATGATATCGTCTTTATCGGCAAACCAAATGATCAATGGGAGAGATTGAAATCTCGTTTCCCTCTGGCTAAACAAGCTGATACTTTTGATCGTGCTAAGAAAAAAGTATTCACGAAAATGTTTTGGGCAGTATGGGACGACATCATAGTCGATAAAGATTTTGATTTTTCTTATGATGTATCAGAATGGGATGATCAATATGTTCATGTATTTTTAAACAATGAATATTTTGACGGAGTTAGTTTATTTCCAAAAAATACGGAAGTAAGTCAGCGAGAAGCCGAGTATAGATTTTTTAAAAGTAAAAAAGAAATATCAATCCAGGCTAGTAGCCCTAGACCTTATGATAGATTTTTCGTAGACACATATGAAGATTATCAATACGCCCTAGCTAATTCTATTACTGACATGTTTTGGATAATTCCAAAAGAGGTTGAAATATTAGATACATTTAAATTTGACATGTATTTCAGCCATCATAATGTTTATAATCGCAAACTAAACCATGTATTCTTAAATCAAGATGTTGATGGAGAAAAATATACTGGCGTTATGCTAATGAGTAAACATAAACCTGTTAGTAAGCGAGAAATAGATTTTAGATTTTTAGTAGAGAAAAAACAATACAGTGACGTCGCTAGTAAACTCAAACCATACGATATAGTGTTTATCAGTTATAATGAACCTAATGCAGATGATAATTACGCCAAACTACTACAGCGTTTTCCTAAAGCCAAACGAGTAGATAAAGTTAAGGGTATACATCAAGCACATATAGAAGCTGCAAAGTTATCTGAAACTCATATGTTTTGGGTAGTAGACGGTGACGCAGTTATAGTACCAACATTTGATTTTGATTATTTGACTAATCGTTATGATAGGGAAGTTGTGCATGTTTGGCAAAGCCAAAATCCTGTAAATGGATTAACATATGGTTATGGTGGAGTGAAATTATTACCTCGCCAATTAACATTAGATATGGATACTAGTTCGGTTGACATGACAACTAGCATTAGTAAACTGTTTAAATCAATGCCGGAAGTAAGCAATATTACAGCATTTAATACAGATGCGTTTAGCGCATGGCGTAGTGCTTTTAGAGAATGTTGTAAACTAGCAGTAATTAATAATGAAGAATCATTGGCTAGATTATATTTTTGGTGTAAATTAAACACTGATATTGCCTATGGTGCTCACGCATACATAGGTGCCATTCAAGGTAGACAGTATGGTGAAAAAAATGCCTCTGATCCAGAGGCACTTGCTAAAATAAATGATTTTAATTGGCTACAAGATCTTTGGCAAGCGGAAAGATCTCAGCTATTACCTGAGCACATGCAATAGCAACTTCCTGGTGTTCTAATTGTGTACCGTTCGCACTACGGAGTTCAATAAAATGTATCCAGCTTCTTAATGTTCCATTCATATACAAACGGCTTTCTGTAAGACCTTCTGGTAGTACAGCACGAGCTTGTTCTTTAGCAATGCCTCGTTCTATAGCTTCTTGATAGACTAGGCGACTATGCTCAATGATGAATTTTTGCTTGGCATCCCACCATGCTTGTAATTCTGTATCAGAAGTGAAGATGCTATTTTGTCTATTTTTTGTATCTTGGAGTCGCGCTTCTCGCAGTACGAACGACAAGTCTTGAGTAGGATCAGCATATCGCTGACTGAACTCTTGAAAGCTAAAACTTCTGTGTCTGAGTATTTGTCTTGCGATATCTCTTGTTGTGGTGATTTCGAGACAGGCTGAGACCATTTCGAGTGGTGACCAGTGTTGGTGTTTGATAAGATATCTGATGAGTTTTTCGGATGTTTCTGTATTGAGTTGATTGCTGGGATTGGACACACGGGCGCAATACGCAATGAGTTCCTGCGCATCCGCGATACCGAGATTTGCAAATTCCTGTGTGGGTTGACTGTGACTAAGTAATCGAACATTCATTTATAGTTTCCGTTTCTTTAAAAATCTTTTAGTATTATCTTCTATGTGTTTTTTAAGCAATAATGTATCTAATTTAAAATCAACATTATCTATTCTAGCTTCGTAGTTATTACATAATTCACTTAAAGATTTCTCAAAAGTTTCCCAACCTTCTCTTTTAGTCTTTGCTGTTATTTTTATTTCCCAAGTTTTGCCATCCTTAAAATTGACCAAAACGGAATGCAAGTACCTGAGAGGCATTACATTAAGTTCAACCTCTCCAAATACTTCTGGCCAATGCGCAATGACTTCTTTGGGAAGAGTTCTTCCCTTGGTCATTATGCTGGATCTTTAGTTTTCTTTTTAACTGTAGGAACTAATTCTTCAGCCATTCTGCGATATTTTGCAGCTTCTTTGGCTAATTTGTCAGCTTGACTACGATATTGTTTTGCTTGTTCTTCCGGAGTTCCAGTAACTTCAACGGTTGCCGATGTCTCATCTTGATTAACACTAGCTGATGTTGTACGAGCCGGATCATCTGTTTTCTTTTCAGGAGCCATGTCTTTAACAGTAGCAACTTCTTTAGCTTCTGCCTGGACTTTCTTTTCCATTTCGGAAGGTCTGATAGATAATTCGTCAACAGCAACACCGCGTTGTTCAGCAATGATTTGATTTAACTCGCTGAGTAAAACGATAGTTCCGGGAGTTGGGATCATTTCAACATCACTAGTTCCGATCTTAACTAGTTTGCCTAGTCGATGGAAAGCATGTAACATATTATAGCCATCTGGGGTTGATACACGATCCATTGCTTCTGCAAATTCATACGCTTCTTGACCAGCATTGCTTTCTACAGCAGTGATAAGTGCCTCGTGGTAATTATCGGCTAAACCTTCAGTTGGAATTATTAAAGCATTGTGCGCATCGCCAGGTAGTGTTCTATAAGCAACGACACAGCGTTTGCCTGTAGATTTAATTCTACCTACATGTTTTAAATTGGCCATGATATTATCCTTGTGCTTTTTGAGCATCAGCTTGTTTAGCTACTTGCTCTAAGAAAGCCTCTAATTTAGTATAAGTTTGTCCTACTGCCATCATTTCTTTTGGCTGGAAAGCGCCGCGTGAGCTAGCGATATCGATAATAGTTTTCATTGCGCTTAGGTCATTGATAGTTAAATCATTGACATTTTGTTGTGGTGCATTAGTAGCATCTGTTGCCGCAGGTGCAGCTGATGCAGTTGCATCTGTTTGTGGTTGTTGTACTTGGTCAGTCATTTAGATATCTCCTTTAAAAATACAATAATAGTTATCTCTGATTTAAAAGTGGGCATGCAATCGTGAAGAAACTGAGTTCTTTTTCACTTTCAAAGCCTATCTTAGTACAATAAATTATGGTATTTTTATTGTCTAACATCAGCGATTGTCCTATATAATACCTGTTATTTAAATTCTTATTGATCCAGTCCTCTAGAGAACTGAAATATGTAGGATTAAACTTGTCTAGTATTATGTATTTAAAATGAGGGGAGGCAAACCTAACCTTCCTAAGATCAAAATAATTTAGGGGATTGGGCTTGCCATTCTTAATAGCCATGTTATGCCGCTATTTTAGATTCTTCGTAATAGGCATATTCTCCAAATGGTGGAACAATACTGTTATTACCGTGGATAATGAATACTGTATCGCAATACAATTCATCACCCCAACTACCCCAAGGGTAACCGTCTGTAAACATGATAAACTTCTTAGGCTGAATATCATTTTCCTTCATGTATTCCCAGTTAGCATCAAACTCAGTTCCGCCACCACCCATTGGTTCGTAGCTGTCGAACTCATCGATATTATAACCGTCATAACTTTGTTCGTTATATACTCGAGTATCAAAGCACCAGAGTTTAATTTTGAAGTCTTGATACTCTTGCATAATACCTTTGATCTCTGCCAAAAAGTCTTTAGCCTGTGTGTCACTAATTGAACCCGACATGTCAATACTAACACAGATGTCAATAGTTTCCTGAAACTGCTGACCTGGCAGTACAGCACTCATATGCCAACCCTTACGGTTAGGACGCATGAACGAATAGTCATTCTTAATAGTACTTTGGATTTGTTGACGCAAAATTTGACGCCAATTCATCTTAGGCTCTGTCAATTCTTTAATCATGCGTTGTACACTAGCAGGCGTATTTCCAGAACCAGCAGCCTGTGCAGCCTGCATTGTTGCTTCACGAATCTCGTCACGGATTTGTTTTAGTTCTTCTTTAGTGTACTTTGGTCGACCATTTCCGTTGCCGTCTTGATCGCCCCAATCGATATGATCGTCAAGTAATTGACCTAAAGCGTTAAGTTCGTCTTCATCCATTTGGTCAAAAATATCATCATATACTTGTTCAGCACCCCAACCATAATATTTGGAATCATGGAAAATTTTGATATCTGGAGGAACCTCACCGATGTGATCTCTACATAATTGACCATTGACACAATAGTCAGCGGCAATGTTAAAAATGCGTGGATCACGCCCTTCACGACGACCCATGTGATCAAATACATTATGTAGGATTTCGTGTGCAATAACAAATTCAATTTGTTTAACTGTAAGTTTCTCAAAGAAATCACGATTAAAAAAGATCGAGCGTCCGTCAGTTGCGGCAGTAGTCATCCACTCTGAACCTTCTTGTATTTTTAGGCGTGTAGCCATATTACCAAAGAAAGGATGACGGAGTAGCAACCCTACACGAGCTACAATAATTTTATCTATGATTGGATCTTGATGTGACATTTATGCTCCTGAATTGTTTCTCTATGTATATATTATAACAGGACCCGCGGGTCCTGTCAAGTGGCCTTAAACCAAATTATTTCTCAGTTGCGGCTGCAATATACTTGCCAAATTTAGCATGGAAGTCATCAAAACATTTGATCTCATCTGGATCCAATGGCAATTTGTAACTAGACAATGCCAATTTAGTACCCATAATAACCAATTCTGTTTCAAAGTTATTCATCATAAATTCAAAGAAACAGTTGACTTGATCATTCCAGTTTTTGGCATTCTTTTCGTTAGCATCTTTAAGCTCATAGCACAAAGACACAGTCAAAGAATACATAGCTGAAATCTCTTTTGAGTCCATCTTTTTAACTTTGCCACTCAAAATATCGCGTGGATCTGGCATCTTGCTAGCAATTTTACGGTGAGCCATAAATTTAACAGCTAGTCCTTCACCGATTGCACCCGATGTAAGATCAGTCATTGTTTCAACATCTGTGTCATCGTCGACTAGCAACTCGCTTACAAATGACCAAGAACGAGGAGTTGCAAATGCACGGCTTGAACTTTTTGGATCAAAATCGTACAAGTCTTTTTTGCTGAAAGTTAAGAAACCAACAACATCTTTGTGGATCTTATTTTCAGTAGCCCAATCAAACCAGTCATCCCAATCAACATTCATCTCTAAGTGGACGAAACGATTGGCCAACGGAGCAGGCATACGATATGTAACACCCTTGTCCGATTCTCGGTTACCAGCTGCAACAATCACCACATTATCGGGCAAAGTGTATGCACCAACACGACGATTCAAAACCAATTGATAAGCGGCAGCCTGTACGCTAGGTGCGGCACTATTCATTTCATCTAAGAATAAGACTACTTGTTTATACTGTCCTGCTAGTTCTTTGCTTGGCAATTCACTAGGAGGCGCCCAACGCATTGTACCATCGTTGGAATCAAAATATGGAATACCTTTGATATCTGTAGGTTCCCAAAGACTCAAACGCACATCGATAACATGAGCATCTAGCTCAGTACCGAGTTGTTTGATAATATCGGATTTACCGATACCTGGAGGACCCCAAAGGAAGATTGGACGCTGATTTTTAAATGCTTTACGCAAGCTCTTTTTAGCGCCGGTGGGTCCTACTAGACGACTGTAAACTTCGCTCATGTTATACCTTTCTGAGATTGTTGTAGAAAATTGTTTACGCTACAAGTGTTATTATACAGAGGAATTTAGTCTTTGTCAATGGAATTCTGTTCTTTTTGTCGTTCGTTTATGGCTTTTATAAGTCCAAATTTCCTTATATCGTCACTAAACAACATTAGTTCAAAACTTTTGCGTTCTGAAAATACACTTATACTTTGGTTGGTTAAAAAATATGGACAATCTATATATCTTTCCAAAAAGATAATAGTTTGGGGACTTAAATCTATTGGCTCGGTAAATGGAATTTCATAACAAGTCAATTCGAGTTCTGTAGTTAAAAACTCAAAACCTTCTAAACTCAATCTAAAATTTGTTTGTTTATTTGATCGGTTTGATTGCCACCATTTGTGCCCATATAGTTTCATGTTGGCTTCATCAAAACTTTTGCCCCATTGTTGCAGAAAAATTTTGGTATAAGTGTCTTTTTGTATCATTTTAGTAGGGCGCCGGAGGTCAGCACCACTACTTGAAAATCTTCACAGCCAAATGTCAAATTTAACTTTTTAGCTAGATTTATGGCATGACCTGGATTTGAAAAACTAACTTTTTTGTATTTAGGGCCAGGGTAGCTGGTGAGACTATTAAATGATTTTAGATTGAATGGCTGTCCTTTATAAAAAACAGCCCAAATGGCTTCGGCTTCTAAAACTTGCTCAGCTTTATAATTCTTTTTATTAATATTCTCTAGTAGTACTTTTGGCTTTGGTCTTGACATAATGCGTACCTGATATATACGCATATATTTATCATCATTCGCTTGTACCAAAGCCTCCGCCATCCATGCTTACACTAACAGTTCCGGATTCTGTAGAGTTTTTAAGTGCATGATATAACCCCTCATAATCTTGATTTACCTTATCTAATAGCTCAGTAAGTGCTAAAACTAACAATCTAGCTTTGGCAATATCCATACTGATAGTTTTAGTTCCACTTAGTTCTGCTGATCGAACTTGCTGTGTGAACAAGGTTATAGGAGTTGTATTAATCTGATTTTGCATCTTGCATCAACGCCTTCATTTCTAATTTACTTTTAAACGGCCCTTGATAGGGGTTTCTTTCAATAGTTATTAACTTAGGACAAAAACCTTTGACCCAACCTTTGTTAAACTTTACTGCATAATATCCTGCACAATATAGACTTTTACTTTGGGCACTTTTTGTAAACAAAGGTAATTTTCGTCTAACATCATACATAGCATTATATGGATGGCAACTAGTTGGATAACCGTGACATTCATGCTCTTCAACAGGAGTAACCTTAACTTTGGTACCTGACAAAAAGAATCCAGCACCAAAATGTTTAGTTAGTTCATCTTTACGATTGAACATGACTTCACCGTTTTTACCACTTAGTAAAAATTTATTGTTTTCTTTTTTATGTAGGGTAGCAACTTTTTCACCGTCTTGTTCGACAATCCAAAATTTACCATCTACGATTGGTTTTGCGTGTATCTCTGTCATTTAATTTTTTCCTTGCAGTTACAGGGTAATCTGCCTTGTTTACAGTTGCCCGAACAACCGCCTTTTGAATATTTGTTTACAATATAAAAGGCGGCTATAATTACAACAAATATTGTAATAAAATCCATATTAGTCTGCCATAGGCAATGCTAATGCTTCTTGAATAGTTTCAATTAATTCTTCTTCGGTACTTACAATAACTTTTGCGGTTTTCCAATCATCATTATCATCACGACCACCAACTTCGATCATAAAACCGTTGTCGTAACGATTGATTGTAAAACTCTCATTTGTCTTAACTAATTTATCTGTAATAGCACTCATTTTAAATCTCCTTGATATTTTGCTTGAAATGGTTCTGCATATTGCTGAATATTTTCAGCAATTTTTTTCATATCCCATGCGTTGCAGAATTTTAGCATGCGGATACCAACTTGACTAACATCTTTTGGTACTGCGTTAGTTTTAATTGTTTCTCGAATTTTTTCTTTAATCTCTTCTGGTTGTGCAGTAAGATCACATAACTGTACATTACGCTGATAATCTTCTAATACACGATGTTCGACTCCGTTATGGTCGACCCAGCGTTGCAGCATCAAATTGTTCCAATTATATCCTTTAGCCTTACGATCGGAAAACGCCTCCATGAGACCAACTTTATTCTTTGACCCTTTTGTGCGTACTCCCGGATAAGCTGAAAATACATTATCTGATGTGTCGCCTCGCATACATTTTTCGAACAGCATCCATTCTGGGTCTTGTGCAGGCTTAGGCTCTCCCGTCTTTTTGTCTTTAACTGGTTTACCTTTCGCATCAAAGATTCCTTCATGTGTAATGTGTAAATCGCCTACACCGTTATATTGGCTTACATTAGGGCCGATAAGTTGTGCAAAATCGCCATCTGTTGAAATAATAACATGCTTTGAGTCTGGATGTGCTTGCACCCAGCCTGCAATTAAATCATCAGCTTCTAAGTTTTCATGTCGCATTACTGTAGCATTAGTCTTTTCTGTAACAAAAGATTTGAATTCATCAAAGGCTTCCCAGAATAAACGATCTTCTTCTTGTTGCTTTTCTGTAAGTGCATCTCGAGCTTCTTGCCTATTAGCCTTGTAAGGTTTATAATAATCCTTACGCCAGCTTCGACCTTCAAGGCAGAATACTACATGAGTCCCACCAAAGTCTTGCCATGCCTTTTTAATACTATTAAAAGTAATATGAAAAGCCATACCAAGTTTAATGTCACTTGAACCTTGAACTACATGCCGAGCACGGAAAAATGTGTTAGCTGTGTCGACTAAAATATATGTCATTTATAATATTCCATGTCTGCTGCAAAAACAAACCGATAAGAATCTGAATCAGTAATACCGGGCCTATGCCATAGTTTACTAGGATAGACTGCCCAAGTAAAGTTTTTTGGCTTCATAAAAACTGTATCTTCTTTGTCAGGCCAATTAAGTGCAAATTCAGTTCCTGTTAAATCTGGATTTGATACATCCTTGGGAATATGTATATACCAAAGACCACTAACTGTATCTGTAGTTCCATCGTTATCACTAATGTGATGATTATGCCACATGTTATTTCTATCTTCTGCATCCTTGGCGCTGGTCATAAACACCCAACTCATTATATTTTTAATCCTTACTTCTTTACCTAAAAACATAAAACAAGAATAGATGAAACTTTGACGCATTTTTAGAAATACTGGTTCTGGCCTAGCAAATAAATTTTCTTTGGTTTGAAATTTTGGACTATTTTGAAAATAGTTTCCGCTATCAATAATACTCTTACTGATAGTCATTAGGGATTGATTATCCTCTTCTTTGATAAGAGAACTAAAATCGTACAAATCGATGTACTCGTTGTTGTCAATTATTCTCACGATATTTCTGATTGATTAGCACTAATGCGATTAACATTAATATATCCTGCAGCTATCCTGCTAGCATCTTGACCTTCTTCAGTCAGCATGTTTCGAGCTAAGTCTCTGAACCAACGATCAACAATCTGTTCTTCTGGATCTGCTTCAAAACCATAACCTGCTTTGATTAATTCTTGTATGAAGTATTCATTCCAATCTAATTCAAAGAATCCATTGCGAATATTTTCCTTATTGATATGAGTATCTAATACGGCTACCCAAGGTTCTTTTCTTTTATTAGCTCGTTGCTTTGGTGTCATCTTGGCCAATTCAGCAGCCTCTTCTGCTTGTTTGGCTGTATTCATAGCTAGCTCTGCCGAGGCTAATGCCTGTTCTTTCTGAGCTTCGAGTTTATCAATACCAAATAATTTCTTAATAAATTGTTTCATTAGGTTCCCCATTCATTCTTAAAAAGCGGGACCTGTAAACGATCACTATAACGCCATCCACGCTTCATAGCTGCCAGTGCGACATTTTTAGCATTTAAATTGTATACACTTTCAACGCCTCCAACTGGCATTAAGTAGACATCACCGCTAAAGCCAGCAGCACGATATGCACCTACAGCACATTCTGCATCTGCGATATCTTGTTCAGTAGCTACTACAAATTTTAAATAAGTAGTACCAAACCATTCATATTCACAAACAATATTAGGTTGTATAGCCTCGTCCCACGATTCACCACTACCTGGTAATTTAGCACTGACACTAAATGTAATTTCTCGTTGTTTGTTTTTCCAATTAAACAAATATTTTTTGAATTCATCAGTTAATCTTTGAGTACCATTTGTTTCAAATGTAATTTCTTTAAGATTAGACATCTGTAGATTATCTAACAAATCTGGATAAGCTCGTTGCCAGCCTAATAAAGGTTCGCCACCTGTTATTACAAGATGTTCTGATTGCCAATATGGCTGTGGTAGTATTGCCATAATACGATCTGCTATAGCATCTGTAGTAAGCATTGGACTAAGATCCTTGAAATCAGGATGCCAGCTAGCATAACTATCGCAACCAGTAGATACCAATGGGAGTTCTTCATACTTATTATATAAATGTACGACCTCTGCAATGTCGTTTGCTTCTGTGCTTAGTTCACCGCGGGGCATGCCGAATCCAGCACATTTAAAATTACAACCGAAGGTACGCAAAAAAACACTGGGTACACCCATGTACCTACCTTCACCTTGTATACTATAAAATAATTCTGCTACTTTAATCTTGCTCATTTTTTTCCTTCTTGAATTGTTCTACATCTTCTATAGCACTTAATAATGTGTGAGCATAATTGAACGCTTGTTGCTTGCCCATAATAAGATTGGATTCTACTTCGATGTAACCTTTGGTTAATAGTGTCCAAATCTTTTGCCAGCGGTTAAGTTTCCACCATTTGGTTTTTTGTTGAGTATAGATAGTAACATTGACTCCAATATCTTCTGCCTCTACCCATACTGTATGTGAATGGTTGCAATCGCCGCACTCGCACACAATCTCATAGATTTTAGCATCACCGTAATCTTTTTTTATTAAAATGCCTTCAGCTGGTATTTGTGGGTTCATTGTAACATACTTCCTGAATCAAATCTTTTAACTTGATCTCTGCTATCTGAAATACTGTCAATCATCATGTCGTATTCATTAGGACTAAGTGCTGTCTTATACATACTCATTGCCTGTGCCATCATTACTCCTGCGATACCTAATGGAGGTACTCCTTTGCTAACAAGTTTTGCCGTTAGACTGAGGTACTCTTCATATAATTCTTCTAATTTGTTATCTTCCATTATTATTCCTTAAATTTCTGGATCTACCTGTGTATCTAACCAAGCATCAACTTTTTGATTGGCTTCTTTTTCTGTAAGAGCATAAACAAATATGCGATAAGGGCCGCCAGCAGTATGTTGTATATCAAATGGAAGACTACCATTAAAGAACGGCGGAACATCCATATATCTTTCTATAATAAATTTTTGCATGTTTTTTGCACGATCAATTAATTGATCTGTCAGGTCTTTGGCATTTATCATTTAGAAGCATATTCCTGTTGCATTTTAATATTGTCAAAGAATTCTTTCTTTGTACCGTGGTCGTCTTTGAATGCACCTTTCAATACTGTAGTCTGGGTTAAACTACTCTTGGCCATAATACCACGATTCTCACAGCACCCATGTGTGGCTTGAATGTATACACCTAAGTCTGCGGCTCCTGTAGCCTTTTGGATTTCCCTAGCAATATCGTTACACAATTCTTCCTGGAGAGTGCCGCGACGAGCACACCACTGAGCAATACGAGTGTACTTAGACAAACCAATAAGTTTTTGTGCGGCGATGATGCCAATGTAAGCGACACCAGTAACGGGCTGATGATGA